GGGACGGTTCACCTATTTATCGACCCGCGGTACGAACGGCTGGACGCCGCCGCGATCGAGCAGATGAATCTCCACCAGGCGACCGCCATGGTTACCGGCAACACCCTCCAGGGCCGGATCCGCAGGATCGATCTCACGACCTCCCAGGATTCTCTCCTCATGACGGTCGACGAGAGCACCATGATCCATGTGTGGTACGATCGTCGCGACGACCGTCTCAAGAAGGACGATCTGCTCATCGGCGACGAGATCCCCTGTTCCAACGGCATCCTCTTTATGACGAGAGCATTGTGATGATTTATGACGCATCTCCGACACGGACGATAATTATGAGACAGTTCACTGCTGCGCAAAAAAATTCTCATTCATCACGACGATACATTATAACACAGCGAAGATGGAGCATGCGCGGAAAAAAAAGAATGCATTGAAAAAAAAATAAAAAAAAATGTCTTATACTCAGCAACAATTACAGCGTATCCGTCGGATAGACAATGACATGGCGCGTTTATTTGCTCTCAGGAATTTGGCGCAGAGGATTCCCGATGTGGCGCAGGCGCAACGGATCATTACTACGATCCCGGATGACATGGAGCGTTCATATGCTCTCAGGGATTTGTCCCGGAGGATTCCCGATGTGGCGCAGGCGCAACGGATCATTACTACGATCCCGGATGACATGGAGCGTTCATATGCTCTCAGGGATTTGGTGCAGAGGCAACGCACACAACCATATGGAGGTGGCGCAGCGGCACAACAGCATATTGATGTGATCCCTCTCTCTGAGAGGAGGCCATCAGATCGCCGTCAATTGTCAGCACAGATGTCTGGGGGTAGTCAGGCACCACGACAACCGACCGAGATCGGTCGATTGATCGCCAGGATCCGAGAATTAGAAGGAGATACCGCTGATCTACAACACAGATTTCCAACTATAGTTGACACTATCAGTTCGCAGATCATGGAAGATCCTGTCCAAATAGGGACCGGTCATATGTACAATTCCCAATCCATCAAGACATGGTTTAAGACGAACAAACGAAAAACAGATCCGAAGACCAGACAACAAGCGAAGGATCCTATTCCAAATGTTACAGTGCGGGGTATAATCATAGAGATTCTCCAAGATGAGATACGACGATTAGAGCGATCAAAACGACAGAAACAACAGAAACAACCACTACAGCAGAAACAGGAAAAGCAGATACCACAACAAAAAGAAAGACAACAACTCATACGACGATATCATCAACAGATGAATCCATCCGAAGAACAATTAACTCGATTTCGGACATTAACAAAGGAAAAGATGAAACAGATCATTGGACGATTAACACGCACGGGAAAAAAATAATTCCCATACATATTTTATACCACCGTCCGACATTTAAAATGTCAACGGATTTTCGTGTACATCTTGGTCTTGTGTTTATCTACAAGATAAACCTTGTATCCAAACCGTCGGAATGAGGATCGGAATTCTCGTTGTTTCTGCTCGAAGTCTCCCACACACACACAACTATTTCTTCTGGTGATCCAAAGATCATCGATTCCGTCTTTTGCATGTACCCTCCAATTTGAGTTTCCTGAATATAATACTTTTCTGGAAAAAATATCGGAGGTTAGCAACTGTTAATGATTTATCTATCTTTTTCTATTTATTTCTATTGTTTATTACAATGGACTCCATCGGAATATCTTTTATTGTATGAAAACCTCCATTCAAAAACTCACGTAAAAATGATTTAAGCAAATGAGTTTCATAATAAAAAGAACAATCCATACATGTCGCATGACGAGAAAACAATCTTCTCGGAGTGTCACTTTGTCAAACCCAAGGAAGTCCAAGAAACACTTGGAATTCGAGCTTCCACTCTTCGTTCATGGGCTGATCAGGGTAAGATCCGTTTTATTAGAACTCCATATAGATAACGCCTCTATGATCGACATGATCTTCTCTCACTGCTTAATGTCCCTCTATGTTCTCCATCGGTTCAGAAACAAAAGTATTGTTACTGTCGAGTCTCTTCCTCCAAACAAATGGATGATCTTGAAAGACAAATCTCTTTTTTCAGACAAGAATTCCCTGATCACATCTTGGTTTCAGATGTCGCTTCGGGTATTAATTGGAAAAGAAAAGGTCTTCAGACCCTTTTGGAACGATCATTGTCAGGAAATATCTCAGAGATTGTGGTCGCCCATAGGGACAGATTATGTCGATTTGCGTTTGAACTCTTGGAATTCATCTTCCGACTCCATGATACCAGACTCATCATTCTCGATCGAGAAACAAATCAATCCTCAGATAGAGAACTTGCCGATGACATCCTTTCTATCGTCCATGTCTATTCCTGTAGATCCATGGGTAAAAGACGGTATAAGAACAAGAAAGGTACGTATTTATCCGACGACTCAACAACAAAAGACATTAAGACAATGGATGGGGACATGTAGATACATCTATAATCGTTCCCTTCATAATATCAATGAGGGGAACGAACCCAATCCGACATTCTTTTCTCTTCGTAATAAATATGTAACAGCAAAGGATAATACCATCATTCATCAGTGGGAATCAGAGACACCTAAAGACATAAGAGCCGGTGCGCTTCAGGATCTATCCGATCGATATCTTTCTCTGTGTAAGATGGTCAAGGAAAGAAAACTGACACACTTCAAGATGAAATTCAGACGGAAACATGATGATACCAGCATCTTGATCCCTATGAAGACCATCGATATCAAATCTGGTGCGATCCAGATATACAAGACAAAATATAATTTTCCGGTGCTAAAGACATCAAGACGTCAATCAAGAAAAATAAGAAAATGGACTGTGGCACACGATTGTCGTCTTCAATATCAACGAGGAAGATGGTTCATGTGTATACCACTGGATGTAGAACATGTACCTGTAGGACATTGTAGTGAAGATATATGTGCCCTGGATCCCGGGGTAAGGAAATTTCAGGTCATCTATTCACCCAAAGAAGTCATTCATGTGGGGATCAGGAGAGAATTAAGGGCAAAGATTTATCGTAAGATAGATGAATTAAGATCCTTGCGATCAAAAAAACAAATAAGCAAGACGAGATGGAAGAAGAGAGAAGATAAATTAAGGAATAAACTATCGGATCTCACAGATGAACTCCATTACCAGACAGCAAATTATCTTACCAAGACATACAAGGCCGTATTCATCCCACCATTCGAAAGCCAAGACATGGTGAGGGGAAAAGGGCTTACACGGACAACAAAGAGAAGACTCTTGGATTACAAACATTATACGTTCCGAACCAGGTTAGAAAGAAAATGCAGAGAAAGAGGGTGTGTCTTCAAAAAGGTAACAGAAGAGTACACATCAAAGACGTGTTCGTCGTGCGGACACGTCAAGACAAACCTGGAGGCATCGGAAGTGTATATGTGTGAGACGTGTCGCATGAGGATAGATAGAGACACGAATGGAGCCAAGAATATTCTTATCAAGGTGATCGACGAGAGTCAAAAGGAGATCACCCAGGGGTAGAGTTGCATGTGGATCACATTAAGAGGCATGAGACCAGGGAAGGATTTCTTGTATGGAGAAAAGGAGAGAAAAGAAAGAAACCCTGCGAGCCCAGTGATACGTCCCCTTAATAGTTCCTATTGTCTTACATTTCTATATCTTCTCTTATTGGAAACAATAGAGAAATATAGGAAACGATAGGAATAACGCAACGGTTACTATTATTTTCCTTTTCGAAATAGTCTTGGAATCGTCCGAAATCGAGAGTAAATGCGTCATCAGAACATCTTCTCCTGGAACCAGCCGTCCCACCGCCGGGCGTACCGTAGCACATCCATCATCGAGACCGCATACGGCTTGATCCAGGAATAGTGTTTCTTGAAGATCTTTTCCATCCTGGCGAACCGGGCGGGAGAGAGCCGATGATCCTCAAGACATCCGTACCCCAGGACAATGGCCACGGGATTGTACCGTTCGTAATGGGGGATGGTGTAGAGGCGCGCCTCGAGCCATTCGACCTCTCGATCGCTAAACACATCCGTCAGTTTCCCGAGGACGGACTGGACCGTCATCCGGAAACGCTCGGTGGGCACCCGTTTCCATTCGTGTTTCTGGAACATCATGTCGCCGATGCGATCCCGCCAGCCTCGTTCGAGTTCCATCGTTCTTCTTTTTTATTCTTTCTTCAGATTAAAAATTAAATGATCCCAATATGCTCATAATCTCAAACGATGATAGATTCGATTTGCCAAACAGGTAGATACACGCCGCGCATACAACGAGCACAACCACGATAATGGCGATGATGGCACCCGTTGAAAGTCCGGATGTTTTCTTGTTCGATCCGGACGGCACCGGGGTCGATGGAAATTCTGTGGTCAGCACTGGTAATGTCGTCGATGTATTTTCCATTCTTTTTTTTAATAGAGATAAAAAATGAAAGTCGATCCGTCTGCGTGCCGGCAATCATTTGTCGTGTACGAGAATACTGACAAACGTCCTCACCGGTTGGCAGGTCTGCGACAGCGATCAACATTTCTCGAGTGGCTCGGTCTGGTACAGCCCGTCATCCACGAATGGTCCGATTACAATACGGTCAGGACACAGACCGTGCGGGTGCCGATCGGGTACCGTCAAATATCCGTACCCGCTGAGCAGCGACAGAGACGGTACTGCGGCGTCCGGAAAAAACTCGTGCAACAGGACAATCCCGTGTACGACAGGATCCGCGCGCTGAATCATGGCGCCGAGGTCTATGCCATCCACGATAACGGCGGTTGTCCTTACATTGTCTATGTGAATTCGGATAAGAACGTGCGGGTCTACAGGAAACCGTCCGATCGGTTCATCCCCGCTTCGCAGTATTCCGGCATCTTCCTCGACGATCGCTGGATGTACATCGATCTTGTCCTTGAGGTACGGGCCAAGAACCTGTGGATCGATCCAACCTCACCCGAGAATGAGCGAGGGAATTCGATGCTCCTGCAACTGTCCTCCTCCTCGTACCTATTCATCGGCGAATCCATCTATTCGTTCCGGTTGCCCGCCACCACCCGGATCGTGCGGTATCGTTCCCCGATCGGGAACAACGATGTGCCGTACCCATACGCCGTCGACAAGCAGGGGAATGTCTATCTGTTGATAGAAAAGGTCGTCGTCCGAGGATCTCTCACGGATCCGTACCGATTCTACTACGATGATCGGACAAGAGGCCGACCCCTACATCTGGAACGATGATGCGAGGTAGTAGAAACGTTTGTGTGCTAGCCGGTATGCGAGACCGTCGGGTCGTGCCAGGAAATGATCTTTGTGCGCAAGGATGAACCGTGCGATGCGCGCGCGGGCTCGTCTCCGACGGATCCATTGTTTCCAGAATATTTCATAACGACGGAATCGTTCGAAAAGGAACGTGATCTCTGCCACCAATTCATCGATCGAATGGAATCGTTTGAGATCGTAATACCCTAAACATTCAGGATAGATGAGTTCGCCACGGTGCACGAGCGCGGTCTCGCATACATGATTGTTTATATCCCATGGGACCGCGATGGAGAGGAGCACACCGATCGGGCTCAGCGTCATAAAAAAATTTGTGCAGGATGAATCTTTAATCGGGTGGATGGTGGCATTCATGCATGCCGAGAGTTGTTCTTTAAGGAGTTTGTGCAGGTGTGTCAGGCGCTGATGATTCATAAAGATCATTGTCGCGAGCATCGGATGGTAGTGTTCCTATCTATATCTCCAAAATCAAACTCAATTTTGTCGTATGATCCTAATATATCTTAGGATCTTGAAAGTCAGTAGAAAAAACATATGAAAATCCGCACCGCCCGCATCTACGATGCCAGGACCGGGCTGGCGAACCAGTTGTTTGTCCTGATCCATCGCATCCTACTGGCGCGCCGAGAGCGCGCCGATGTCCTGATCCTCGATGACTTTTTGCTCGAGATGGGATGTCTGGACCGGACATGCCCGATCGAGGAGATCCTCGACATGGATCATCTCAATCGGGTGACGTACCCGCTGGTTGTGATCGGCCGTCGCGAGGCGACCGCGCTGACGATCGAGGATGCGACATATGGCACGGATGCCGTGCGAGTTCATGTCCCGTTCCGACAGTCGTCATTGGCGCCGTATTTCGAGTGGAACGGCAATCTCCACGAGATTATTCCCGATCCCGCGCCCGGGCATCAAAAACGCCTCAACATTTTGTACCGGATCGGTCCGCGTCTCGTCGCCTGTTCCTACCCGGAGGGTGTGAATGGGCGACTTCGTGACCCGATACAGATCCGCCTCGAAAATATCTCGTTTTCATTCATCTTTGGATGGATCGACAGTCTTTCGCGCGAGGCGTTCGATCGGATCCTGAGTCTCCTGCAATTCCGCCCCGGACCGTTGCGGTCTCCGCCCCCGTTCGCGACCGTCCATGTCCTGCACCTCCGTCTCGAAGAGGATGCCATCCTGCATTGGGCGCCGTACAATCGCACGAGTCCGGACGAGTACCGTGATCGTCTCACCTGCCACTATCTTTCTATTGTGCAACGATATATCCTACCGCAAGACGGATGCGTCATCCTCCTCTCGTCGCTCACCGAGAGTCCTATCCACGAATGTTTTCGAGAGCGCCGGTATCCCGTCTTTCAGCAGGAGAAGCCCGCCACGAACGGTCGCGAACAGAACGCCCTCCACGATCTTTTGTACGCTGCCCAGTCCTGCACAGGCACGCTCGTCGCCAATTTCCATCCGCGCACGCTCAAAGGTTCCTCGTTCAGTTACGCGCTCGTCCGACAGTGCACCGCCGCCCAACAAATCATTTTTGTCGATCTCGATCACATCCCGAACTGATCTAAAGAAAACGTTTTCTTACAATAAAAAAACCGGACGCCTATTTAGCTCAGTGGCGGAGCATTCGCCTTGTAAGCGAAAGGTCGGAAGTTCGATCCTTCCAATAGGCAATGATCTCGTAGCTCAATCGGTTAGAGCGTCTGGCTGTTAACCAGGAGGTCGGAGGTTCGAGTCCTCCCGAGATCGCATGTGGAATTATTTTTTTCATCATCATAGAAAATAGAACATGTGTGCACAATCGCATACTGAAGAATGTCGGCGATGTAGATTTCGATTCGTTGACGGGCGATATTGTCTGTACAACCAACGGAGCAAAGAAAATCTGTCGTACGGCGGTGTGGCCATACATTTTATGCCGGAAGTCATATGTGCCGTGGCGTATCCGTGACAGCGATGGAGTTCCGTATGTACTCTAGAGCGCCGCAACCGCAGAAAAAACCGGCTGTCAGATAGAGACATTCATCACCGAGGAATCAGACTGAAATATCGACAATGGTGCATCAATAGTTTAGTGGTAGAATGCATGCCTTCCAAGCATGCGGCCCGGTTTCGATTACCGGTTGATGCAAGGCACTCCCGTAGCTCAGTCGGTAGAGCGTGGGTCTTATGAGCCCAATGTCGTGGGTTCGAACCCCTCCGGGAGTAAAATCCAATACTATGAATGATCATACTATTGATTCGTCGAAAATTTTTTCACCGTAATGATGATTATATATAGGTTTTACTCCGGGCTATTTTTTTCAATAATGATTTCATGTCCTGTGTTTCGCCGAGACCAAGGAGATAGTCCTGGAATGCCTTTCGCAGAGGGGGTAGGGTTTTGCTGGATCCTTTCCCCAGCTCCTGGATTTTGTTCATATCCAAGATCCGATTGCTTTGTGAATCTTGTGAGAGGATCGCATTTTTCTCCGGCAAGGGATTCTTGTGTTTTCCTGTAAGTTTTTTGGTGATGGAGGATCGTTTTTTTCGTTCCTGATATAACTGATCTACAAACGTCCTAAGATTGGATCGATTGATCCGATCAAACCGGTTGCTCTGAGTTGGCTTCAGGAAATGCGTCGTTAATTTTGACAATCGTTCGAGATGAATCTTGTTTTTGTTGCGCACTCGATCCTCAATTGTTTTATTCATTTTTTTTATTTCGGAAATAAAATAAATAAATGACAAAACGATGCGATAATTTGGCTCGATTTACTCGTTTGGCTCTCTATGATTTCATCATTGATATGATCTTGATGCCTGGCTGGATCGTCGTCCTGGGATTCCTGGTTGTCTTGCACCGTGCCCGGCTCCAGGGTCGTACGCAATCCATTTCCGTCCGTGCCCAAAAAATACTCGTGATCCTGAACCTGATCTTTTCGTTTATTGCCTTGCAATTTGTATATCGAAAACAGATTTATAATCTCACTCTGACGACGCTCCTGGGTGTCGCCATCACCTCGGCGTTCCTCCAGGTCGATATCGTTTTCTCAAAACACAATTACACGAATACCGCCGACATCCTCCTTTTCGCCATGATTGTGGATGCATCCCTGATTGTCGTGGCATTCGGGTACCTTATCGGTACCTCGATAAGTTGGTATTACACCAGGAAAGATTATACAGAGGTATGCCTGAAAAAAAAATAATTTAAATGTTCAATAGTGTCAATTCAGTACAAGATCTAATACCGTGCACAAGAAAAAATAAAATAACGGAATGTTATCGTTCCTGGCGGTGGGTGATTTTGGGACGTCGTCAACGATCCGATCGGCCGTGATCCGTTCGATCCATGCGTTCCCTCGCCCGGATGCCGTGTTTGCACTCGGTGATAATTTTTATGATTACGGGATTGGTTCCGAGACGGATCCGAGGTGGGAGACGGATTTCGAGGAGGCGTTCCGGCCGCAATGTCCGTGGTACGCCGTGCTCGGGAATCACGATTACCTGTCGGATCCAGATTCCCAGGTGCGCCGCAACGGGATCGGTCACTGGAATATGCCCGCCCGGTACTACGACAAACGATTTTTTTTTCCGGATGAGACGGATGGAGTGCATGTGTTCTTCCTGGATACATTCGAGCTCGCTCCGTCCGAATCCCTGATGAATTCGCAGGGGATGGGCATGCCCGCCCCGCAATGGCGGGCGCACCAGGATCGGATGGACGCCCGACGGCAGCTGGCGTGGCTCGATCATGGATTGAGAAAGTCACCGATGCGGTGGAAGATGGTCGTGGGGCATTATCCCGTGTTCTCGAACGGCCATCACGGCGATAATCCCGAATTGATTCGGGATCTGTGGCCGCTGCTCCAAAAACACCGCGTCGATTTCTATCTGTCTGGTCATGATCATCATCTCGCGCATATGAACGAGGGGGAGACACAGTTCCTTGTCTCGGGGATGGGCTGTCGTTATATCCCGCCCAAAATCATTTCTCGATCCTATTCGGATGTCCCGCAGAACGCCGGGGTCGCTTTTTTCCAGTTGTATAGGACTCATGCCGTATTTGGGTTCACGACGGAACGTGGTGCGACATTCCACCGCACCATCCTGCCGAATGCGACGCACCCCCGAATCAATCTAATCTCTCAATGATAAACCACACAAACATGAATCGTGTCGTGGTGATTGCGAGCAACGAGAAAGATCATGCGCGGGCAGAGATGACACTGCGCGCCCTGCGTGAGGTCGGAAAATGGTCCGGGGATATCGTATGGATCGCCATCGATTTCGATCCCTCGCCGGGCATTGTGCAGCGCTATCGGATCCAGGTTCTTCATCGACCTCTTCTCGATATGACGTGGCTGTGGGAGGTGCGACGGATCCATCCGTTCCAGGGCACCGACGGGCGAGAAGTCCAGAAATTGATTCAATTTTCCAAATGGCATGTGTTTGATCCTTTTTTCAAACAGTGGGCATCGCTCCTCTATCTCGATGCCGGGATGCACATCAGCCGGCCCATCCATGATATATTTGCCGTGCCTCATACCCAAAAAATCGTGGCGCCCGATGATCGTTTCCCTTTCAACGATCCTCACAAGACGTTCCGGAAACAATTCTCGGATTCCATGCCCGAGATCTATTCCGGTCTGGAAATGTATTGCAATGGTATCAAAAAAGATTGGCTGGACAAGGGAGGATACTTTTTGAATTGCATCTGGCTGATGGACACTTCTATCATCACGGATCGTGCGATACCCGATCTGCTCTCGCTCGCCCGGCGTTTTCCCATCAGCAAGACGAACGAGATGGCTATTATGAACCTCTATTTCCATCATCAGTGGAAAGTGCTGCCCGAGACGGCGAACGGCGTCCATCTATTCGATTGGACGGAACGATTCGGGCGTACGACCAAGGACTACATTTTCCTGAAATACCCGCATTTTCCTGCTGTCTAGAGCATGACCGTGTCGCCTGAGGAGCGCGCCCGTTCCACCTCGGTGAATGCAACGGTCGGCGTCGCGCCCGTCCGCACCCGCGTGATGGCGTCGCCGGCCGAATCGATCGCGTCGAGGAGGTTCTCGTCGTTGTAATTCAACGACGCATTCCGTGTCGATCCCACACTCTCTCCTACCGCGGTCGCGTCCTGGTTGCTCCCCATGTAGATGATCTCGGCCCTGGTCGAGACGGCCGTCCGGAGGGCCTCCAGTGCGCCGGTCGTTACCTCCCGGCTCGCATTCTCCATCCCGTCTGTAAGGATCAGGACGATCCTCCGCATTCCATCGATCTCGTCCTCGTCGAGGATGCGCCGGTAAATGTGCGCCGTGGCATCTCGCAAAGCCGTCATGCCGCCCGGCTGGAACTGGTCGATGGTCAGATCGATCGTCTCTCCCAGCGGGAGATCCTCCTGATGGATGCTGATGGCGTCGCTGAAAAAATAGGTGCTGACATCGCACGTCGCTCCCTCCAACTGCAACGCTTTTTGTTTGCGGAGGAATTCGTTGTAGCCGGCGACCACCTGGTGCGCCCTGCACGTCATGCTCCCGCTGCGATCGATGAGGATGTAGATCTTGGTGTGCATTGTCAATCTGCCCATACAATTGGAATCAGTCGATGCAATGGTTGGTATAATGCTATGCAGACGGTCGGATAAAAATCATATTTCATCACGATGAAAAATATGATTTGATTGCAGACATCGGTTTCTGATAAATGGATCCACCTCGATTGAGACGAGCCACGCATCAATCGTGCCGTCTCTGCACTCGGGCGGTGTGCGAGTACACCCATCGGTATTGTTTCCGGCATCTGTGCCAGATCTGCTGGGAGCGCTACCAGAACGGACATGCGGCACAACTCTGCCACCGCTGCCACATCTTGAGGAACTAGGATGTGCTCAGTAGGATCGGCTGATCCTTGAACAATTTGTAAAAACTCCGGAATTCGATGAGAAAGATTTCGGCACCGGGTATGAAGGTCGATTGTCGCATGCACTGGAATTGTTGGAGCGGACAAGATGACGAGGATTGTGTCGAATGGACTGTCTTGAAATAATCCATCAGATTCTCGTAGGTATGAGGTTCCAGGATGATCCTGAGGGTTGGTTCGTGATGGCGCAGACTCTGAACGATCTGTTCCACACCCTGGATCCCGATCGTGCGTTCCCAGATATCCGAGAATAACCATCGGAAAACAAACATGGAGGATGTTTTCCGACCATCCCGGGTCAAAAACGAATAAAAAAACAAAAACAGGTAATACCTACATTCCTCTGATATCGACATCCTGCAAACATTCATCATCTCGTAGGCGTATTCGACATGTAGCCGTACGACATGCCTTGGTAGGATCTTGACATATTCACCGTACAAGAAAAGGACAGTGCTGTACGCCTCTTGCAATGTTCGTACACCTAGGGTGCACTGGGGTAAGTACCTCCATTCCTCAAATCCCAGGTAGTCCCCATCGTTCTGCACATCCGGAGAAAAAAAACCCTTGTCGTACGGCAGGATCAGAGTTTTTGACGCGCCCGAATAAAAACCAAACGGCATTGGAAACTCGGAGGGCTCTACAATCTCGATCGGTGTTGTTTCGTATTGTTCATGGAATGTCGTCCGTATCATTCCCGTGGCCTCGGACATTTTCTCCATCATAAAGGAAAAAATGCCTGTCATCGGGACTTCTGTTTGTTCCTCGAATGTCACGATCCACTCCAGACTCCCAAACATCCTGTTCATCCGCAGACTTTCGCGCGGTGCATGGAATTGTTGCAATGTTTGGGGTGGTGATGCGTCCGTCTGTTCATCGTACCGGAGTGGAGAGATGACAATCCTGACCAGCGGATCGGGGATGGCAGATACGAATCGCCGTAAATGTTGACGAGCATATTTTGTGCACGTATCCGGCACATGATCCCCCGTGATGTGGACGTACTGCGATAATCGCACGGGCATGCCCGATTGGCGCACCTGGTGTTTCCGCTGATAATTGATGGTCTGGACAGTGTCGATCTTGATGCAACAGGCATCGTTGGTCTCGAATTCGAACCCGATGGACAATGGGATGGCCGATCCTTGTCGGACGATGCCCTGCAATTCTTGTAGACACAATTTCTCGATTGCATCATCTGTCGATCGCATGATTTATCACTGTGAATGTTTTTGGATTCTATTTATCAATGGATGATTCATCATTATAATTTTTTAAGATTGAATAATTTGAAAGGATGATCGCTGGCCCCGAAATGATGTCCTCCCTGCTGCACAAACGTGTTGGTGCCTACCAGGGCGAATCTCATGGGTGAAAAAATGATGATGCCGTCGATATTCGGGATTTTTGCTTCCCCGCGCGTGGATTCTTGGACATGATAAGGGGACTGCGAATATTCTGCATCGAATGAGAAGAATTGCTGACGGAAATAGGGACGGATATTATCGATGGTTCTATTGAAATCGCCGACCGCCACCATCTGATAATCAGTTATATTCTGCGACTCCAGATAGATGGTGCATTCCTCGCGGATCTTCCTGAGTTGTCCCACGCCTTTATCGATACCATCGCGAGGGAAATGGACATTGATGATGACCCACACTCGTTCCGATGTACGTTCTTGGAGGATGATGCCCATGACATTTTTGAAGGTGAGGATCGCCGGGTTTTTTGGCTGGCGCCGTCTCTGAAATAACTGGAAGGCATGCGTATTGTCCGCGGTCATACCAATATCCAGTTTATCGGGGGTCGATACGGTCGTATCGCCGCCGCCCTGTTGTTGCCATCTCTTCAATCGTAAAGTCGCTGGCAGTAATTCGAATCGATCCGCGCGGAATGCCAGAGCCATCCGATTCCGTTTGCGATCGTCCGTAGATCTTTTCCCGATCGCATCCCCCTGGAGGACAACCACCCAATCCTGCGGTATGTGGTCGATCAATTCTTTCGATAGAGTCTCGTCCTGAGGAAATTCCTGGAAACATACAATGTCCGGATCCCATGTGAATGTATGCGCCACCATCTGTTTGCGTTTTACCAACTGGCTTTGATATTGTCGTGCTGATTCTGGATTGTTAATGTTTAGTGTACCGATGGTTAGATAATCCGATGCATGATAAACAACTACTTGTTCTGGTATCTGAATTGATTGAGGAAGAGGAGGATGGTAGGGCGTCGGCATCCCCCCTTTTCGTCTCCGGATGCTAATTAGGGATGATGTGGATTGTCGTGGGACGTGATAATGGCGCGTCTGTGACGGTTCCGATAGTGTATTCAGGATGGGATATAGAGCATGCAGGAGTTTTGTTAAGACATCCGGTCGGGTGACGAATCCGAGTATTTTTTCGGAGGATGGGATATCGACCACCTCCTCCCGAATCAAATCGACAATGATCCTCCGGATATTGATTTTTTGGATTAACGGTCGTCCAGGATAGAAAGGGAATATGGCCGCGAGGATCTTATCCAGAACCCCATTTTCTCTGGTCAGTGTGGGGGTCGCTATCATTGGACCATGTCGCCTCGATACCAATGTCTGTTTTTTTTGTCCTTGTGTAAAACCGATCGATTGGAAAGTAGGAGCAGGATGAAACCGGAGTTGATCCGTGTGTTCTTCGACAATCCGCCGGATGGCATCCTCATTATCCACAATGAATTTTTTGAAATTTTTGACAAAAATGTTTAGTTCAGAAGGCGTGATGTTGTGTCGTTGGATCGATCGGATCACGGCATCATCAGGAACCTGCTCGAATAATTGTTGGAGGGTCTGTCGGATCCCAATAGGTAATAATCGTACGGTAGTTGTCTGAGGTATTTTTTGGTCGTCTCGTGTCTTTTTTTTCTTTTTGGTTAGTGGTGCTCTTTCGGGGGATTGCTGTATCCGTCTCCGATGATTCTTTCTCAAACCAACAAACATAAAACATAATAATAATATTATTATAGTCAGAGCTTTCGCCCACGATATGCCGGGGGAAGAACCGTTCTGTACCGAGCGAATGCTCGTCTGCTGTACCCTCGTGGTTTGTGGCACCGGCCGTATCGTGGTCGATCGCGATAATCGTTCTCTCAGTAGAGATTCGAAGAAAAGCCTCATTTTTTCCGTAATGCGATCTATGATTTGGGGCGGTACTGATTGTGACGATTGGATACGCCGCACATCGTCAATTATCATATCGGAGATGTGGAATAGCTGATAGATTTTATCGATGTAGGTACGCTTGAACATATCCGGGAACGGGATGAATGCGAGCCGGTCACCTAAGTCAATAGATATTTCTTTAGTATCCGGAAGGAGCCTCATTCGCAGGAGTACCGGATCCATGATCGCGTCAAATCGGAAATCGAGATGTTGGTAATAAACATAGATGTAATCGATGATTTTGCCACGAATGATGCCATCATCGTCATCATCGCGGATCCGATCGATATATTGTTTGGGCAGGATAATTTCGATTTCCATCTTTCGGATCTTGTACAGGTCAATGAATTCGTGAAAGGATAGCACACGGCGTGACATTTTTTATCATTATGCACAATAAAAAACCTGACAATAAAATCTTTCATCCACAAGATTGGCAGATCCATTGCACCTGAGTGAGAGTGTATCATTAATAGCCACGACCCAGTTGGGCGTAGCACGACTGGAGTTCCGGCTGGTAGTCCGCGTCCTGCGCCGATTCGCTGTAGAGCGGATCCTGGCGGAGTCGTTCGAGGAAAGCCTCCAGGACCGGCGTTTTATCCTGGAGGAACCGTTCGAACCGGCTGGGGTACAGGCGCACCTGCGGGTTCTTGTCCTTGTACCCGCGGTAGATCTTGACGAGCACATCCAGGCAAGGCCTCCAGTGGGTCATGACCTCGTCCATCAGGAGGTCGTTGTCGATGTTGGCGGGATTGTCCAGGTTCTTGAAGGCGACCGGGCCGGGTTTGTAGGTGCTGTTGTACCGCGACACCATGGGAGAATTGGCCACATTCGGATCGAACGGCGCCATGGTCATGCACACGCCCGGGTACACAAGGAAACGCCGTTCGGCGGCGTTCCGGATCATATTCTCCCCGGTCGTCGGTTTGATCTTTAAGAAATTATTCGCCAGCGTCGGTGTCAGGTTATCGATCGCCCCCAGGTTCGGCCAGTAGGTATCCGTGTTCATACTGTTGTAGGCCCGGCAGAACCCGTCGTACACGAGAGAACATCGGTCGGACATGTAGTTGATGCACCCGGGACCCTGGGGCGTGTACAGGAGGTTGGTGGAGGTGCTCCCGTGGAGGAACTGGGAATTGTACGTGGGCACGATGCAATACGTGAGCGGATTGCTCTGATCCAGGGCGTTGAAGACATTCTTGTTCATGGACTCGCCGAAATCGGCAAAGGTCGAATAACTGCGTCGCAACGACATGCTCTTTTTCTGAGATGTTTTTTTTTTCTTTCCAAAAAAAAATGTCTCCCGAATCCAAAGATCGATTTTGTATCGGACTCCTCATCCTGCTGGCGATCATGTATATCGTCTTTTACAGCATCATGCTCCGACAGGTTATCCGATTGCAAAAGGATCAGATGATTCCCAAATGGATGGGTATTTTATTGATCATCCAATGTGTTTCTGTGTTTGTATGGATATTGTATACTCTACTCCAATTCTACTATGTATTACGGACCTCCTCGAATGAGCTACACAGGAAGATGACAACCATGGCATTTTTAGTCGAAGGGACCATTCAGGGGAGTACATCCATGAGAATAATGGCAATTAGTATCGGTACGATGCTTGGTCTGGGTGAATTGTTTTCATTATTCGTCCCTTTTGGCTGGATCAAGGCGTTTGATTCAAAGATCTGGAAAAGTTCGTCCGCCTATCGATTCTGTATGATACTATCGATCATCAGTTTTCCACTGTTGTTATGGTTTTTTTATATTCTCATGCATTATGTATTATATATCCGACCTCGTTTTATCCGACAAAGAGCACAGGTACAAATGATAGAATGGCAGAGAGGGGCGAATCCAATAGACAACGAGGCAGACCACGACCTGAAATATTGGACATTGACTCCTTTCCTCGATGATCCCGCAAAAATCGCCACGATCCAGCAATTGCCGAAATTACGAGCAATCCGAAATCTGGTAATACATGATATGAACATAACGAGAGCATTCTCTCGAGAAAAGGCCGGTGCATCGCTATTGAAAAAGATTCAGCAACGGATCAGACAGATCCAATTATCGACACATGTTGATGACAATCAACAACATAATGACAATGTCGACGACGATCAACGACAACCATTCCTAAGGCGACGAGTTCATAGGCCTATCGATTTGGTATGATGATATGTCTTTTTTTTCTTTCCCAGAGATAGGGATGAGGCAACTTTTTCTTCTGGGGACGTGCTCCACCGGCCGTTCCAGCATGATGGTAGCGGGCGGTACGATCTGCTCGATTCTCAACAAGGCCATGAGGCGTTCCTGTCGTTCATGTACTGCAGCGCGCACATCCGGCAGCTCCTCCCGCGCCTTTTCGAGGATCGATTCGATGAGGAGTACTGGCATCGACAGTACCCCGGTCGTCTGCCCGCGATCCTGCGGGCCCGCGAGCAGTGCCGGGATGCGGATCTTTTCCTGATTGAGGTTGCCACTCTCAAATATTTTCGAGATGAGGACGGGTATTACCTCAATAACGAATTCCTTAAATGCGACCGGCACTTATCAGGATCCGTGCTGACCGCCGACGAATTTGAGGAGAATCTCCGGTCGATCCACGCCTTTTTGCGAGCGCGCGGCAAACAGGCCGTGTTTGTGTCTCACTTCAATCCGGACGGCATCCCCCAGCGCGAGATGATCATCCGGACCATGGCAAGGACCGGCCTGTCTTTTTACGATCCCACACCGCTCGTCCTTGCCCATCTCCCTTGCGCGCTGTCCGATCAGAATCACTACCATCATGATTTCGAATCGATTGTCATGAACGATCTCGGCTCAGGGATCGATACAATTCAAATATAAAAAAAAATTTATTCTCAATGATGATATAAAAGGATGGATAATTTCTACCGACAGACACCGATTCCCACGAGACCTACACGCGATCCTTTTGCAGATCTTTTATCCGAAGTGGAAACGGCAATCAAACAACAACATTTGAAGGATGAAATCAGGGTCGAAAAACTTATCGAGACCATCATTCAAACCACAACTAGAGAACATTTATTCAAAATTGCCAAAACAGAAAAATTGCACTGGACATTTACGAAAACTAAAAAGGATACACAACTTTCTCTTCATAGTCTGATGGAAAAATACCCAACATGGAAATGGAGTCTGATCCGCTTAAAGACCAAGATCATTAATGATATTAGAGACAAATACGAAATTCCCAGACTGACGGGTGAAGAACAGAAACGAGAAAAACAAGAAATACAACTCTATTCAGCGACTGTCAACGAATTAAAGACAAAATTTGGCCTATCTCCTATTTCACGCACACTAAGAAAAAATGATCTCATCAGACACATCATCACTACCGCACACAAACGCCCGAGAGAACGATCGTTGTCAGTCGCTCAATCACGAAAAAAAAGATAGATGTACCATTTTTTTACCGGATGGACAAAAAAATGATTTGAGGACAAGATAAACGGATTATTTAAAGAATGAGGCGAGAGGCATTCATTTATTCGTGGGGCACTGAGGACACGGAGGATTGTTTCCATCTGCGGATGTACGGCATCGACGCGGACGGGAAGAATGTATGCCTCCATATCATGGATTTCATGCCGTATTTCTATGTAGAACTCGACAATCTGACGGAACAGGAGATGGCGCAGTACGAGTACAGCATCTTCCGGAATCTGATTGAAGTGATGGGACGTCATGAACAGAGATATTGCAAGAAACAGGGAGGGTGCGATTATTGTTGGAGAGGAAAGATGGAACGGGTAATGGGCATGCGAAAATTATATTTCCACCATGAGAGGAATTCGTTTACCATGATGAAAATCTCGTTCCCGACGAACCTGCAGCGAAAACGGGCATACTACAAATTGCAGGGGAAAAAGATCCAGGCGGGTTATCATAGCGGCAAGTCCCAGATCCTCATCCATGAAAACGAGGCCAACCCGATCCTCCAATTCTGCACACGATCGCGGATCGATTCGGCGGGCTGGATCCGGTGGAAGAAAGAGACGACCGCGCCGAAGACGCGACAGACGACGGCCGATCGCGAGATTGTCCGGCGGTGGGATGAGATCCAACCGATCATCGAGGAACGATCCCCGCCGTTCCCGCTCCTCCTCTCGTTCGATATCGAGGTGTACTCGAATATGCCGACGAGGATGCCGGATCCCTCGATCGATACCGATGAGATTTTCCAGGTCTCCATGGTGTTCTCGCGGGACGGCAGGGAGGTCGTGTCGTACCTCCTGAGTCTCGGGAAACCGTCGTCGCAAGCGGTCGGTAAGGACGTCCATCTGCGCCTCTACCGGACTGAGGCCGATCTGCTGATCGGTTTCACGACAATCCTCCAGAAAGAAAACCCGAATGTGATTATCGGGTATAATATCTTTGGATTCGATCTCATGTACATGATTGAACGTGCCAAGAGGTTGGGCGTCACGCCCATATTCGACCAGATGGGGATCCGCACGACCGATTGGTCCTCGGCGATCTGTCATGCGCCCACAAAAGAGATCAGCTGGTCGAGTTCGGCCTACCAGCACCAGAGTTTTTTTTTCCTGGATGCGGAGGGACGGTTGTTCATCGATCTACTGCCGGTCATCCGTCGCGATTACAAGTTTGAGAATTACAGGCTCAAGACCATCTCGGAATATTTTATCGGCGACACCAAGGATCCCATCACTCCCAAGAACATTTTTGATTCGTACAAGAGGAGCAAGGAGGGCGATCACCAATTGCTCGGGCGTGTGGGGAAATACTGCGTCCAGGACGCCTCGCTCGTCCTGCGCCTATTTTTCAAACTCCAGTTGTGGATCGGACTTTGCGAGATGGCCAAGGCGTGTCGCGTGCCGATCCTGACGCTGTACACGCAGGGTCAGCAGATCAAGGTCTTTTCGCAATTGTACAACCAGTGCACGCACGATCGGATCGTCGTCCAATCGTTCCATTCGCTCGGAGAGAATGGTAAATGTCTCGAGGGCACGGATCATTACTCGGGTGCCATGGTATTCCCGCCGGATCCGGGCGTCTACGACTGGGTCATCCCGTTCGATTTCAGTTCCCTGTACCCGACCACCATTATCGCGTACAATATCGATTTCTCGACGCTGGTCCTGCACAATCACATCCCGGACGATCGGTGCCATATCATCGAATGGTGGGATCATATCGGGTGCGAGCACGATACGACCGTCCACAGCACAAAACCGAAGACCATTGTCTGCCAGAAATTCCGGTACCGTTTCCTGAAAGAGCCGGTCGGCGTGATCCCGCAACTCCTGATCCATCTCCTCCAGCAGCGCAAGACGACAAAGTCGCTCATGAAACAGGTCGATCGATCCCTCGCCACGGCGACCGATGAGAAGCAGCGCGCGGACCTCGAGATGCTCTACCAGGTGTACGATAAACGACAGCTCGCGTACAAGGTCTCGGCGAATAGCATGTACGGCGCGATGGGCGTCAAGAAAGGCTATCTGCCGTTCCTTCCCGGGGCCATGTGCACCACGGCGATGGGGCGCATCAACATCCAGAAAGCCGCGGATCATGTCCGTCGCGCCTTCCAGGGATCCATCATCTACGGGGATACGGACAGCATCTACTGTCATTTCCCCCTCAAGATCCAGCCCGATTATGCCAAAAAATTATGGGATCATGCCAAGCACATCGAGAAGGATCTGCTGACCATCTTCCCGGATCCGATGAAACTCGTGTTTGAAGAAAAAATTTACAAGAAATTCCTGATCCTCACCAAGAAACGCTACATGGCGCTCACATGCGACCATAAGGGTGAGGACGAGGATAAACTCACGATCCGGGGCGTCCTCCTGGCGCGACGCGACAATGCACGATGGGTGCGGGAATGCTATGAATTTGCGGTTCGCGCCATCATGGCGAACATCACATGCGCCGACCTGGAAGACGAACTCTGGACGCGCCTGCTGGAATTGTTCCGGCAACAGATCCCCCTGAAACAGTTTATCGTCAGCAAGACATTGGGAAAAGATTATGCGATTCGGGAACCACCCTCGGATGAGAAGAAACTGGCCAAACGCCTGGCCGACCTGAAGATCGACAACAAGGACGGATGGAAGACCGAGTACGATCGCCGGTCGGCGCCGGCGCACGCCCAGCTCGCCGAGACGATGAAACGCCGGGGCTGTGCGGTCGAGGCGGGGAGTCGCATCGAGTATGTCGTCGTCCGCCATCCGGATCCTCACGCCCGGCTCTTTGAACGAATCGAGGATCCAAATTATCTGTGCGAGCATCCGGATCTTGTCAGGATCGATCCGCTCTACTACGCCCAGAACCTCATCAATCCGATGGACCAGATCCTCTACGTCACATTCAAGAGAACCGCTAGTTTCAAGACGATGGTCGATACCCATGTACGATTCCAGGCGGTTATGGAACACCTCCTGTGGCGGATGCACCCGTACTATTTCGAAGAAAAAGATGGCCGATGCCTCCCTCCTCCCGACGTCGTGCGATTCATCCGTTCCGAGAAGAAACGGGCAAACCTGACAAGGACGAAAACAAACACGTCACGACGATCCAAAAAAAAAGACGCAATACTCGTAAATATGGCTAAAGATTATCTCCAAGGATGATATTGTCGTCTGTAAATGACATTCGATGCTCACATCGACCTTTTGGAATCATTGATTCTTTTTCTGTCGGAGATAAATATTCGTACCCAGAAGGGCAATCAGGACAATATCGGTGAACAACATGATCCTATTCCGATAATTGGGCAATTGGTAGAATGCTATCATCGAAAAGATGATGATGATCCCGAGACTTATATTCACACCGAGGAGGACATCGACATCCTTGTGATTGATGGTGTGTGGATTCGCGCCGATCGTGAGAGAGAAAAACAGTAGTGTACCGATACCCGCCACAAATATGAACCACGGGAACCAACTCGTGATCGCACTCCCACTCCTAGAATAGGGATGTGTATCCGTCCTCCAATGCCTGGACATGATGGACAGGACAAAGAGTTCGTAGAACATGCAGATGGTTATGATGGATACAATCAGGAACATGACAATTGTGATGATGGATCGTCCTTGTACTTGAAATTTGGTGATGGAAAATAGATCGAAGAATGCGACCGGATCGACACCGTAACCATCGATCAGGGTAATCTGTGTGTAGAGCATCATCATGAATGTAAAAAAAAACAAAATCAGCGTGGATAAGACCATCATGGTATTGGAGAGATGGTTCCAGCCGTGTTCGCCGGACCACGGGAAAAAACGGAGTTCGCTTTTCTCATACGCAAGACCTACCTCTGCGATATTGTTGCGGATCGAGATGCCATCCCGATTTGTCACCATCGGATCCAATTCTACGGTCTTTATTTTTGAAAAATTTTTAGATCTTTGGTTGGCTAGTAATGGATCTCCATCACACGGACTTCCGGTTGTTGACTCATTCAGGATTGAAGGTTTCGGTTCCGTATCGAGCCGGAAAAATAAAGAAAATATAGGCTGGGTGGGGATCGCCAGACGATTCGTCGGAGGGTTCGTGGCATTTTGTGGTACATGGAATGACGCAAAATTTCTGATAACGAGATTCATTATTTTTTATCATATCCATGATAAAAAATAATAAATGACGACAGCCACTACCAGACGGACTCCATGGCATTTTTGTATCCGGCATGAATTCGAGAAATCCGGAAAAGATGACAAGTATTATATGAGTGGCCTCGTTTTCCAGGATGATAATAAAGTTACATTTACCACCAATTATCTGACGGCACTTGATAATCTGAATCTCAACTACAATTATATACTGGCTGGGGATCCATTTATGTTGGTTGCTAATTTGCCGGGAGGTTGGTATCTTCCATTTAATGATACTGATTTTGTTCCATACAGAAGTTCATATCATAAGAATATGGCCAATTTTGTACCCAATGTCGTTACTGATCGGACACCGTTTGATCTCAATGAGAATGCATGGTTCCGTAAAAAAATACCCGTCCCCTATTGGATGCAATTTTTTGAGAATCGACAACTCCTTGCTGGGGAGTTTACTACTGTGAATACAAAATACACTGGCAGGTTCACTGTAACTGCACCCGTATGGACTGTCCGACCCTCATGGATGAACACGACCTATTATCTTTTTTGGATCCTGATGCTGATATTTTGTATGATGAATGCAAATTTCATCTATTCGATCCTAGAGAAAGAATCCAACCTATCGACGCACCAATTCTACAAACGATACAAATTCACACGGGCACAGTTCATCGTCTGCTACTATATTCTCTGGTCTATCGCTTATCTGATTATGATGAGCCTCGTTCTGTATTTATTCGAGAGGTTACGGAATGCAGATTGGTTTCAGAGGATACTTTTCCCTACCTATACGATCAATGGCACAACCATCCCTCAATTGAATCGTTATAATGATGGATGGTGGATGCGGTGGTTCCTCATCGGGTTGTATGTAGGCATATTGGGCACCATGATTTATTTTGCGGTCGATTTCTGGAGACAGCGCAGATCGAGGAGAAAATCATACCATACAGCATTCATTGTCTTTACGGTCGTGGGTATCCTATGTCTAGGACTCTTGTTCTGGGCGGCCATCAATACGACCTGCCTGTATTTTTTCAATCCCGCTACCAATACGATCGAAGCGAGGAATCCTCTCTGCCAAGGTGAGGAACGTCAATTACCTCAATACTGGGAACGCCGGCAAGGAGAGGAAGGATTTTTCAATCTCGGAATCGTTAATCCTTATGTCGCGGGTGGAAATTATGATTTCAATCCCGCCAAAAAGAATGCGACATTGTATTACAGCGATGGGACTTTCCGCGCGGCATCCTAAGAGAAGATGTACCGTCTCGCGTCGCGCGGTTTTTTCCGGGGACGGAACACCCACTGGATCTCGCGATCGCGGGTGCGACGGTATTGGATATCGGGATGTTGCAACAAAAATGTTTCCACCATCTGGCTCATGGCGACCGGATTCAGCGAGGCAAATGTCTGGCGTTGCGCGTACAGTTCTCTGTAATGTTTCAGGAAATATAGGACCTCGGGAAAATCGGTGGTTATTTTGTACGATGTGTCGGCGCGGATCTTTGCCAACAGCGCCTCGAAGAATTGTGGGGGAAGGAACCGGCGCGTGAATGGATCGCTCGGGATCTTGAGGCGGAGGGGCGGGATCTGGTAGCTCGTATCCAGCGCCGTGAACTCGCGGTGGAGGTTCTGGAAGATCTCATTGTACCGGTAGCAATATGTCACACCGTCGTGCTTCCAGAAAAAAATGCCGGTGTCATTCTCGAACGAACACCACGGGTTCGTTTCCAGATCGCAGTCCATCGGACATTCTTTCTCCATGCGCGCGCAGGTCGTGCTCCATGGTTCTGTAGCATCGTCTCTCTGGAATAATGCACGGAACCGTCGGAGGATTTCTTGTCGCGTCAGTTCTCGATGATCGGGGATGTACGGTTCGATGATCTGGATCCAATTTTTTTTCGACATCCCGAATGGCGGGTAGGCGATGATGTCTGTTTTTTTCTTGATCCACCTGCCCGTCCTGGGATTGCACTCGTAGCGCGGGTCCGTCGCCTTGGGCAGCGCCGGGTTGCACGGCCGCTGTGGCGGGATCGGACGATGATCCGTTTTTTTCTTGATCCACCTGCCCGTCCTGGGATTGCACTCGTAGCGCGGGTCCGTCGCCTTTGGCAGCGCCGGATTGCATTCTTTTCTCATTTATTGATCAGCACCGAATGTAAAAAAAAATACGTTTAGAAAAAGAGATGAGATGGATATTTCTGGCATGGATCGTCATGGCGGCCGGATTTTCTTTGAATCACACAATCGATCGGGTCTATGAGGGTATTATGGAACGGAACGAGGGCACACCGTTCCTTATCCGCAGGCCGGTCTCCGAGATTCCGGGGGATGCCGTCTCGGAAGGCGTCGGCTACGGATTGTTATTGGCGCTCGCGTGCGATGATCAGCACGGTTTCAACCGGATCCTCGAAGGCGCCGAGATGGTCATGTGGAATGGTCAGTACTACAATTGGCGCGTGGATGCGAATACTCAGGTCATCGGGTACGGGGCGGCGGTGGATGCCGAACAGGATATTGCTTTTTCATTGATCATGGCGGATCGTCGCATCCAACGGGGCGCATGGAAAGACTACCAGGATGATTTCTACGCGCGACGGGCGGGAACCATCGTTCAGAACCTCTGGGATCAAGGAGTCGATAATCATGTCGTACGCCCGGGATACGGTTGGGGTGGCGCCGAATTTGTGAATCCCGGCTATTTTGCGCCGGCATGGTACCGTGTGTTTTCCGAGTTTGATCCCTCGCATGATTGGATGGCGGTGGTGGATCGTTCCTACGAGATCCTGGCGACGCGCGATTCCGCCCTCATCCCCGATTGGATGCAGCCGGATGGCCAATTCACCGATCATCTCGGGTACAATGCGTACGGCAACGGCCAGTACATGTACAAGGATGCGATCCGCGTCTTATGGCGCATCGGCACCGATATGCTGTGGCATCGGGACGATCGAGCGGTCGAGTATATCGAAAAGGCGTACCGATTCTTACCGGACATCAAAAGAGCCAATTTTTTCCAGACCGACGGCGATCTGGTCCCGGCCGGCGATACGTGGGTGTTTGACAACGGCCGGATCTCACGGCCGCGACGAGAGCACAGTCCGCTCACCATCGGGATGTGGCTCATCCCGATCGTTCTTGCGGGCAATCAAGATGAGAAAGAGGCCTGTTTTCGAGAATTGTCGTCCTTCTACGAACCGGGCGCCGATTACTGGGGGCTCCACGATGCCGCCGATGGCGAGGATATCCAGCACAATGAGATGTATTTCGATCAGTTTCTCGCCCAGTTCGGGGCGCTCTTTCTTGCCGGACGCTGGATATTTGCATGAGCATCATGTTTTCTCCAACAGGTCGTAGCAGGCTCGGAGAGCCTGCCGGTAATTGTGGACATGGATCAGATGTTTCAGGCACTGGTTGAACTGGACTCTATATTTGTCGTAGGATCGCCATCGGGATGTGATCCAATGGGCAATGTACCGACCCGCCCACAAATGTTTACGAGTTTTCATTTCATCCAGCGCCGCGCGGAGCGATTCGGATTCGGTACATTTTTTGGACAGTATTTCATTCAGACGATTGTACTGGGATTGAAGGATGGTGCATTTTTGGGAAAGTGTTTCATTCAGACGATTGTACTGGGATTGCAGTATCGATTTTTCGTGCTTCAGCCGGGTATTGCTCGTCTCCAACAGACCCGATTGGATTCGCAATTCTTTATATCGCGTCCGGATTTCGAAAAGTTCATGCCGTTTCGATTCAAAATGATGCGCAAACGTGAGGTGACTCTTGTAACGAAATTGGGGATTGCAAGGGCATTCCAGTCGATGCCACATATCCATATCCATAGTCATTTTATCGTGTACCGACCCAACCTCGGATTCATTTTTTCTCGAGGAACAAAATAATATATCAGGTATGAGTAGAGTCCTGTACTATGCGCCAGATGATTTTTGTATGTGTGTTTCACGATCCCAAATATGTCCGACTCCTCGTCATGTTCTTGGAAAGTTTGTTCATGAATGGTCGTATCCAGACAGCCACGACGGATGTTGTGATTTACACCTCATCGACATTCCGCACCTGGCTCGAACAGAACAGTCGTTGGTACGATCGACTTTTATTCGTCGTGGAGGATGGCAAAACCAGCGCCAGGAGCGCGTGCCGGGCACGTCTGGATGTGTTTGATCTCCCCATCACGCGAGGGTACGATGCGATCCTCTACATGGATACCGATATCCTTGTGCTGAACGATGTCAATCCGATTTTCGCGATGCTGAAAGACGATCTTTTGTACGCCATCGAAGAGGGACCGATCGAGCATAATTTTTGGGGGGGTGTGCTCTTTGGCGATGAACTCCGCCGCTATCCCAAAGATCAAAAAGGATTCAATTCGGGCGTCCTGCTGTTCCGGAATAGTCCCACTATGCAACGATTATTCCGTGATATCCGCCAGGATATGATGGAACGTCCATTCGAATTGGGGTTGCACGACCAGCCCTATTTCAATTACCACGCCATCAGGAATCGATTGGCGGAAACACAGCAGATGAAAGATTTCGTGGAACTGCGACTGGTACTCGTAAGGAATCGACAGATGTACCAGCCATCGACCAAGACACTGCTCCATTTCATCGATGGAAAGCACCCGCGCAACAGCAAAGAATATGCCATGCGCCGTTACTTCCAGTCTATACGTCTTTGAAAAAATAAAATATGGTCTGACACGTAAATATGCAAAACCAGGATCTTAACGATGTGATCAATCTAATTATAAAGAGAGATACGAAATTACAGGGGCAATTGCGCGACTATCATCCTCCTACAGACGATGAAAATTTAAGATTTTATATATTGTGCACCCTGCAATGGAAAATCTCGCAACTCGACAAGATCAGGACTCGATTTGAAAATGACAGACAGATCGGTGCCACGCTCCACAAAGATGATCGGTACACGAAATTATTTTTACGATTTCATCCATGGACACCAAGGATCTGCGCGGTCGTCGGATACTACAAAACCCTTCTTGATCAGATTGATAAAGAGTTATGGGATCAGATCTACGAGGTTTTTTATAAAGATCATCGACCGTCGTACAATCCTCCGGGACGGATCGATCTCGATCAGAACATGGATCCGAATGTCCGATATCTCCTTCATCAGAGACCCATCCCGTCGGATGTCTCGTGCCAGAAATTATCGGCGATTGCCAACAATATCAAATCGCGAGCCCCTACACTCGAATCGCTCCCCAAACAGACATTGTTATCATTCCTATCTCCGTCAACCGTACAGATGCTCAAGAATTTCAAGAAAGGGTCAGATTGTGGATCTTTTATCGGATATGGATCCCGCGCTGATTGATCTTGTCGTACAACAATTGGGTACACGACAACTTGTGGTTCCTGTTTTCCAGTACATCCGAGATCAGCAAATCAGAGATGCGTCTCGCATTTCTATTCTCGTTAAGATGATACAAATGCTGAAATCCCCTCCTACGAAAACCGATCCATTATGGGATTCGATCCTTACCAGTAATCCGGACATCCAAAAAGTGGATGCTTTTTTGTCCTCGTGCACACAGCGACAACTCGCACCAGAGATTATCCGGAATCTCTTACAATCCGTATGCCTGCCAACATCGTTCCGGTACACCTCCGTGGCCGATATAGACGGGATTCTACGGGTATTCCCTAACGGACATTCGGAGGATACATATTACTCATGTCAATATCATGTTCAACAGAAAGAAAACGACACCCGTCGGATCGATCTATTTATGACCCTGTTCAGACGCCCGCCCATTATGATCCATTTCCAGATCTGTACCCATTACCTGGCATCCAGCACATCCATCACAAAATCTTTCGTATTTGTCCTGCAAGAAGCAGCGAACGGGTGCACTGTGCGATTGATACCGACTCACTCACAATCGCGGTTACCGGTTGGATCTCGTCCTGCTCGACACCGCGGATGCGTTTACCCTCCCCCTGACACAATCCTATAAAATCGTAGATAGTTATTTCTCAAAGATTCCCACCTATGTCAACACTATCCTCTATATAACAATCCCGAAACTGCTCTCTGGTATCAAACCCGATATTACCATATCGACAAATAGACCGGTTATCGAGGCGCTTGCCGGTGTCGCTCTGTCTTTCATTGAAGATACACTAACAATGATTGCGAATGAGATGGCAATGATCAAACAACTCTTACGGATCCTTTTGTATGATATTTTCCCCTCTGATCAAGAGATGTTGTTGCCCATTCAGCAATCCACACTGCAATCATTGAAGATAGAGGATCATACATCCTGGTGGAGGAGATTCTGGTGGGGAGAGACACAGATCTATCAGATCCCATCTTCATCTATAACATCCAAACAGCAGTTACAAAACATTCTGCCGGTTCGACAATCCTCCCGCATCGAGAAAGGCGATACCCATCAACAGCGGATCTGGCGTGTAGGCCTCAACAAACAACAGGCCAGAGGATTTGAAAAGAATAGCCGTATGCCCATCGATCGTTCCCTTTTTCGATTTTATCAGGAAAATATATATCTCTGTACGAGCCCAACTCGGATATGTAAGTATGGTATCGAAACGACATACAACAATGTCAACTATCAGGGGAATGCGTATGAGTTTAGCATGAGTCAGATGAATATCTCCCAAAACAACGTTGCCATTCTCCGGAAAACGCAGATTTTCTTGGAGGCTTACATCGGCGAACCGATAATACGATCTTCCGGACAAACCAGAAGTTCTAAAAAATCTACCGCATCATCTTCTCTACCAGTCGATCCATCCCAACCTGCTAAGAGTCCATCCCAACCTCCTAAGAGTCCATCTCAATCTCCTAAGGGTCCATCCCAACCTGCTCTGAGTAATTTTCTCCTGCGATTCTCGATCGAGCAAGGCGATGCGGTTTATTCACGATTAAACCCTAGCACGCATATGTCCGTTGTGCTACCTATTTTTTATTATCCAGAGACTTCCGAAGTCACAGCGATCTATTCCGACATTATCAAAAAAATCGTAACACCCCCACAAGATAATACGATAAAAATACGAGGACAGATTCTCCGAGAAATGATCGGACTCGATATCGACAAGGAATTCAATCCATTATTTGGATTTGATATAGCCAATTATTTCCATAAGCTGACATCATCAAATATTCAATCGCTGGCTATTCTGATATTCAGTATACTGAATGAGATTAGTTATTTCATCGTCTACCTCATGAAAAAATCTCAAGTGAAATGGATCAACAAACAGAATCGTCCTAATGTCCTCACTCTCCTGTATACTTCTCTTACACGATCCATCCCTACGAGTCTGCTCGACGCAAATATGCAGGAATTCCTGGATAAACTATTAAAATATCTCAACTTGTACGACATACTTTTTGGGATTGTCCATGTCTTGGTCTCTTTATTCATCATTGTTCCGGGCAGCAAAAAATCATCGAAATAAAGATTTTTTTTAAGTTGAATTAGGTAGATTATATATACATAATCAATCGTGAGGGATTCATTATGCTATGTTCGAATACATCCGTTTTATGCCTATAGGTAAATGATACGATGGAAATCATAATTATCCATATTCTTGAGTACAATAATGTATTGACTCGGTGCAAATGTAAACACAATACCATTTCTTACCTTCAAATCATAATTGGCTGTACTAGCCAATTCCCCAAGCATCTGTTCCGCTACGGAACGAGCAATTATATATTGTATGACAATAGGTTTACCCGGTAAATTACGACCGCTTTTTCGTGTTCTCGCATAGGAAGCCGCCAGTTGAAAATCGGGAGTGACATAAAATCCTTTTCCATACGCTGTCACATGTGCTGTACTGACAGATGTCCCTTCCGCCAATATACCATGACCCTGTCTAGTTTCTAGACTATCATCGGTTGTACCATGGTATAATACATAAAATCGATCCGATTGAGCATTTTGGGTACGACCAAGTTCATCTTTCATTTTGGGGGGTGTAAAAGGTATAGTACTTAAAGTATAGGATGGTATATTCCATGCGGTAAAAAGTTCATGTAAATTCACCGGAACAAGAGGGGAATACGATGGTTTTCTATGTAATTGACTTGAATACGGTCTAGAGCCGGCATCCACTTCATCCACTTTCACTTTCAAATGTTGGATACTCTCTTTCCTAAATTGATCGAGGCGCTTCGATTGTTGAAGGATATGTTGAATCCCACTCGATTTTGAGGGTGAGGATGGTTTCAATGATGTTTCTCCTCGACCACCTCCATACGCATGTCCACTCGATTTTGGGGATGATGATTTCAATGACGGCCCTCGTCGACCACCTCCATACGCATGTCCACTCGTTTTTGGGGGTAAGGATGGTTTCAATGATGTTCCTCCTTGACCAGCACCTCCGTACGCAGGTCTATACGGAAGTCCACTTGTTTTTGGGGGTGAGGATGGTTTCAATGATGTTCCTCCTCGACCACCACCTCCATACGCAGGTCCATTGTAATTTGGAACTCTACCACTCCCATACGCATGTCCACTTGTTTTTGGGGGTGAGGATGGTTTCAATGATGTTCCTCCTTGACCACCACCTCCATACGCAGGTCCATTGTGATTTGGAACTCTACCACTCCCATACGCATGTCCACTTGTTTTTGGGGGTGAGGATACTCTTGGACTGCTTCCGCCAATTGATTTAGGTGGTGTGGGCGGTCGATTATACTGTTGGATAAAAGTATTTGCGATATCCAATTTCTTCGGATCATGTGATCCTGTCTCTCTCGTAAATTCGTTTACATCTACATAAGGAACAGTCCTTGATTTTAATACGTGTAAAAATTTTTGGGGCGTTTTACCTATGAAAATACCCTTCAACGCACCCAGTTTTTCGTTTGCCCGGATCGTACGCAACTCTCGGAGAAATTTTTGTTGTGCTCGTCGTTTTTTCGAATCGTCACCCATTTATTTTTAAAAAAAAAAACATTCACCATTTACGAAATTGATGTTTCCTGTATTTGAATCAATCCATGAACTCCGTTCCGACCCTATCTGGTCTGTCTATATGGATCGTATCTACGATCTATCGACTCTGGAGGATCATGATTTTCCGTTGGACACTGGTCGTTTCGACATGTATTACCTGAATCTTCTCCCTGCCGACTTCCGTGCACGATTATCCATCACAAGTTGTCCATCGCAACGCGGTCAGCTCTACGATCCCGGGGATCTCCTGTTCGGCAATGATCGTCTCTACAAGGACATTGTTGTCCGGTACCCGTTCCCGACCTCCCGCCCGCTCGGCACGGCGCGGATTGATCTCACATTCCCATCGTTCCCATCCAATAGCAAGATCGAGGTATTTCATTCCTGCTGCGATACACCGGACATCGGGTACTGGTTCTATCTCATGCCGGGGAGCGGTATCTTCCTCGATCTAGGGATCACCATGGCCTTTCACGAGAAAACAGACGCCTGGGAGTATTTCACGGGTCGGAAGATCCGTGAACATCCTTCTGTCAATACCATCCAGATGAATCTCGACATTTTTCGCGCGGCCCGTAAACAGAACATCGATTCGATCCAGTATCTCTCTTCTGGCATGACCGCGGGCACCTGCGATGGCCATGGGATCTACACCGTCGAGATCCAATTCATCACGACCGAGAACCAGTACTATGGTCTGTACTGGATGCATATAGGCATCCTGGTCCTGCTCATGATGTTCTTTTTTAATGCGTCCATCATCCTTCTGGGATTGTGCATGATTCTTGTCCCCAGGGAGACGATGAAAACGATTCTCTCCAAATGGACGCTCCGCTCCCATGTCTGCCCATCCCGACATACCAGGATGAAATTGTACAGTGGATGGCAGGGACGTCGGCCGTTCGTGTGCGACGAAAAACATTGCCATTCCCGATTGTCTCTCGCCTGTCAGTCCGATCCTCGTTAGACAGTTCTGAGTCTAATCTGGACAAATCATTCGTTCATCCTGAATGATTTGTTACTCGGAAGATTCTTTTTGTTTTCGTTTCTGGTCGGCCTTGCACGCCTTGCAATTCGAAAAGAGTCCATCCTTGGTCATCTGGCACCTGTAATACTCCTCGTGCGGTTTCACCTGTTCGCACCGGTTGCACCATTTATGCGTCGACGTATCGAATGGGGGCGGGACCACTTGTTTTCTCCTTTTCCGCCGATCCCCGTACACACCGACCAGGTAGCACTCCTTGCACAATCGCGCGTACCCGTCCCTCGTCGATTTATTCTTGAAAAATTGGTGGATCGGCAGCATCCGGCTCTCCTCCGTCCGGTGCGTGATCCCACCGCACCGTTTCATGCGGTCATCGTCTTCATCCTCTTTTTCTTGTTCTTCATTCGTTTCCGGTTCATCCTCCACCCGGTTGCCATTGAATCGATCCAGTTCGTCCTGATGCTCGACCGTGTACTCGATATTCAATACGGTCGCAATGTTCTGTACCTGCCGGATGAGTTCATCGACCGGCACATCGTTGATGAACTCGCGATTGTTCGGGATGAGGTGTTTATTGTACTTCACTTTCATGGCCTTTTCCAACATCAGGTTCTCATTAGTGTACATCAGGAACATCAATTGACAGTAAGGGCTGGATGTGCGGAATCCCGACACACGATCCGAGATATTCCCCGTCTGCCCGATCTTGATCTTGTGATTGCCCGCCTGCCGTTCCTCCTCGGTCGACATGTTCATCAGGTACAGGCAGGATCCCTCGCGCAGTTTGTACTGTTCTTTCCGACGGAGATAATTCTGATGCTTCTGGGCGAGTCGGTTGTACTGTCGTACCATGTATTTATTCTCCGAGGAGAGCGCAATGATGATGTTCTCCGCGCTCTCGATCTTGTTCTTGAGTTCCTCGACAAGAGTCTCGTAGTGTCGCGTAATCTCTTCGTTGGATTTTTCTTGCCCCAACTTGACCTCGTCGGTGATGATCAGTTCACGGATCCATTTGGCCACCTGTATCGAAAACGAGGGATTGCAATACTGCGCGAGATGAATGCCCAGATCGGGATGGACCCATGTGCCCTGCTGATATTTATTCCCACCTTGATGAACCTCTATGACTTTCGTTTCCTCAATCTGCGGGATCGTTTTTTCTAGTTTCTCAATAAGGGCTTTGGTCTCCGGGCTCCGCATCCAATTATCCATGCGTTTTCCCGCGATCATGCACAATTTCGTCGCGTAGATGTACCCGTCCTCTCGCATCGGGATCGTGAATGTGGTGCCGTCCTCCAGTGTCAGTTGGCACTGGAAGATCCCGCGGATCTTGATGAACTGCTTCGCCGTGGTCGTCCTCGCTTGCGTCTCCTGCATCCTTTTTTTCTTAGTAGGATACACATCCTTAGATAGTTTTGGAGGATGATAGATACAAAAATGAAATGCCAAGTCCGTAGTGAATGTGAATAAATCGATCCATGGCAAAGATCAAGCACCCATGTCCTCATCCCGACTGTCCGTACGAGCATAACAGCAAAGTAGCCGTGGAGGAGCATTACAACCGGCATACCGGCCATCGTCCGTTCGCCTGCAATCAGGATGGATGCGACAAGGCGTTCTACACCAAGAGAGATCTTCAGCACCATATTGCACGGCATACAGGCGAATTTGCGCACAAGTGTAAGTCGTGCGATCAGTCTTTTGTCCGATTGGATGCATTGCGACAGCACGAGACCACACATTCGGATGAACGTCCTTTTCGCTGTACCTTTGAAGGGTGCGAGGCGACCTTCAAACGGGAGAGTTATTTGGAGATCCATCGACGAAGCCATACCGGAGAGAAGCCACATGCCTGTGATTTTGAGGAGTGCGGGATGGCCTTTGTGACCTCCAGCCAGTTGGCGGTCCACAAACGCACGCACACGGGCGCGAAACCGTACGCCTGCGATTTCGAGGGGTGCGGAAGGACATTCCGTCAATCGGGCGAACTCAAGACTCATAGACTGCGCCATGAGGGGAAAAAACCATTCGTGTGCGACGTAGAAGGATGCGATTTCGCTACAGTCAGGAGTGATTCTCTCATCCAGCATAAGAGGACGCATTCGGAAGAACGGGATTTTATGTGCACGTTCGAAGGATGCGGACAGGCATTCAAGACGCATAATGCCCTGAGCGGACATATGCGGATCCATTTGAATGAAAGGAGATTCATATGCACAGAAAAAGGATGTGATAAAAAATTTATTTTTCCTTCGGATTTGACGAAACACACAAGGATTCATACCGGCGAAAAACCCTATCCATGCAAGTATGAGAATTGTGATGCCCGATTCGCGCAGCATTCAGGATTAATCTATCATAATATCTCTCACAGCGGAATCAAAGCATTCAAATGTCATATTCCCGACTGCAATCGGACATTCACCCAATCATCCGCAAGGAATCATCACGAACAATTCTTCCACGATAAGCATCGCAAAGAGACGTACATCAAGAAAAAGGAAGAATGGATGGTCCGACTGCTCCAGAAGAATGAGATCGCCTTCGATAGGGAACTCACGATCTCGTTCAAGAATTGCGGGGAGATGGATACCTGGGCACGATTGGATTTTGTCATTTACAAAGAAGATCATCTCATTATCCTGAGTGTCGATGAATTCCAGCATATGGATTACGAAGTGATATGCGATGTGGCACGGATGAGCAAGATCGTGTGTGCCATCCGGGCATCCGGCGATGAGCGTCCGATCCTATGGCTACGCTTCAATCCCGATTTCTTCGCCTGCAATGGTGAGACCAGGAGAGTCCTCAAGAAAGACCGTGAGAATAGGATTCTTCAATGCATCAAAGAATCGAGCACCTTATTGGATCGATACCGGGATGTCTTCATCTATTACCTATACTATGACTGCTATTTTGACCAGGATGATGAGATGTGGAGACCGAATATCATCTTATCGCCCGAATATGACCCTCAATGGGCCGAACTGATCTGTAGGACAATAATTGATTGATGACTGATAGGGGAATATGTTGGAAAAAATATTTATTTTCTTAGACCCAGCAACGAAAAAAAAAAAAGAAATTTTTTTTTCTTGGCACCAATAAAAAAAGCGAGAATATGAGCAATTCGATCTGTACTAGCAATCTTACTAGTGGATTTATTGACCTTGCCACGTATGATGAACTGGAGAAGTACATGTACGGAGGTCCCGATGCGACCGCGTACTTTGTGCGCCAGACACGCAAGGCCACATGGTTCACCCAGGTGCCCGTCGTTCTTAGTCGTGCTTCCGGGACGCCCGGGTTTGGCCAGCAGTGGTCGGTGAGCATTTCGCGCGCGGGTGACTACCTGCTGTACACATGGCTGCGTTTCACCCTGCCCCAGATCACGGCGGCGCCCCCCAAATCTGGCACTGGCGGTGCTAGCATCCAGACCTACCTGTCATGGACGCCGAACCTGGCGCATAATCTCGTCCAAGAGGCCTGCATCACATTCAACGATCTTGTGGCCGCGCGCTTTGATAATTTCCTGCTCGATTTCTGGTCGGCTTTCACGCTGCCCGGATCCAAACAGATCGGGTACGCCAACATGATTGGTACTACCAGCGATCTGATCGATCCTTCGCTCGTCCTGCCTATGAAGACCCTCAATCTGCCTCTTCCTTTCTTCTACGCCCGCGACAGCGGTGTGTCGCTCCCCACGGCCGCCCTCCCCTACAATGACATGCGCCTGAATTTCTCGTTCCGCGGCCTGTTTGATCTGCTGACCGCCTGGGACGTGACCACCCCTGGTGGCGGTGGCACCGTCAGCTACAGCGTCGGTCGTCAAGCCTCGAGCACCGATCTCGTCAATTCCAATGTGGACCTGTCCAATGTCCAGGTGTGGGCCAACTATGCCATTGTGTCCAACGATGAGCGCAAGCGCATGGCCTGCGCGCCCCGCGATATCCTCATCGAGCAGGTGCAGACGGCGCCCCCCCAGACCTACAACCCCAGCACCACCGCGAGCTACGACATCCGTTTCTCGCATGCCATCAAGGTTCTCTTCTTCGCCGTCCAGAACACGACCATCCAGTCGTACTGGTCGAACTACACCACCTCGTCGCCCACCGTGTGCTCCAGCTCCACCGACGGAGGCTACCTCCTGCTCACCGGCTATTTCCCCGGGTCCGATCCCATCGGAGAGACCTCCCTCGTGTACGAGAACACCCAGCGTCTCGCCAACATGGGCAGCGACTACTTCTCGCTCGTCGAGCCCTTCTACGCCGCGCCCTCCATCCCCGTGTACGCCGGCTACCACGTCTACTCCTACTCTCTTGATTTTATCTGCTTAGATCCTCTTGGAAGCACTAACTATGGCAAATTAACCAATGTTTCGATCAACCCTTACGCCAGTCGCGAAGCCCAAGACGCGCAGAACGCCACACCCGGACAGACCTTCCGGTTCATCGTGCTTGCTGTGAACAATAACATAATTCGCATCAGCGGGGGTGAAATTCCACCTAGTGTGCCCCCAACAGTGGACTCCTTTTTCGGTTGCGGATATACCGAGAAAGAAAAAGAGTGTAATTATCCGCTTGTATCGTGTTTTTAAGATACAATATAGAATCCGCTAGTCATCTTCCGAAAACAAGCGAGAAGATGGCGAGACGCCTTATAATGATCGGGGAACCCCTTAGAGCTCCTGTCTACCACTTCACGATGGAAACGTCGTGCAAGGACCACGGTTAATGGCCGTACCCAATGGTAACAACGACAGGAGATTGGGCAATCCGCGGGTAAAGATCCTACGGTTCTATCGAACACGGATCTCCCTCAACGACCGCACGGGCGTCGGCAGATGATGACATCTGCTTGAGATACAGTCTACTCCTCTCCGAAAGGTGAGGTAGTCCTCCAATCTGAAGAAATTCAGCATGGAATGGGCACTAGGTTTCCCTGTACTTTGAGACAAATTATCGTATCTATTTTCAAAAAATTTTTATATGTATACATTACATATAAAATTGAATTATACTTTGATAAGGATCAATATAAATTTTAATGATGAAAGGAATAATTTACAGAATTGTAAATAATCAGACAGATGATATTTATGTCGGATCCACCATTCAATCTATGAAACATAGATTTAAAACGCATAGAAGCAATGCGAACATAAATAAGCCTGGTAGATTATATGAATGCATGAGGGAGCATGGAATCATGAATTTCCAGATTGAATTAATAGAAGAATTAAATATTGGACATCCGTATGAATTAGGCGAGAAAGAGGAGCATTATTACAATCTTTTGAATCCAACTCTGAATATGAGGAGTCCCATTATGAAAAACCGTCGAGAAATTGGTAGGATATATAATTTATATTGGAATGAAGATCAATCCTATTTCTATATCGGGTCAACGCTGAAATATTTGACTCAACGATTGTCGGATCATCGATCGGCTTCCATGAAAGGGACGACACCTATTTACAGATTTATGAGGGAAAAAGGTAGAGATAATTTTTCGATAACATGCATCGAAGACAATGTGCCCGTATCCAATCTGATTCAACGAGAAGATTATTGGATCAAACAGATGAATCCGACGCTCAACAAGAATCTAAATCTCACAATAACCGAACAAGAACGAGATCGTCTGAAATATTTGAAAAATCGAGAGAAGCGTCTGAAACAAGTCAATGATCGTCGTCTCGCAAAATATGATGAAATCAGGGAACAAAAACGACAACATTTCCATGAACAGCAGACTCAGTTAGAAAATGCCGTCATCATCCCGTACGACACGAATCCGTGTTTCACGCAGGACATTCTCCAGAAATACAATCTCCTGAATCTAAAGATTATCGCAAAACGATTCAATCTTACATACTCTCATCGCAAAGATGATCTTATTGAACATATACTCCAGGAACAGTCACGAATCTTTCCAGCATGATGATTCATCTCCAAATGCCAATGTATTCTTAATGATGATAAATTATCATTTAGAATCACTCACTCTACAAAATCAATGGCGTCTTTACATTTTTTGTGGAGATGGATCGAGAATAGTCAGATCCTTCTGCTTAGTAAAGATATAGATCTGATAGTCGAGACCCATACTCAGGGCTTCCTCTCGTCGAAGAAGGATATTCTCTTTATCCTTCTCGAATGTCCATTCGCTCTTGACCTCGATACACCTATTCCACGTGGGGACAAAAATATCCACATAATGCCGGCGTCGTCTGCCATCGGTATCTGTATACCAGATCTCGGGCACTTTGGTGCGATCCGTCTCCACCTCGGATGATTGTAGATCGGGGAAGGATCGGAAAAGATGATCGAGCGCCCACGGTTCGTACCCTTGGACACAACGTTCCGTCCCATCGGGGCACGAATAAGTTTTCTGTTTATAAGAGGATTTCAGATTCTTCTCGGCAATATCGGCTACCTGCATACAGTTCTGAACCCCATGCGATTGTTCCCAGAAATTGGAAATTTTCGTTTTGATCGCATCACTCTGAAATACATTCTCGGCTCCGTATTTTTCTCTATTCGTCTCGCCAATCTGTTCCCGGATATCCTTATTGGCAAACACACAGTCATGACCATAGCGCATCCGATTCGTTTCCGCCATTTTTTCGCGGATATGAGGGACAGATGCGACATGCGGCTGTCCATATTTTTCCATGCATGTCTCTTCCGTCCGAGCCCGAACTTCTGAAGATTTCATGGGATGATCCACCCCATAATTTTCCATCCATGTCGAACGGATCTGATGCTGGATCTCGGGCGAAGCAAATACATGAGAGACGCCGTAATGTTCTTCGACCGTCATTCTCATTTTTTCTTTGATTGTCTCCGATTGGAGAGGATGTTCATGATTGTACCGCTCCAAGCAGGTCTGGCGCACCTTCTCGCGGATCTCGGGCGATTGGAGTGGGTACCTGACACCCAATTTCGCCAGATTCGTCTCTTCTTTTTGCTGTTTGATTGCTGGATCCTGGGAGATGTGATCCATCCCGCGTCTCTCCTGGTTCGTCTTCCGCACCTTCTCTTTGACCTGCTCTGCCTGGAAGGGGCACTCGACACCCCGTCGTTGCAGATTGGTCATCCTCTTCTTTTCCTTGACGGCCTCATCCTGCGAGGGATGCTCGACCCCTCGGCGCTCCAGGTTCGTGTGTCGTGCCTTTTCACATATCTCCTCGCTCTGTCGCGGATTTTCCACTCCATACCGTTCCATCATGGTCTTTTTCATTTTCTCCTGTACAACCTCCGTCTTGGCCACATTATCGACCCCGTATTTCTCCTGAAGAGTCTGTTTCGTCTTTTCCTTCACCGCCTCATTCTGCAAAGAGCACTTCACACCATACTTTTTCTGGATGGCAGCCTCGGATCGTGCCTGGATTTCCTTGTTCTGCATGGGATTCTTGACCCCATACCGTGCCATGTTGGTCGCCTCGGTCTTGCTCTTTCTCGCCTTAAACCCACAGGGTCGGCACAAGGCGCCATTCGCCACCACAAGACGGAAGGATCGTGTCATGGGCTGATGGCACACGGTGCAAAGGCATTCGAGGATCGTATCGCTGCCAATCTTTTCTAGCGTGTGGCGGTTCATCACGGTGATGTTCTTTTCGGCGCACACCTCATCCAACGCCGAGAATGTGTATCTGGACATGTTTCATTAATCTATCCATCATTCCATCATCAATATCAGTTTTTATAGATCTCAATGCCATTCCACGTCAAAAAAGAGAAATTCCAACTAGTTCTCTTTTCTTATTCTTATCATGAAGAGTGACAATGATGGCTCATTCAGAAGATCTCTACATCATTAAAGGCCTTCAAATGGTAGTATCGCCACATTCTCCAAGGTGCTTTCGTATATTTGTTCACCATTATTTACATTGATTGTTAAATTCTTGATGTAGGTTCGTAAGTCTTCATTGTCTTGATCTGCACTGAATCCAATACGATACGCACTGGTCAGCACCTGATCATTTAATGTTATTGTATCTATTGTCGTCCCATTCAATGCAGTGGTCAAAGTGATATTGGGATTACTATTGGGATTATAAATGACATTGCAGGTATATGTATTTCCAACCGTCAAAATATTTTCTCCAGGCTCATTTGAATCTGTTAATCCATATATCACTGGATCCGGACAATCATAGGAACAGGCGATGCGGGTAGTGTTTGTCCCCCAATCCCACTCTGGAATGGTATCATCCTGATAGAAACACAGACCGAAATCAGCACATCTCTGGTTATACACAAAATCGACAGTCACTTCAACTTGTTGATTGGAAGGGATCGTAAAATTGGTAAATACAGGATAACCAGGTTCTCCCGAATCTCCACTAAACCATACACCCGCACTATCCCAACCAAAATTTGTATCCAGAATACCCTCACCCGGACCTCTTCCTTCAAGGTACGAGAGAAAAGGCACAATCGTACGAGAATTATTCTGTTTCATCTGGAGAATCGCAAGTTGTGTCGGCGTGGCGATCGACGCAATGGCGGACGAGGATGGCGTAATGACACACTCGGAAAGCGTCTGACGGATCTGTAACAACTCTGTAGCCGAGAGTGTCAGTGCGCTGACTCCTCGTGGCAGTACACACGTATCCTTGGATACATTTCCGAGCATGGCAATAGCGCTTGGAGAGATGGACTGGATGCTGAATCCACCGATCTCTCTATTGTAAGGCGTGCACGACGATTCACTCATGAATACCCTCTATCATTATAGCAATATTTTTTAAAAAATATTATCTCTTTCTCACATGTCCCTCGTATTTCCGATGAAGACTTCAGTTTTTCTCAATTCATCCTTGAGTTCGAGCACCTCTTTCTGAGACACTACAAGTTGATGCTTGACTGTAAGTAGTTTATTTTCTTTTTCAAGCAAGGCATTCTTCATCTCCAGATTTTCCAGCTTGTACTTTGTGATTTGTAACTGAAGATCGTTCTCTTCGAGGAGTTTCCCAATCATGTCGATGAATTCCTGCAGTTTCCCCGACGGCTTGTAAATCTCTCGTTGTTTCTGATAAGGGTAGCGGTATTTATCGAGAAGGTTATGGATCAGTGTCTCGATACAACCGGACGAGATGGGACAGATCCTGATAAAACGAAACTGAGGATACCTGGATTCACAGCTCATATGTTTCAGTTCTCTCTCGTGTATGCGACAATCGCTTGAACCTATCTTGACAAGACCATGATCGCCCATATAGGCGACATACAGTACAAACTGGTTGTTATACAACAAGGGATTACAGTCCTGTTCTAATGCTTCCGCCTCGAGATCCAGCTCGGTGCGATCAAGGATGGGCAACAACGGCCTCTCGATCCTGACATAACCTTTTGTGAGTATCTCATCCAAGAATCTACTGACCGACACCGCAAAAGGAGGATGAACCCACATGGCAAGATGATATCCGATTTTCCTATGTACCCATGTCCCCTGAAGTCTTCCCTCCTCGTTTAATAATCACCAATTCCGATCGAGAATATTCAGGTTCACTTTTCATAAGTGACACTGATATTATAAATTTCACAGTTTTGATTAATTTTTTCATCGTATTCTATACCAAACAAATGGATACGTTTTTTATGTGTTGGATAATCAAGGGAATACATTAATAACTGACCAACCGCATGTTTCCAATTCATTCCATGTTTGATTTCAATAATTTCTGTATCTATCAATAAGTCAATATACCCACTATCACAACAAACTTCTATTTGACCACCCAATTCAACCTTTAATCGTTTTTGTATATATTTTTCAATGCATTCATATTTATTTATGTAAGGTTTTATATTATATAATGCATGTTCCAATCTATTCCTATTTTCTGATTTTATAAGTATAGTTTATGAATAGTCATACCCCACAAATGAGTTCTTTTATGTTTGCACCTCATGTTGTTAGATAGGGTTGTCGCACAACAATTATGGGTGATCTAAAGAGATGTCTTCCCTAAAGAAAAAAGATATTGTCAAATCCGTACGGCGAACATGTCAACGACCGGCCAGGATACAAAGCGATGCGGGCGGTGCCGGTACACCCTGCCGATGATGCGATTTATGTACCGAGGCAAGATGCATGCCCTCTGCGATACCTGCGCCCACTCCCGCAGTCATCCTCAGAATCGATGCCGAGAGTGTGGCATCCGCGCCTGTTTCAATGTCGAGGGTGAAAGGTACGGCATCTACTGCGCCACGCATAAGAAACCCAATATGGTCGATGTCAAGAATAAACGATGCGAACATACTGGATGCTCAAGACGACCATCTTTCGATGTGGAAGGAGGACGAGGACGGTTTTGTGCGGATCATCGAGAACCGAATATGGTCGATGTCAAGCATAAACGATGCGAACATATTGGATGCTCAAGACAACCAGTTTTCGATGTGGAAGGAGGACGAGGACGGTTTTGTGCCGACCATCGAGAACCGAATATGGTCGATGTCAAGAATAAACGGTGCGAACATACCGGATGCTCAAGACGACCATCTTTCGATGTGGAAGGAGGACGAGGACGGTTTTGTGCGGATCATCGAGAACCGAATATGGTCGATGTCAAGAATAAACGATGCGAACATACCGGATGCTCAAGACGACCATCTTTCGATGTGGAAGGAGGACGAGGACGGTTTTGTGCGGATCATCGAGAACCGAATATGGTCGATGTCAAGAATAAACGATGCGAGCATACCGGATGCTCAAGACATCCAGTTTTCGATATGGAAGGAGGACGAGGACGGTTTTGTGCGGATCATCGAGAACCGAATATGGTCGATGTCAAGCATAAACGATGCGAGCATACCGGATGCTCAAGACATCCAGTTTTCGATGTGGAAGGAGGACGAGGACGGTTTTGTGCCGACCATCGAGAACCGAATATGGTCGATGTCAAGAATAAACGGTGCGAACATACCGGATGCTCAAGACAACCATCTTTCGATGTGGAAAGAGGACGAGGACGGTTTTGTGCGGATCATCGAGAACCGAATATGGTCGATGTCAAGAATAAACGATGCGAATGCGGGAAACGGGCGTCGTATGGCATTCCCTGTAATCCACTGACCGCATGTACCCAGCACAAGGAAGACGGCATGATCCAGAACCCATCACGGCGCTGTCGGAAGAAAGATTGCCCTAATATGGCGGAGTATGGCGTCCAGATACCCCTGCATTGCGAACAGCACAAGACCGAACACGACATCTCCCTGATTGAGCGCCCATGCACCAAATGCGGACGATTGGATCGGTTGCGGGACGGTCTGTGCGTGAATTACTGCTGTCTCGACGAGGACAGCCATCGCTACCGTCGCCATCAGAAATTCCGTGAGAAACGTGTCCTCGAGATGCTCACCGCGCATTATCGTCGGCCGGACGCGGTCGGTAAGAAAGTGTCCTACGCGTGCGGCCAACGGCACGCCGAAGAGAAAGAGATCGAGTACGATCACGGCACGCACAAGATCTTTGTCGAGGTGGATGAGAACCAGCACCGGTCGTACTGCGCCGAGGGCGAGATCAAGAGGATGATCAACATCTTTGGCGATGAGGGGGGTGTGCCCGTACTCTTCCTCCGGTACAATCCGGATCCCTCCCGATCGAACAAGACGCCCCGGGCCAAACGCGAACAGGAAGTGATCCGGTGGCTGCGGCACTATGAGGACGTCTCGCACCTCCATGGTCATCCTCTCTCGGTGCACTACCTGTACTATGACCACGGTCTCGACGGGAAAAATTACTCCATCCCTGTTGATCATGTCCCTTCGGAATATCCATGCCCGCAGTGCAAGACGTCCTTCTGGATCCCGTCCTATTTTGAAGATCACCAGAAAACATGTTGGACCATGATCGATCGAACAACATGAATCCTAAAGAACGGATGATCGTACCATGTTCAAGACAATATATACAGATGGATGATTCATCTGTATAGAAATCCCATCGACTTTTTCTCATCTCGAACAGTCATAGGTCGTACAGGATGGAGATCTGTCGCATGAAATGATAGATGTGGTACGAGGAGTAATCGTACTGATCCATAAACAATTGGATCCGATTGAGGTGCGTCTGATAGGTGTCCGCTTGTTTAAACGCGTAGTGAGAAGGAAAAAGATGGTGGAACGGTTCGCGCAGACGTTCTTGGATGAAGATGAAGAGTTCCAATCGCGAGATGAGTTCCTCCAGGCGGTTCGAGAAGATGTACCCTTCTTCCAGGGAATCGTACGCGGCCCAGAAGAACAGGTCTTTCCAGGACTCGTCTTCCTTCTTGGCAATCTCCTGAAAGGCCCGGAACAGGAACGTCCCCCTCGACATTTCGCGACAGATGTACTCAAACAGGTACCCGTCTTTCCACGGGAGATCGAGCAGGAGCATGATCCTCGAATACGGGTAAAAACTAGTGATCCAGTCGTACAGGTACTGGATGGCGTACTGATCGGACGAGAGAGACGAAGGTGTGACATTGGCGTAGACGGGGAATTGCGCCATGATCTCCCGGGTCACAAATTCTTCGCGCGGGAACCAGTCGGCGCCCATCTGTGCGAGCCACCCATCGATCTGCCCGCTATCGATCGATTCGTGCGTAAACGGGAAGACGTGTGTTTTTTTGATAATGTCCATGTACGAGGCGTGGAACAAGAACCGGTTCTCGTGAGAAGAGAATGATAGGGAATGGGAGGTAGGGATCTCGTACCACTCGTTCATCATCGGTGTCGGAAGTTTCTGGCACTCCTCATCGGCCTCTGTCTTGCGTTTGGCGATGATCTCTTCCAGGTGCGCCGTCGAAAAGGTCAGATCGTTATCCCATTGTTTGCGTAGCCGAGAGAATAGGGGCGAGGGAGACGAGACCTGATGGATGGCAGGGAGTGTCAGCACATGATCCACGATGGAGAGACCGCGCGCGACAAGGAGATGGAGGACATTGTCCACCGACAGCCCGTATTTCTCAGAGATGGACAGGATGAATGCTAAGGGATGGAGGATCTCGATCCGGTGATTTTTTTTTTCATTCATGTTGAGCATGACCATGTTGACATCGACCATGGGAAATTGGATCCACCATTCGAGTTTACGGATGGCCTCGGCCGTGAAAAGCGCCTGGAGTATGTAGAAATGATAGAGATTGAATCCGCACAACCCGATATAGTTACAGTCGATCGGGAAACGGAGCATCGTCTCGATATTTTTTTTCTCTCGCTCCCAATCATCCATGTGGATAAAGGCATTCCAGAGGAGGGGGGTCAGGAAGGGCATGCCCTGATCCGTGATGCCGTTCGTATCCACTTTTTTTTCCAGGCATGGCAGTATATCCCTGGTGCCCAGCAGACTCAATACGAGGAGATTGCAATTCTTGAATGTCGTCGATGGCAGATATTTCATCGGTTCTATTCCTTCTACTTGTCTCAGATCGATAGCCCGTCTTATGGGAAAATCATCACGATAAAAATCTTCAATATGCATCATTATTTACTATATAAATATAATAAAATCATCGAGCGGAATCGCTCCGTGTTTTTTTTTCGGCAAATTCTACATTCTTGTCGTTTTCGCGTCCAGAGTAGGTATGGATGATCGAGATGATGTCGTCGGTGAGTTCCTGTTCGGATGATCCATACAGCGTTTCTTCGACAATGCGGAGTTGTGTCCCATTTTTTTCAAAGATGAATCGTAGGAGATCGAACGCGAACCGGCACAACCGATCCTTGTGCGCAATCACGAGTTTTTTGAGATGTCCGGACATGGAACGTTCGAGGAGGATCTGGAGTCCTTTGCGTTTCCAGTTTGTGCCCGAGGTGATGTCGGAAATGAGCTCGTGATCCGGGAAATCGGCGCGGAACATGTCCTGCTGTCGTTCGAGTTCAATCATCTGTTTAGGAGTAGAGACGCGCGCGTAACAACATTTTTGATTGGGTATCGGTGGATCCTCCTCTGGTGGAGTGATGATGCCCAATATATCTCGGATATCCTGGAGATGATAGTATCGGTGTCCGGATGGGATCTTAATCATGCGGATCTTGCCCGTATCGCCCCAGCCGCGCAGCGTGCCCGACGATAAATGCAATGTCTGTACAATGACACGGGGCGGCACATAATCACCATCGGGAATCAACATCGGTGGATTCCTCCCATTCATGTATAATTTAATGTTCCAACTCTTATCCTTAAATCATTCATTCGAAAAATGAATTGTTATCATGGGATGGGAATTGGATGTAGGACGAGTACTGAAATTGATTTTTTTTTCGTGAATAAACAGGGAAATGCCAAATACCGATCATTTTCAGGTCCATCCGGACTTTTTCTCGAGCCGAGAAGAAGGACGGGCGATTGTGCGTCAGAACACGAATCCGCGGTACAAGTTTTTCCGACAGACGCATTTTACGGCGGGCGATTATGAACAATTTCTGGAGTTCTGGGATCGAGGAACACATCGGAAGATTTGCCACGCGCAGGACGGATCAACGATCCGATCGTGCCCCCTGTACAAGGATCTTTCAACGGATGATATCATCCACACCTTTGAGTATATTTTTCACAAATTCAAAAAAGGGATCTTTGTGAAGATTATCGACAACGAGGTAAAAACATTCCTCCCGTTCAGCAAGATCGATTACATGAACGAGTGGTCGGATCGGATCCGGGTGGATCCAGGTAAGTACCCGAAGGGCGTCTTCTCCTTATTGGAGAAATGCGCCGATCCCTATCCGTACGATAAGAACAAGATCCATTACATGATGGATCATTGGTACGCCAATAACGGGTTGTTGCGGTACGAATACCCCATCTCGGAGAATGATTCGGGGATCTCGACGCTCCGCGACATGCTGCTGACACTGGCGAAAGAGCGCGAGATCCCCGATTGTGAATTTTTCATCAACAAACGGGATTTCCCGATCCTGCACCGGGAGGGTCGTGAGGCCTACGATGCGATCTTCGGGGAGAGTCCGCTCCTCTCTCACAAATACGACAAGTACTGCCCCATCCTCGGCATGACCACGACGGACGATCATGCGGACATCCCCATCCCTACCTGGGACGATTGGGCGCGCGTATCGTACCCGGAAAAAATGTTTGGAAAAGATTTTATCGAGTACCCTGATATCCCGATCATCCCGTTCCGAGACAAGATCCCGTCGGCGGTGTTTCGCGGCGCGTCCACGGGATTAGGAACGACGTCCGCAACCAATCCGAGGTTGTTCTTCGCCCTCCTTTCCATGGAGGGCAGGAAAGACGAGGACGGTCATCCGTTCCTGGATTGTGGGATCACGAAATGGAATTGCCGCCCGCGATGCACGGCCGGTGGCATGTACGATACCATCGATCCATCCCTGAGACATAAAATCCCGCTCGCATCGTTTCTGACCCACAAAGAACAGGCGCAATACAAGTACATCCTCCACCTCCCCGGTCATTCGGAGGCGTACCGTCTGTCCGTGGAGTTGGCGATGGGGAGCGTGATATTATTGTACCCTTGCCGTTACAAACTCTGGTACACCGATCAATTGCTACCGTACGTCCATTATGTGCCGATCGATCCATCACGCGCGGAGGATATCTACGAGAAGATCCAATGGTGCAAAACGCACGAAACCGAGTGCGAACAGATTACAATGAACGCCCGTCGATTCTATGAGGAGCGATTATCCAGAACAGCCATCCTGGATCGTATGCGGGATGTGCTGTGTGGCATCCAGCAACAGACGGGATTGATTGTTTTTCCTCCTCGTCACATGAAAGAATTCCAATACTCTTTACAGAGTGAATCCCTCCGGATCGAAAACATCATCTTGCGGAATAAGATGTACACATCCCTGATCCCCGCCGAGAAAGATATGCGCCACCTCCACCCGCGCACATTCCAGATCATCCTGCACCATCTCCCACCGGAGTACATTCTCGGAAAAATACGCAATACCCCCATCCTCAAACAGAGTCGGAGCATGGAACTCCGACGGATCGAGATTATGGGACGATCGTTGTGCATCAAGACGCCCATCCATGCGTCAGAGTACAATCTGACCCACGAATGTTTCATCGGTCAGATCGGATTGAATCGAGTGGCGAATGTCTGTCCATTTGTCGTGTTCACCTATGGACGGTGGGAGAACCATATCGTGACGGATATGGTCGAAGGAAAGACGCTGGAGACGATGCTCCATGAGATTCCCACGGAAAAGATTCTGTTCTTTTTCATCTCTATCTTGCAACAACTGAGTCTCATCCTCCAATTCCTCCAGAGCGAGTACGGGTTCATCCATTATGATTGTTATCCGTGGAATATCATGATCTGTCCGAACACGACCCATCGAATATTCCATTTCCCCATGGATACCCGGACCGTCCGGTATTGCCCGGAGTATTATCCTGTCCTCATTGATTTTGGGAAAAGTCATCTTCTTTACCAAAATTCGCATTTCGTGAATGTTTCCCCTTTCCATCTCCATCTTCATCAGGACATTCTCTCGATTTTTATCGCCGGACTCTACATCATCCTTCATCATCACAAGATCCCTCGTTCTGATATTGGGCGTGTCGTTCAATTGATGAATTATCTAGGCAAAACATCCTTTACGAATTACAAACATTTCGAACACATGAGGGATATCAAGGTGTTCCTCAAGACTAAAAAAAAATATTCCAATATCCTCCTGAATGATAAGCAGGATTACAAGGATCATCCTCCCATCAAGATATTCAATACGATCCATCCTCCTATGAAATGCCAGATGGTGGATCGCGTGTGCGATCTCCATATCCTCATCGAGACTCATTATTCGAGACAGTTTGTGCTCTATGAATTGCACAAAGCGTCTGGTATAGAATTCCCGATCGATCGTGGATCACCGTCTCACAACAACGGCCAGAATCTGATCCACCGGTTCTTCAAGATGTACATCGATTATTGTCTATGCGCCATTTTCAAGACGGATCAGCAGGTGCTGCTCCGGCAGATGGAATCGTTGAGTCAACAACAATGGGATCTCCCTCCATCGATCCATCCGGCGATTATCTGTGATTTGCCACGATTTTTTTCTCATCCCGACATCACCAAGATGATGCGATTGCCATTGTGCTTATCGACGAATCATTATTTCGAGAGACACAAGATTTTCACGATCCTCCTTCACGCAACATCCGTCATCCCGAATCTTTCTCTCTTGCGCGAACGATTGATGGAGATGTTTCGGGATTATACGCCGAGCATCCTCGGGATGAATCGTCATCATGCCTCGCTCAGTCATTTATCCCGGTACCGTCGATGGTGTGCCGAAGAATGAATTCATGCAAAAAAAACGAGATTGGCATTTTGTTGGATCGGACTGGATGAACTGAATAATGGGTTCTGCGGGAACCGTCTGCTGTCGAGATTCGTCTGCATCGTCCGCAACAAGGATAGAGGAGTGGCCGATGTTTTCAATGAATTGATGGACGTGAGGAGCGACCAGGTCATGGCGCCCGATGCTTTCCCATTGATCGTGGCATCGTAACTGTACTGAGTATCGAGACACCCGCTGATGCAATAGATGTTGGGACACGTCAGTTGTTTTGTATTTTCGCGGAGGAGATTTTTTGTGTCCATGCAGTAGGGAAGATCAAACACTGTCCCGCTATGGCACGAATCCGAGACAATGTACAATCGCTGATTGGGTTTTAATCGAGAAAGGATCGAGAATAATTCATCATCGACGATATTGATGAAATCGAGCGAGACCCATGTCTCGTCGCGCCCGTCTTTTTCTTCCCGATCGCGATCGGTCAGGTTCGATCCGTGTCCGCTGTAGGACAATGTCTTGACCTCGGTCGGACTGTCGATGAGCGCCTGGACAGCCCGGAGGATATTCTGTTTTGTGGGTTTCGTGGCTGTATCATCCGTGAGCATTGTGATATCCGTGTAGCCGTACGACGATCGTAATAGTGTCGCGATGTTGTTGGCATCGGCGATACACCCCCTCAATTCAGCGCGCGTTCCCCTGTAATTGATGCCGATACAGAGCGCCGATCGAGAAGGTAGTGCGCGCGTCAACAAAGATTGTTGATGGGACTGCTGAGTCTTTAATTGCTCCAGTTCGGATTTAAGAGCCTGAATCGATGCTTCCATCGCGTTGAAACGCGACATCATTGTCTTGGGATCCATCAATCTCCTATCATAGAACAATATTTTTCATTCTGTCAATCATTAGATCATTTTTTTTTCTTGTGAAAAAAGAAATGGAAAGGAATCTGAATCTGCTCGAGGTACGGCCGTCGTCGATCCGGAATGCGGGACTGGGTTGTTTTGCGGGCACCGTGATCCCGGAGGGGACGATCATGGGACCGTATCAGGGTCGGCACATGACGGCACGACAGAGGGCCCGTGTGAACGATGGGAGTTACATCTGGAAGATCGACGAGAATCATTTTGTGGATGCGAACCGGTACGAAAAGAACAACCCGTTGCGGTACGTCAACGGGACAAAAACACCCCATCAGAAGAAAAAAACCAACTGCATCGTAAAATTCCTCGGACCGGAGGACAAGAAAGAGGTGTACTACATGACCACCCGGACAATCCCCCGTGGCGAAGAACTTCTCATCTCGTACGGCAAACATTATTTCTGAGTGATCATTGTCGGTACATCACGTCAAACTGTGTGATATTGCCCGCAAACAACGTCTCAAAAAGGTGACGGGCTTTGGAGAGGTCCAAATCGGGCGAACAGCAGAACAGATCCAAGATGATTTTGCCCGTTTCGACAAACGTGTGCGCCGAAAAATGACTCTCGGAGAGCAAGTATAGGAGGGTGGCGCCCCACGGCTGGAACTGGTGATGACATTCGGCCATGACGTGCAGATCCATGGCGCGGATAAATGCCATCATTGTCTCTCGCAACGATCCGACATAGCAGAGAAGGTCATGATTATGGATCTGAGAGATGGTCACCAGCAGATGGCAACCTCCCTGTGCGTGAACTGTCGTATCGACCATGGATTATACTTTTATGCTCGTAAAACTGGTTTCATTTTTCAATGATGGACTGGCTAACAACTCATCGGTCGCAGGAAAAGCATCTCGATCGCATAGAGGATAAAGATAATGTTGCTGATCCAGCACCACATGCTGCCGAACGTCCCGTGGCGCACAAATAGGTAGAAACAGATGAGGTAGAAGGATAAAAATACAGGACGATCCAAAATAGAAAAAGAATAGGGAATGCCGTAATAGGCCATCGGAGATGACCATTCGAGGCCACCGCAACTTTCTGATCCCATGTTTGTACCAGCGCGACCAGCAGCAATATGCCGGCCAAAACATAGCCTATCGTTCGATGTGGGGGCCGAAAATGCCAGATAAGCAGGATCAATTCTAGAGCAAGGACGACGGTGATGAGACGGGATGTATTTTTGGCGTCGAGCCATTTTTTCCAGTACAGACCTTCCACCGCCTGCACCGACGCAAAAACGGCGAGGAAACACAGCCAGGAGAGGGGGCGTTCCCGATAGATAGTACATGAGGAGGATGGTCGAGATGGCGAAATAGAATGTCCCAAAAGAGATTTTTTCGTTCCAGCACATTTATTCTCGACATAAAATGAAAAATCTAAATATTTTCATTTCCATCAAGAAAAGAGATGAAAGGATTCATGTCCTTCCTGATGCCGTTCTGGTACCCGATCATGACCACAGATCATCTGTCGACGCGGTCCATCCATCCTGTTATGATTATGGATATGCCGTGCGTGCTGTACACCAAGAATGAATCGTCGATCGTCTGTCATTCGGATATCTGCCCTCATATGGGCGGGAGTTTTGCGAGAGGTGGGTGGCTGACGGAACATCAGAATCTCTGTTGCCCATACCATGGTTTTGAGTTTGACAGGGGGCATTATCTGGGCATCTCCATCAAGGATCGGACGCTGCGGGCGCGCAAACCGATGGCTCGTCCGATGCTCCCCCTCTATCCCACCATGGATTATAATGGGTACATCTACATGTATCCGTTCCATGAGGAACGAGAAGAGGAGGTGCCGCGACCGTATTTCCCCCCGGAACATTACAACGAGGAATTTACCATGATCCAAGGGATGCGGACACTCGAATGTCCGATCGACAACCTGGTGGAGAACCTGCTGGACATGGTCCACATCAGTTTTGTGCACAGTTTCGGAAATAAAGAATTGCCGCTCCCCACCAACATCCATTACGAGGAGACGGACGAACGCGCGGGGAAGACGACGTTCGAGTACGAGCCCAATACAATGACCATCTCGAAACAGATTGGGAACCGGGACAGGGTGATTGTGGAGAACGAATTCTACCTGCCCACCACGACGCTCACGCGCGTCACGGCGGGTAATATCGTCAAGACGGTTTTCACGCAGACGATCCCGATCACCCCGAACCGGACCGTCCTGTTCTGGACGGTCTACCGGAATTTCTGGAAAGATCCGTACACGCCGCAATTTACCTGGATCGGCGACCAGATCCTGCGGTTTTTAATGGAAAAAACCATCGACGAGGATGAATCGATCCTCTCGCGCGCCTACTCGCACGCGAGGAAAGGATTCCTGACCAAATACGACGTCACGATCCGGATGTACCGGGAAAAACGCGAACGATTCCGAACGAGCCATTAAGGACATTGAGTATTGTCAAAAAAAAAATCAGAATTTCGGTGTAGGTGTAGGTGTAGGAATCGGCATACATCTCAATAATTTTTTATCATCGGGTATTTCTTGCCATGTTGTCCCGGGACAGCATGTTACCGTTTTTTGAGGATCATAATCTGCCTTTGATAGCTTACCCACATCTTGACATCTCGCCGATGGATTCAAAGATTCGTAATGATTCGGATTCGGATTCGGATTCGGATTCGGATTCGGATTCGGATTCGGATTCGGATTCGGTGTAGGAACTGGATAACATTTCATGAAATTGGGATTTGTAGGCACTCTTTGCCATGTCGTTCCGGGACAGCATGTTGCCGTTTTTTGAGGATCATAACCTACCCTAGATATCTGACTCGGTTGGTCACATCTCGACGATGGATTCAAAGATTCATAATTATTCGGATTTGGTGTGGGAATTGGCAAACAGCTCATAAAATTTGTATTGCCGGGTATTTCTTGCCATGTGTTCCCGGGACAACATCTTGTCGTTTTTTGAGGATCATAATAGGCTTTAGGCACCATATCCAATGGATCGATACATCGCGCCGATCTCGTCGGAGTCGGAGTGAAATCTTCTCGGTTCGTGTTGTACGGCGTCATTTTCAGTGGCCAGGACATTGGTTTGTTTTTTACATAAGGAAAAAAAAAATCATCCATAATTTTTTGAAATGTACAACAGCAGTAAAAAAAAAAATCTACAATAAAACCATGAAATTCAGCCCGACGCAGTACCGATCCATGCTCATCCTATTTATCCTGTGGAGCATCCTTCTGATCTGGGAGGCGCTCGTGATTGTCATACTTTTCCCGATATTCTATATAGCGTTCCCAGCGCCGTTTTCGTTTAATTTTCGCCTGAGCAATCACATCGCTGCAAATCCACAAAACGATCTCACAAATCATATAGATCTTTCGAATCGGCACCGGTTCATCCGATCCTTGTGCAAGAATCGAAATAGTCTGATATTTAATGGAATAGGTAATATTACGGGTCCTCCAAATCTGGATATGAGGACAGAATACAATACTGAGAATACGGCAAGGAATGGACCACCACCAATCGTGATAACTCCAAACATGTTGAATGGTGTTAATAATGCCGCACCTCCTCAGAATCTTCCTAATTTTATAGGTACTGATCCTAACGTCAATCCCCCCAGTTATTTCATACGACCCTTCAGTATATGGGATAATAATGCCACTGTAGCGAATCAGTGTTCCATCAATGGCGAATACGGTAATCAGCCGTTGACGCGCGCGTCGGTCGGCGAGGCGTTGCCGTACCCCATCACGGCGCTGGTTCCGATCATGATCCTCCACATGTGCATCTTCTTTTTCATCCTCCGGTTGGACATCCTTGAAGAACTCAACACGCAACAGCGTGCCCAGATCTCATTGTGGTCCAACCTCGTCGTCTCCATCATTCTGATCTTCTTCTTGGCGGGATATTGTTTCATGATGGATCCCGCGGATTACTGGGGTACCGGGAGTCCTCGCTTTCTGCGGATCTTCCTGATGCTGTTTGTCCTGGGCGATTTCATCCTGTCGTTCACCAGCATGCACTACATGTACACGATCCTCACGGTCTGACCTGTCGCATCTGCAGTTTCCGCAGACGACGGATCCGTCGTCGCAGGATCCTCGAATCGAGCAGACGGCAGTCGATCTCGTCGACCATGCCCATCTCGGCCATGAACTGCGCCTGCTGGTTGTAGAGAAACTGGTTGAAAGGGGTGTAGCTGGCGGCCATCCGGAGATGCGAGAGCATGGCGAGCGGCCGCCTGCAGTAGGGACAGAGAGGGATGGTCAGACAATCGACGCATCGTCTGCAGATACGTTTTTCCACACAGCAGGGAAGATGAACAAAATCATCGCCGGGCAGGTATTCGTAGCAGATGTTGCATTCGCATAGAGATGTCGATCCATGATCCTCCATATATTTTATTGAAGCCAATAAAATAGAATCCCACATCTATACCAAAAAAAAATTTATGCAGAATATTCTTTTATGAAATGTTCCATATCAATCACTTTTGCAAAGTCTTTAACCCTCACCGCCTGATACGACCTGTACGCGCACATGATCGAACCGGATACGATCCTGCCAATCAGCAGTACAATCGCATAACTCAAGGATGCCATCTGGCATATCAATATATATTGTGAATATTTCGAGAGTGCGATGGCCGCATAATCATCCTTGGTGAAAATCAGAGTGGTCACGAACCATTGGACGACTGCAAAAACAACTGCGAGATACGTGAATAGAGAATAATCAAATACCATGGCCTTCTTGACCTTGTCATGGTGCGGACCGCTGTACTGGTAGACGGCAGGACTTTTCTTCATCAACTGCAGGTACCTTTCGTGCCGGTCGGGGAGCAGCACATGTTTTGTGTTTGTTGAGGTCCGCGACGATCGTATGAAATAGAACATCTCGATATCTAATGGGGGTATCTGTATCAATAGCATCAGGAATAGCACGGACAGAATGCTGTTCCAGATGATGATGTTCTTCCGCTGTTTCCCTCTGGACGTGATGAGATTAATCTTATGGGTGTAAAGATGGACGATGATGCTGAGCGCCCACGAGAGGATACCTACGATAATCATCATCACCGCAATCACAATGTACTGCGCGTACAAGAGTCGTTGTGGTGAGATGCGCATGAAAAAGTTGGCCGACATATTTTATAATTATTTTTTTTTTTCTTGAGAGAATAAATGGCTGCTATATACTCTAAACATAAGGAAATCGTCTTTGCTGCATTTCTGCTCTTAGTCGTTCATCTCCTGGTATCTTTCGGATTTACGACCGCACCGTTCAAGGACATCAAAGACTACAAAAAATATGGTCAGATAGGTTGGATCGTCTCAACTGTAGTCGTTTCTATCGCCGCCGTGCTGATCGGTTTGACCTTATACCAGAAGGAGAAATAAATCATCGTCATTGTCAATGAACATGCCGGCGCAGGACATGCAGGAGCGCGTGCAGGATCTCGCAATCGAACCGGTTGTACTGTTCCAGCACCGAGCGGATGACCGGATCGTGCGTCCGGAAATACTGTTGCGCCAGCCGGATGGATTCCTCGCCATCGGCGCACCCCGACGGCTGCCGGATGGTGATGAGGCCGTGCCGGTAGAGCGCCGCCGCGATATGTTTCAGCTTGAAATCAAACAGACCACGGATCAGGACAGGCCCCTCGACAAAAATGGTGTGAAGATCGATCGCGTCATCAAAAAGATTATCGAGGTGTGTCAATCCCTGGACGCGGCACCGTTCTTTCCAGAATGATTTTTCGGCATAGAAATAGGCGACACGCCCCCCATCTTCCTGGAATTTCCTCAGGCGATCATCGATGCGCTGCATGAGCGCGCGCTCGCTGGGGAGCGAGATGTCGTCCCCCCATTCCATCCGGTAGCCTCCTTCCTCGCTGAAATACCCGCACAAGTAGATGCATTTGTCGTAGTCCGTCTCGAAATCGACAAAACACCACGGCCGAGTTTCATTCTCACAGAGAAAATGGAATCGTTCCGTGAGCGAGGACGGCACATCGATGATAGTATCATCGTCTCGTTCGTTCAGATGGATCATCTTCTCAATGATCTGTTGATACTTCGACGGCATCATGCCCGATAGGGCGGGGAGAAAACGAGGATCGTCCCAGCGGTAAATATCGGCGCATCGCAATCGATTCCGGCGTTTGTTGCCGCACTGCCAGATCATGGACGGATCGTGCACGGACTGTGCAGTCGTCTGTTTGCGATATTCGGCCTCCGGCTCGAGCGCAAAGAATGGTGTATATTTCGCCTTGAGATTCGGATGGAGACGCCCGTTCGATTCTTCAACGCGCAAAAAACCGAGTCCGTTCAGGATCGCACGGGTGCGATGGATGTTTTTTATGTCCTCACGACGGTTCCGTCGATCCTCCGATCCATAGAATGAACGACCGTCGATCCGGATGGCATCCGTGTGGATCCACGACGCCATGCGGATTTTTTTCACCGTCGCGAGCATCATCCTGGCCAGCATACATCCCCAATCAGGATCGTCGGCGTATTGCGAGAGACGGTACCCAGAAAGATGGATCCGGTATTTGCCATCTTTTTCGCGGATCAAGAAATCCACAGGAAAACAGATCCCGAGACGCCGATCCATCATCAGGATATTGGGAATCACATCCTTTTTCCCGAGACGATCGATCCAATCACGGTTCTTCCTCGTTGTCTCCTCCTCTGCCGGGAGGAGCACTTTTTCTCGCAATCGCGGCGTCCACAAGTAATGACTCCAATCGTGGTACAGGGTAGGTACCATGGCATGATCAAATAACATGATTATCATTTGATTGCGTATCTAAAGAGGAGATATTTCATTTTTATGACAGAGAATCATCGTTGGTGTTTCTGCTGTGGTGGTGCGGATGCTCCGTCACATTATGATAGTGCTATGGGTTGTTTGAATAATGTGTCGATATATTTTTTAGTATCCTGTAGGTAGATCTCGATGGAAGATTTACGAGTAGGAGCGATACCTTTTGATCGTAAAAATTGATTGAATCCTTCCAATGAATAATCGCGGATGCTCGTTGTCTCCATGTACTCCTTCAGATTCTCCATCAATTCACGATTCCTATCTCTGGATTCAAAAAAGCCTGATAAATTATGGAGAGATCTCAATAGAGGGTCTGCCCGTATCTGCCATTCGCGAGCAACAAACGGTTTGTATGGACCCAGATCATCGTGGGTCGCATAGATTCGTGCTTGTCTCAACTGTGATCTTCTCTGATCCGTCTTATAATCATCAATCCTCTTTTTAAGATATTGTTTTACAGGACCTTGCTTGATTCGTGGGAAACGATTGGCAACTAAATAATCATTGAATCGTTGGATCGAATACTCTTGGACAGGATGATTTTGAAGATATATTGTCAAATACTCAATGATTGGTTGGGCATCGGCTATTGTACCCAATGAGACAAGATCTTGTCGGATTATATGTTTCTGAGGTTTTCCCAGACGGATATGCGATTGTCTCCTTTTCGGTGCCGACATTTTTCTTTTATTATCATAAAAAAATAAATTTCGCATCAATCAATCAGAGAACAGACACCGGCGCAGCACGGGCAGTTCCCATTGCAGCAATCGCAACGATCCTCGGGATCGAGTTCTTCGCATTCGCCATCGTAGACACATCCCTCGCAGCAGATGTGCTCCTCGACGATCGGCGGGCTTTCATCGACGAGGGTCAGGTTGGCCAGTTTCTCTGTCAATTGATCCTCTGGGAGATCCTTGCACCGGGCGTGCGGGTTCGATCGTGATACGGGGCTGAAACACCAATCCTCATCGTCCGCATCGTTATGCTCCCAGATGCAATAATTGGCGTGGCACGCGTCCATGTTTATCTGTGACAGACAGACAGTCGTATCTGTTTACTCTCGTTTTTCTTCTTCGTTATCTGTAGATAGATCAGTTTTCACAAATACCGACTCGATGCACGGCATACAGAGCTGGACCGCGATATTCGTCCCGAACGAATTATCGGTGTACAAGATCTTGCGGATATCTCCGCAGAGACAGCAATACCCTTCCCCAGCAGTAATAAAAATGAGTTCATTGCCAATCACCTGGTGGATATTGGTCTCCTCGTCCGTTCCCACATTCTGATAGGGATTCTCATCGGCATGCAGGAAGACCGTCGTTCCCTCGTCCTCGGACGACATATCTTCCATCAGAGTGCGGATCGTCTCCATCTTTTTCTCGTTCATTCTGTTTTATTCGTTGTGATTTTTTTGTGCGAGAGATCAATGGCGGGCGGTGCATATCGAGGAGATAGAATGTCCGCAGGATGTGGAGATCCATACTAGAGAGGAAAAAAAAGATGCGGTGGAACAGGGAATGGATCGGAGAATGGCGAGGGAAGGCGAGGATCTCATCGACAAAAGGGGCGCTGAGAAAGAACATATGATCCATCCTGAACAGGAGACTCTCCGGGTTCGGATCAAAGTAGGTGATGGACGCGATTGTCGATGGATCGATGATCGTGTAGAATGTGCTCCGCACCCCGACGATCCGTGGATGATAGAGAAGATCCATCGAATACCAGGGAGCGATCCGCAGGAACCGATCCGGATGTCGCTGGACAATGTACGAATGGGCGTACTCGGTGATGCGACAGTGTTTGCGCCGATTCCATTCCGACAGACGGGATGAGACGATTTTCATCCATTCCATGTTTTCTTGGTGCCCAAAAAAAATTTGGCAACGACATCAGACTCTTTCCGAGAAACTGATTCTAGATCCTACCGGAAATAGAATCATATGGATTGTTCCTCACGGATGTGCACATGAAATGACAGGATGAAAAAACCCAGATCATCATCGTCCTCGTGCATCTCCTGTGCACTGCGTCGGAGTATTGTGCGCAAGGATGCATCGGTGCAGACGGATCCGTATCCGTCCATCTCCGAGACGGACCATGACACACAGGTGATGGAGTTGCGCGTGCCTGTCATCAGGATAGAAGGTCAATTATCGTACAATATCACAGCCATCCGCGACGTGTGCCCCACCCTCGTGGAAGGGATCACAACGGATTGGTGGTCTCCACAGGGCGATTCGGCTCTATGTCATCTCCTCCGGGCGGATCAGGCTCGATTCTTTTGCAAATGGATCCGCGCAGAATCATGTTATGGTCTTAGTGGTCAGGATGACCTCATGATGCGACGGACACGGCATCGATTGTACATCTTCCATTTCATTGTGGATCCATAATCTGTTTGGATATTCCAATGAAATTAAATAAAAAAAATGTATCCTATAAGAAATGTCGACGCCTCGACCTCATTCGGCCGGTCTCCAGATACTGCCGACGTACCCGTTCGGCCCGACGGCTCACTCGATCCGCACGGCCTCGCCGACGATCGTGCAGACCACCGTTATCCAGAATCCTCCACCGTCACCGCCACCGCAACCACAGCCGCATTCGCAATCATCACAACCGATCATTATCATCCAGAATCCTCCGAATATTTCTCATCATCCGCAGCCGTACCAGGATAATTTCTGTTACCCGTCGGCGTGCTACAGGAATCCGTGCACAAACGCGTACTACACGCCCCGTTTCGTCTGCCCGCCGCGACCGGTGTGCTACTACCCCGTTCGTAATTTTCGTTGAAAAAAAAAATAAATAAATAAATAAATGAATAATGGTATGACTGCTCCTGCTCTTGCTCTTGCTCCTGCTCCTGCTCCTGCTCCTGCTCTTGCTCCTGCTCCTGCTCTTGCCAATAGAATCAGAAATGCTGCCAGTACAGCAGCTAGTCTCAATAGAGAGGTACTCGTTGCTGATATGATTCCAAAGACAATCAATCCTCTCGTGATTGCGTACATTCTATATTTTGTCATCCTGGGCGTCTCGGCGGGGTACACCATCAAACTGGTCTCGATCCAGAAAGGACTCGGGCGGTACATGGCGTCTCTCCCACCCAACTACTCCAAATCTGTGCGGTTTGCTCAAGACGCCGGCGAGGCGCTCGCCGTTACCTATACGGTGATTGCATTCGGGATCCTTGTGTTAATCATCTTCAAGAAGGGTCAACTCAATGATATAAGTCCATCTCTCATTGCATTTTTGACATTCGCAAATTTTATATTCCAGATCGTTAGTTTCGGCGCCCTAAACCAGTCGCCCGAGTATAAAGAGGCCCGGGACGTCATGGGTTCCAATCATCTCAAAGTCTATCAGGCGTTCAATGGCATCGGTATCGTCTGTTCGCTGATACTCATGGTAATTAATGGACTGAATGCATATAAACCCGCAGGACAACCAGCACAATCACCACAACCAGTAACTCAACCAGTATCTGTATCAAATCCTATCCTTGCTTAATCGTAGAGAAATAACTGAATCCATCATATATGGACAGACGAAAGAACGAATGATGTGATGGCGAGGGCAAATCCGCCCCAGATCGTATCCACGACGGCGACCTTGAGCGAATACTTGTACAGGGTGGTGTAATTGGTGAAATTATAGGTGCCGTACACAATATAGCCCAATAGCAGCCCGCGGAGACAAGCGGTCGCGGGGGAGGCCGGGCGTTCCATGGCTATGAGCGACGCCAGGAGCAGCCAGACAAGGATGGCGCTCCACGTCCGGACGACAATCTTTTTCTGGATCGCCATGAACTGCGGTTTGTAGATGCGATCGAACGAGATCCAGAGCCAGAGACCGTCCAGACAGACGAGGCACAGGAAGGCGATAAAGACACGGTACAAGAATCGGGTGTGCAACATTTATTTCTGGAAAGAAATAAATAAATGTTATCGGATTTTCTGCAGAAGCAGGCCTTGTTGGCAAGACGGCATGTGCCCTTCCGGATCCTGACGCTCTATCACGCGACCGACCGAAAGAATGTCCGGTCGATTTTCCGCGATGGATTCCATCGTGGCGATCCGAAAGGAAAACCACGGGCGTTCGGTCCGTTCATCTATTTTACACAGCATCCGGACAAGAACATCCGTCATTATCTCCATCGCAAGGGAGAGGCGGCCATCATTGTCTCGATGGTCATCATCGCCAACGAGAGACCGACTTCCAGCGACACATCCACGATCGTGAACGGCACTTCCAAAGCACAGCATACAGAGATGCCCAAAGGCCATTACGCACTGTACGCCGATGTCGAGGACGACATCATCTGGTGCATCGACGATCCCGCGCTCATCCTCCCGGTGGGATGGTGTACCGCGCGTTTATCGCCGACGCGGACCATTGTCCGCGGAGAGATTCATGACCGTGCATGAAACAGCGTCTCCGAGAGGAGCGTGTTCGGGCCGCTCTTGTTCTTCAGGAAGATGCGATGGTAGCGGTTCTTGACAATCTCGTGGATGCGGAATTCGTTGTGCATCCGTTCAAACATGATGGTCGTATTCAGATCGTGGCGGGGCGTGGGCTGATGGCCGAAATACCAGATGCCCTTCCAGATGTAGCCCTTGTTGTTGGGCATGGTCTCGAGGTTCTTCCGGATGTAATCCGGGAGAGTCGCATCCTGCTTGCATATCCAATCCCATTCCCGTTTCATATGGTACTGGAGGCTCCGGTCCGCGCGTCGGATCTTGTTCTCCTCGCGGTAAAAGGCGTCCAATTTTTCCTTGTTCTCGGTCGTCTCCTGGATAAGTTTGGTCTTGATCGAATTCTTGGCCTGGAGAAGGATGGCATCCTGCTGTTCCTGCAAATACTGCTGGTAGCGCGGCGTATCCTCGTCGTCGAGTTCTTTCTTGAGGAGTTCGATCTTCTGGTCGAATTGTTCCAGGTTGCTGCCGGAACTCCGGCGGCTCGCCTGATCCCGGAAGCGCTCGAACTGACGGATCTCGTTCTGGATGAGTTTCTGATAGTGCGATCGCAGGTTGGTAGTCGACATGTGTCTTTATCTTATTTGGAATGAATCTAAAGATTCAAAATCAGTTTTTGGAAAAAAATACATTACACGAGACATGCGAATTGTATAAAATAGGAGAGCATGGTGGCATACAGGATCCAATAGGGCCAGGGTATCGAGGAAACATCGTTATGTCTCTGATACAGTTCCCACATGAGGATATTCATAAACACAATCAGGGTGAGAAACATCATATTGTTCCGGCGCCGAGGTCCGGGTTTTGTGTACTGGAGGAGCATGACCATCATGAAAAAGAACGAAAACCCGAGAAAGACCACGGCCGTTTGATAATCCATATTTATTGAATCATGGGAAAAAAAAAATTGTCAAACAATATGCGGTGTATCGTTGGCGAGTCGTCGCTGGAGATGCTTGAATTTTTGATCAATCTGTTCAGAAAGACGAGATGTGGAGGGTAAGATCCTCCTCAAAAGAGATCCCAAAAGATGGCGCTGTTTCGACATCCCATAGACGTGTTGCATCAGTGTTTTTTGTCCCATCGATGCGAGGATTCTCTGTTTCTGTCTGGCTTTTTGTGCAGCAGAGCCGAGCAAGATCCGTTTTGCAATGAGGAATACAATGAGGAATTTATGAACCAATTCTGGACACTGTGAGGATTTGAGGATCGCATCATGCAAGTGTTCATAGATTTTGTCTCGATCGTCTTTTGAGATGGGAGCATCGAGTTTTTCCATGATAAAATCCGTAAAACGTGCTAATGACTCATAAGCATCGTCTGTGCAACGATCGATTGTTGTCACAGAATTGTGGGATACATTGACCAGATAATTTCTCTGTGCCTGATCCGGTGTTTGCGCCCGTTCTCGTATCAATCGACGCTCATCAGGAAATTTCCTCAATAACCTGTACATATCGATCTGACGTACAAATTCTGGATCTTGATACAATTGTTGGAGGATCGTGTCCATATGTTGTACAATCTGTTTATACTCTCTTACGTACTGTTGGCGAAAACGTTGATAGGAATCCATTCCGTAATCATACGCATCCTTCCCTCCTCGATCCGAATACATGAGCCTATGGTTCCAGATCATAATGATGATCAATCCTAGCACATAGAGATCTTGTCGTTGGAATCGATCCGCGGATGTTGGGCGTCGCATCATCTTTTCGTAGCGTTCTTGTAAAGGAGAGAACAGGAACGACGGTTCGGTGTAAGGAGCCGTTGTGGCGCACTGGGATGGAACTTTAGAATCGAAACTACGATCAAAATCGATAATTTTTACGATATCCCCAGGAAGGATCAGTATATTATCGGGTTTCAGATCGCACACCGCAATACCATTTGCATGAATATGCTCGATGGCATCGATCAATTGCAGGATGATGTGTTTCCGTCGTGCTTTTGTCGGATCGGACCGGCACCAGTCGATCAGTGTCTGTGACAACGGATCGTATTGTAGGAATAGATGAGAAGGATTCTGATGCGAAAGGAGCCATTCGAGGAGGAAGAGTCGGGGCCCAAGTGTTTGATAGATATGAATTTCGATGGGATCGGTCTGTTTCCGCACAAATAATTGTTCTTTCCCATCACGATGTTCGACAAAAAAAGACCATTTGGATCCGCTCATGCCTTGTGATCGTCGGACATTCGTGGTTGGTTCTAAATAATGGATCTCACCTGATGAGTCATGACAAGTCTGCATGTTTATCATATGAAACAACAAAAAAATGATTTTGGAGTCATTATCGTTGTGAAAAATAAAATGGAGACTCTCGTGGCGGAATGGCACAAGGCGCGAGAGGAATTGCACGATGCGGAGGCGCGGGTCGACAAGATGAAACAAAAAGTCCAAGACTACATGATCCGTCATCAGATGGAATCGTACGAGGATGGTCGATTCCAGATCAAGAAACAGGTGCAGCAGCGATCCCTCATGACCAAAAAAATGATCCCGCCCGAGATCTGGGAGCGGTACGCGCTCCCGCAGCGGATCGAATTCTTGCAATTAATTGAAAAAAAAAAAAATTAAAATCGAGTAATAAGGGATGGAATTACACGGTGAGACGCCAGTGCGACATTCGGAGGAATATGTCGTTGCCAAGACCGCGGTCGGCATCTCCGAGACCACGACAGTATCGAACGGACGGTGCAGTCGCTGCAGGAAAAAGTCTCTTCTCATGGTCGATTGCCGGTACTGTCATGGGACATTCTGTCTCCACGACCGACATCCCGAGGTCCATCAGTGTCAGAATCTGCATCCGGAAAAAATAGTGCTGGAACGGGTAGAGCCCAAGAAAATTGACAAAATCTGATGTTTTTGAAAAAAAAATCATGGAAAAGAAATGAATGGATTGCGATACAAGACATTTCTTTTCGACGGCACTGTTTTTTTTGATGTACCCTCCCTCGACAATGGGGCACTGACGATCGAGCCTTTACCGGGACGGCGACGGATTTCCAGAATTATGGCGATACACCGACCAATTTTGGGACCTACCAGTACACGCCCGAGAATACGACCGTGTCCCGTCCGAATTCCACCCGATCATAGGAGAAAAAAAAAACAAATGCACCGATCAGGAGATCTACCGGCCGATCAACGGTGCAAAACGGACGTACTGTGGCGATCCCGAACGATTCCGAGCAATCCTGCGTTAAGGATTCCACGGGGTCTGTAAGGATGGTTTCAGTATAATCCTAGTGGGCGGTGCGGGAGTGTACTGGCCGATCGTGTAGCAGTACTGGACCATGTCGGCGGGACCGAGGACGTAGCGCACCCGAAAAGCGGGTGTCCGCGCACGAGGTGTCTGGCAGTAATAGGGCATTTTTTCTATCTATTATAATTTTTTTTATAAATTTATAATTTATAAATGTACGGATTTCCACTGGATGTCAAGAAACGCATCCCGCAATATCTCCTGCCGCAGCAAAAACTCGCCCTCGCCCTGACCAACAAGGAGGCCCACGAATGGATAGAGCCCGATCTGATCCGGGAGATCATCCGGCACCTGCCCGCCCGCCAGCGCCACCTGCGCCTCCAGAAAAATCCGCAGGAACGCGAACTCTTCCTGCGACCCAAAGACTTTATCGCCCTCCTCGATTGGGATCGGTTCCCGGATGTTTTTAAACTGCTCGAGACGATGGATCCGCAGAAGGAACGCGCCAAGATCTCGGCCATTGAAAAAAAATTAGAAGAAAAGATACTGGATTATCAGTTCAAGAAGCATCTGAAAAACGTGCTGATTCAAAAATACCTGGAGTACCTAAGGGATCGGCGTCACGATCGGTTCCGCCAGCTCCGCGCGCGCGCCAAGAACGCGGAGATCCGCTCCCGATTGATCGGCGAGTACCTGCGCCTGACGGACGACGAATCCCTCGAACAATTATTGCTCGAGGAGGATCTGCTCCCGTCGGTGGCGGCGGCGCTGAGCGGGAGAAGACGACGGGCGACGGTGCCCCGATGAGATGTGGGGAAAGAGTGAAAGAGAGAATTGATGCATGGCCACATCGGACCATCTCGAATGCATGGTTGTATAAAAAACATGATCCAACCAATGGACGTGTTTCTGGATGAAACACGCACAATGATGACAGGGCCGGCTCATGCCGAGTCTGCCCGTGGCGGAGATCCGCATATTGATGAGGTACAATCTGCCGGGAATGATATGATGACGCCTGTACCGACGAAATATGCGCAGCGCGTCCACCTCGGAATGAACCGAATCATGATTGGATCCGGCGAGAAGCACTCGATGACGGGTCGTGATGAATGTAAAATGTGTCTTCTCATCGATGGGGGCCAGCGACTTTTATGAGGAGTCGTGCCTGGACTTGTTTCTGGATCGGGAAAGGCATCTCGATGCGCCGCAGACGAGGATCGGCGCGGAATCCGTCCATGATGCTCTCCAACAACACCTCGTTCATTCGTCCAATGAATTTATATCCCTGCGAGATAAAATCTTAAATCAGTTTGGGATCTTGATAAATAACGATCCGAGAGATGAACGATTTCAGTTTATACCAGTTTGACTGATTTTTTTATTTCTGTGTCAAATTATTAAATGAGCGATGCCTTGATACACTGTCTTGACATTAAATCTCCATCGTTTTTGGGAATATTTCCCTATTGGAATAATGAAATCGTCAGACAGATTAATAATTCACCTGAACCTATAGAGACAATACAACGACTCAAAAAATCCATGATACTCCGTTCAATGAGAGATTGTATGACATCCCAAAAACGAGCACTGGATGACAAAGCCATACTACAATCTTCTATCCAAAAACAACAGAAGCGTCCATCGCGAGTACCACAAACAAACACCACATCACCATTTCGACTCCAAAAACAACAGAACCATCGATCGCGAGTACCAACAATAAATCAGATACTCAAACAATTTGGACAAATCCGTCAACAATTATGGTCCGGCCTACGCGCGGCATGTTCGGAATGGAACGTGTGTCGAGATGCAGACGATACTCCCTACCGGATGCTACGACGTCTGGACGACGAGGTTGCCAAAGGGGATGATGAAGATGGGATGAAAACATGGAACCAGTTGTCCGCTGAGTTTCAGGATGCTTACGATAAACTCATCGGGTTAGGAGTGATTCGCCATGATCAGTACAGAGTGAGAAATGATGGGAAAAATACTCTTATAGAGATTGATGGAACGGATCAATTGCGGAGTCTGGCGACACTTGATCCTATCGCTCAACGACAAAAAGTCCATGCGCCCATCATTACCTTGAATGCGTCGTTACAAATAACATTGGATCATCCAGAATTATTACCCATTCTGAAAGTACTCGTCATACTGTATGCAATCACAGACGGTCAAATGCCGAGAGCGCAGGGTGATCACAGAGAAATGATGATGGCTGACAGTGTATGGAAAAAACTTACACCGTTTATATTCGATGGAGGACGCAATATTGAGCAGAATACTGATCAAGACAACCGTCAGGCGCTCCGTCAGTACCAGTCTTTCCAAAATATTCTGTTTGCCAATGATCTAAAGGCTGAATATGTGAATTTTCAGTTCTGGACCAAAGAATTATCCTCGCCCCAGGTTGGATATGTAGCCGATATACATCTCATTCTGCAACAATCGGCCGATGGATCTTATACACTGGATACTATAACGTTTCGGAATACATCCCCCACCGAATTTAAGAAATCGCATTGGATATTTAGTCTGTACTGGGGTGTAGGGAAGAATGCGCACGAGAATGGACTCATCTATACAAATGGGACATTTTATTATATTGAACCGAATGGGGCGGTATCTGGAAATCTTTATGTACAGAATAGGGATTTTAAGAGGATATGGCAAAATTTGATGAAGGCTTTTAATGGGGTATTTCGACCGAATACGACTGTTCGATTTGATGTAGACAGACTGCCCGTATTTTTATTGAATCTTTTGGACAAAGATGGTGGATTTCGAGCATTCCGAAGATTCCAGCCGGTTGTGCAGGGACGGAACTTGACACATCGAGGCGAGACCGGGGGGTATTGTTTTTCAATCACTCTCTTTATCCTCCAACTATTCCGACAGAATTGCTATGAGGGGCAGGACGCATGGACATCCGAGAGATTACAGCTGATGCTCGATACCTACCTGGTCATCAGCACGGCCACAGATGAGATTCAGTATGAAATACGAGGATTCAATGTGTCTGCGATGCGCACCTTGAAGGCATTGCGACGTATAAAGATCGCAGTATCATCTGTGCAGAAAGATCCTACATCACGGAGACGTCGACTGATGCCTCGAAAACGTAGTATTCAACAACTGATTGAAAAATTCTATCTATTGGGAATACATGATCAGGAAATCCCAAAGGATCTGATTTCACAAATCATCCAATACATTGGGGATACGGATAAAGAGATACAGATAAAGCGCAAACAACTCGATCAATCATTCAAACGGTTCATGGAAATGGACCTCATAGAATATATATCGGACTTGTGTAAAACGATGTCTCAAAATATTTCCGACATTATCCATTTGAAACATTTCCGTAATGAATTTGATTATGCACGTCGCGTACTACCTGTATTCAAAAAGGTATTCTCTACTATCCTACCTGAACCATTACTACGAGAGATAGACAGGGTAGGTGAGCATCAGTTTCCCAAATGGCATGACGTGTTTTATCGATTGGAGAATAATCTTTTGAAAAACGAATTACAGAGACGTCTAGATGCTGCCATCGAATCATTTTGGAATGGAGATGTTCGTCGTAACGATGATGTATTGATAAAAAATCTAGAACTCTTACAGAATCATCCTGATCCGGAGATTCAACGTACAAAAACTCTCCTCCTGAATCCGCATACAATCATAGGATCGTCCGAGGCCGAGATCGAGGCTTGGCTCCGACGTATATTCGCAACACAAAAACGTTTTTTACAGGACCGCCCGAAACATAGAGTGGAAAGAATCTTGAATGCAGCGTGGAAAAATATGTTCCAGGAACATATCAAGGCCGTCATGGGAAAAAAAGGGAGAGACACAGATACGGTGGGACAGATGTTGGACAATTGGAAACGACAACTCCTACAGAGTCGGGCATAGGATGCGGTAATTATTCCTAATCCCAGAAAACTGATTAGGAATGGATGAAAAAAGACGAGACCATCGAATTTAGGGGGCAAATACAAGACTGTCGAGGTTTGTGGAGTAGTGGGGAGGCAGACGGTTGTAGTTGCGGAGGTAGGCCCTATCGTAGGGGGAGCGATTCTTGAGGGCGAGGTAGATGGAGGTGCAGGATTTGCAGGGCGTCTGCGTGTCGCCGGTCTCCTGGACGGACGCCATCTGGGGGGCGCTGAGGCAGTTGGTATCGCCGTTGCAGCCATTGAAATTCTCGCGCACCATGACAGGACGCTGATGAGGTTGCGCGCATCTCTGGTAGTATTGTTGCATAGTCCTTTTCTTCTATCTATCGATAAAAAAAATTTCTTTTTTTTTTTTTGAAAAAGAGATGAGAAGAAAATAGAGATGTGCGGCATCTTTGTGTTTCTCCAAAAAAAGACGGGATCGTCCGATATCCGTCAAGAAATGATCCGTGGTTTGCGGACGATCCTCAATCGTGGCTATGATTCAATCGGAATCTCGTTTGTAGGTCCGGATATACTGCTCAAGACATGCGAGAGCATGACAGAAATCGAAACCCGACTCATGGCGATCCCCACAACGTCTCGGAACGGCATGGGACATACCCGGTGGGCGACGCATGGAGAGGTCAACCTCACCAACTGTCACCCGCACACGTCCGAGGACGGGCGTTTCCTGATTGTCCATAATGGGATCCTGAAGAACGATCATGTGTTTTCAGGATGGCTGCGACAGGCCGGGATCGTGTTGCGGTCGGCGACGGATTCCGAGATGATTGTCCAATGGATCGGACATTCTGTGAAAGAACGACCGACGGATATCGAGTTGTGCGTGCGCGAGATGATCGATCGGATGGAAGGGAATTTCGCATTTGTCCTCCAGGATACCACCACGCCCGACCGGATTTATTGCGGTCGCCGGGGGAATCCATTATTGATCGGTCGTCGGGAGGATGCCATACTCATCTGTTCCGAAAAGAGCGGGCTTATCGGATGCGATCAGATCCTGGAACCCTTTGAAGATCATGTGATGGTTCTCACCGCCCAGTCGCGATTACGACAGGAGGATGGTCTCTTCCTGACTCCCATGCCCATGATCGATTCGGAACCGGAATCTCCGAGAGACGCGAGCTGGACGGCGAAAGAGATCCGCGAACAGCCCGGAGTGGTCGAAACCATCCTCGCGGCGCGCGTGACGACAGGAGGAGAGATTGTGTTCCACGAGTGGGACGATCTGAGGCGCCGGTGCAGGGAGGGGCGCCATTTATTCCTGGTCGGATGCGGGACGTCGTACAATGCGGCGCTGGCCTCCTGCCACTGGTTCCGGGAGAGCGGGATGTTCGAGACGGTCCAGGCGCACGACGCCGTAGATTTTGATATGGACATCCTGCCAACCCATGGGGAGGTGATATGGCTGTTCATCTCGCAATCCGGGGAGACGCTGGATCTCCTTGTGCTCTTTGAAAAATTGCCGCCGTCTTCCCTCGTGATTGGATTCTTCAATGTCGAGGAATCCTTGTTGTGGCGCCGGTGTGATTATTCTCTCAACATCATGGCAGGACACGAACGGGGTGTGGCTTCGACAAAATCATTCACCTGCCAGGTATTGCACCTCTATCTCTTCAGTCGATGGCTCGAAGGACGGACCATCGATGCGGAGGTACGCCGCCTTCCCGATCGTCTCCGGGAGGTCATCCGCCGATTCCCCTCCCTCGATCGATGGAAAGACCTTATGGGCAGCATCCATTCCATGCTCGTTCTCGGCAGACGGAACGGATGGATCGCCGCGATCGAATCCTCGCTCAAGATGAAGGAACTCTCCCGGATCCACACCGAAGCGTATTCATCAGGAAGTCTGAAGCACGGCCCATTCGCGCTCCTCGATGAGAACATGCCCGTGCTCTACATCCACACCGAAGACAATCAGAACGAAAAGACCATCCTCTCCCTCCGAGAGATCCTGTCGAGGAAATCCTCCGTCTTCCTTCTTGCCCCCGCCTCCATCACCGGATTTCCCTTCTTCACGGATCCTCATCTCCACCTTATCACATACCCGCCCCATCCTATCATGGGATTCCTGTTCCCCATCCTCCTCCTCCAGGAATTATCGATCCGTCTCGCCATCGCAAAAGGATTCTGCGTCGATTTTCCTCGGAATCTCGCCAAGACTGTGACCGTGGAGTAAAAATAATTTAAATTTAAAAAACAAAATAATAAATGAGTCAAAGATTTCCCGTCATCGGATTGCAGACAGCCCAAAAATCGCAATTCTCTCACATCATCAAGACGCGTGTCAAACGGGGAGAGAAGATCGATGTCTCCAGCCTTCCCGATCCGAACCGGAAAGAGAAGGAATACACCTACAAAGAATTGAACAAGGGTGACATCTATCGACTGATTATGGATAATCGTGAATTGGTGGTCAAAGGCGATCGTGGACTGCAAGGAGAAAAAGGCGATCCAGGCCCGGAGGGACCGACAGGTCCCAATGGACCTCCCGGTGAGGAGGGGCCGCCTGGGCAGGAAGGCCCGCCGGGCCCGACGGGACCGCGCGGGGAGAAAGGAGATCCCGGCGGGCCGACGGGACCGATCGGCCCTAAAGGGCCCAAGGGCGATCGTGGACCGGCCGGTCTGCCCATCCGCGGGCCCAAGGGCGATCCGGGACAGGTCATCCTTGTCCAGCAAAAGGACGGGGGTGTCATCGAGGAGGGCGTCATCGAACTGAAAGGCAAACTCCTCATCCAGGATCAGGACGTGATGGAACTCCTCACCGCCCTCCAGAACCGGATCACGGAACTGGAATCCAGGATACCCCGATCGGATCAATAAAGATGTGGAGGGAACACCAATACATGCTGTTGACATACGACAGGATGACCGGGTCGACCATAAATCGCCGTTTTATTGCAATTATCATGGACACAGTTGGGATGAGATGGTCGTGGTGCTGGTCGTGGTGCAGAAGATGCCGAGTGTGGAGGTCGTGATTGTGATTGTATGATCAAAGGTCGTGATGGTCGTGTATGCGATTGTCGTGCAAGAGTTTTCGATTTTGATTGTTGTGCGGACGATTTTGATGATTGTGGTGGTGTCTGTGATGATTGTCGCGCAGAAGATGCCGGTTGTCGTGCAAGAGTTTTCGATTTTGATGGTTGTGATTGTGTCTGTGTCTGTGATGATTGTGATGATCGTCGCGCAGAAGATGCCGATTGTGGTTTCGATAGAATTGCAAATGGATCTTGATAGTATTGTTGCATGAGAGGATAAAGGACATGATCAGGCAATGATGCAAACGGATCGTCAGTAGGTGGATTCATTTATGAGAGTACAGATATTTTTTCGGATCAAAAAAAATATCTCATTGGATCGTTCGCAAGAGTCGGATCACACCCAATTGATTGTTGCGCGATGCATTGCTCAGCGTCCATTTCCGATTGATGGGCTTGTCATGATCCATCAGGAAACGGATAATCTCTACATGCCCCCAGAGGGCGGCCCAGGCCGCGGCGCTGTCGCAGAATGGGTACCCCTGCTCATGCCACCATTCGACAAAATCGAGCCGTCCTTTCGATGCGGCAGAGGCGACCGTATGAGAATGGATCGGGCATCCATCCCGGATCATCCTCGAGATGTACGATGTGTCCAATGTGCTGCCGGAGACCTCCAGGACGACACTGATGTCGTGCGATGTCAACGGACAGCCATGCGTCCACAACCATTCGGCGAGGCGGAGCAGACCGCGACGGAAAGCCACGCGCAGGACATGATGTGCCGGGAAGATTTTGTGCTGATAGAAAAACTCCATCATCTCCATCGCATCCATTTCTTTCTCAATCTTGATGGAGTCCATAAGGTACAGGTAGACATCGCTCGTAAAAATACCGCGATGAGTGTGAACCCAGCGGATGAGATGCAGATCCAGGGTGCGGACGATCTCTTTCTGATCCGCGAAAAAGACGAGTTTGCATTCTCGTATCAAGGGCACGTCGGAGGGTAGAGATCGGATCTGATGTCGCCACGGATAGAATTCCTCAAACGGTTCCATCATAAAAAAATCGCATCGTCGCAGGAGATAGGCGAGATTGTCCTTCCGGATGACCATCGCCGACGGATGATCAAAAACAATCGCAAATTGATCCTTCGGCAGACCCAATTCGCGGAAAAGCCTCGATCGCGTGAAATCAAGAATTGTCATCTGCATCATAAAAAAATAGCGGTTGAGTCAGTTCCCGTTCTGGGATCAATCGATTTCTCATTTCTTTCTCTCTATCTGTGTGCTAAGAATCTATATCTATGCGTGCGCATCAAACTGTGCCTCAGATCATCCTATGAGTCTGCATGTCCGAGGCAAAGACCGGAATGGACATCTTGAACTGCTTGCGCATCTTCTCGCAGGCGCTATTCGCGTACGAAAAAAGCTCGTCGCAGCCCTTATCGGCGGTGGGACCATCGATCTCTCCCGCGAGATACTGGCGCATGACCTCCTGGATGTTGGTCATCATCGTCTCGAGGATCTGATAATAGCGCCGGAACTTCTCCTCCTGGCGCGTGGCCTTGTAGAGGCGGGTGCGGAGCATGATCCGATCGATGAGACCGCGGAGGTAGGCGACACCATGCGTCTGGAAGAGTTCCTGGCGCTGGTTGTACTTGCGGTGGACCGCCGGCATGGTGACATGCTCGATATGATTGATCAGGCGGTGCGTGTCCGAGAGTTTCTTCTCAATCTCGGCCGACTCACGATTCGCCTGGATGCGTTGGCGGATCTGATGATAGGTGGGCATGCCCCCGCAGACCACATCCCCGGGCTGGCGAGGGATGATGCCGTTCGCCCTCTGGCGACGCTGGAAATCATAGAACTCCGGGTTGTGGATCGGACCATTCAGGATGTTCCCGGTATTCCACGAGAAGGCCGTCTGGCAGGCGACACACCACATCTGATCGCACCCCTGCGTCTTGAAGATGCCCATCTTGCACTTGGGGCAGTTGCGCGTATTCTCGCGGAGGAGTCGGACCGTATCAATATCGTCCTGGGCGCACTCGTGGGGCGCATCCCTCTGGAATCCCTTATCGCCGTGGCACTGGGGGCAGAAGAAATGCTCGCAGAGCCCGCACTTGTACCCGGTCGAGACTCGGCCACGGCAATCGGTCCGTGGGCAGGCGAGGAAGAAATCGGCGCGCGCCACGGCCTCAATCTTATTCTCGCCACGAAGAACCCGGTAATAACGATTTTGTTGCCGTATCATCTCCAACCGGGCCTCCTTGTAGATCCGCCGGGCCTCCTGGTACTCCTTCAAGGCCTCCTCCGCCCGGATCTCAAACGCGGCGCGCTCCTGGTACTGCCCGATCTCGGCCTCCGCCTGGATCAAGAGGGCCTCGGCCTGGTGCTCCTTGAAATCCTTGTCCATAAAGGACCGGCTCAGTTTGGAGCGCAGGAACTCCATATTCCACTCGGTCTTGCAGGACATGCACCGCGGGATGATGGTATTCTCGATGAGATACCTCTCCACGCACTTCTGGCATGCCGAATGCCCGCAATAGAGGCACTCCACCTCCTTGCGGTACGATCCGTTGAATTTTGTGATGCAGATGGAACACTCCATTTTATCTGTCAGACAAGATTTCCATATGTCAGTTTTTTCATCCCCACAATTCTCCACAAACTTCCACATGGAAATCAGTTTTGATCACAATGACACGGGTTTAAGGACATGGACGCAAAAAGGAGAAAACATGAGCAAGAAAGGTCAGCCGTGGACAACCGAGGAGGAGAAGGACATGCTGGACCGGTTGAGGATGGGGGCGGGATTCGAGACGGTCGCGCGCGAGCACGAACGGACGGTCAAGGCCATCCAGTGGAGGTGGGGCATGCACTGCCAGCGGAGGATCCAGAGGGAATCGATCGATCCGTCGCGTCTCGCGCGAGAATTCCACACGAGCCCTGAAATACTCTCCGAGATCTTGGAACAAATGAAACCTTCTCCGTCCACATCGAGTACAAGCACGAGTACAAGCGCAAGCGCAAACACAAAACTCCTGGAGGACAAGATCGACAGGATGTACGACCTGCTCCTGAAAATTGCCAAGACACAGAAAAAAATATTGCTCCGTTCTGATAAAAAATAAATGAAACTCTGGCACTATGTGTGCATGGTGGCAACCCTGTACCTGTTGTTCACATTCGCCGAATGGTTCATGCACCGTTACATGATGCACAACCGGATCGATCTGCCGTACCTGCGCTCGTTCCATGAATCTCACATCCTCCATCATTCAATCACCGGACCCGACATGACCTCACAATGTCACGATCGTATGCACGACGATCTATGTTTCCAACCCATCAGCATCATTATTATTTTCATCATATCCTGTCTCGTGATCATCCCTCTTTTTTCACAGTGGTTCCCTGTCTATGTCCTCGTCGGTCATATCGCACTGTTCACGCTGGTGGAGATTGTGCTGTGGAATACATTGCACAGCTACATCCACCATGTCCGGTACGACTTTTCTCCGTGTTTTTTGCGGAACCACGAGATACCGATCCCCATCCACAACCCGTACATCCGATGGGTCATCTCCAACCATCGAGCCCATCATTTTTTCAAGGGGACGGACAAGGGAAATTTCAACGTCGTCTTCCCTGGCGCCGATTTCATCATGGGAACGCACAATCAGATACCATAATCGTCAGCATCGATGGACAGTCGTTTTTATATCAGACATTTCTTCCTAGTAGAAATGTTCACAATTGTCAGGATATTGATGGCAGGCTTTCGAGCCTGGAGGTGTCCATGGCGAGCTCGCAGATCCCGGTCCCCATCCGCGACCGTTTTCCGCAGATGATCGATGCGGACACGCTCCGGATCGTCTCCTTCTCCGAGAAAAAGGCCGCATTCAGGAAATGATCGGTCGATTCTTCGAACGAGGCGCGGCCGAGGACGCCAATCTGTTCTTTCTTGATGCCGTAGCGCGAGATGGAGATGATGTTCCCATGGTGCGTCATGATGTCCACGAGCAAGAGGATGTGGCACGGATTGATGAATGACCCGTCGGAGGTCACCAGATTCCACAACTCTTCGAACAGGTACTGGCGCGCGGCCTCGATCCCGAGGCACTGGTAGATGTCCCACATGTTGTTGCTCATGGCCGTCGTCGGATCAAAAGTGGGATTCCCGAGGAGTTCGATGAAATGATTGCCGACCGTCTCGATGTACCATTGTTTCTGAGGATCGCGCTGGATGTAGTACCCCTGGATGCCCGAGATCCCGCAGATGGTGATTTCTTTGAGTTTCTCCATCACCACCTCCTCGAGGTAGACCTCGATGAAATTGTTCTCATCGAGGAACGTCGAATCGGGCGGCGATTCGATATCGCTGATATCGACAAAGATATCCAACTGCCCGATGTGGAGGGGGGAGACGACGACCCGGATGTCCTCAAACATGGACTCGATCTTCTGCCGCACCTGGTAGATCGGGATCCTGTACTGGTACAGGATCGTCTTGTTCAGTTGGATGCTGAAACCGTGGTCGTACTCCCGGAAATCGTTGCCGTACAGGAGGGAGAACGGGTAGTACCAGATCTCCTCGGTCTTTTGGAAATGAAAGGTCGTGTAGGAGAGGATCAGGTCGCGGAGGGCGACATGCACGAGCGTGGACCCGATGGTCTCGCGTATCTCCTTGGCGGTCATCTGTTCGTGCGTCCTGGCCAGGTAGAGGCGGGACGTGGACACCTTGGGATCCTTGGTGGCGTTCAGGATCTCCATGAAACGGGGCACGCCGGTGAGCACCATCTGGGCGGCGATGCCCGCGGCGTGGAACGAATTGAGGGTGGACTGCGTCTGTTTCTCGCCGATGGACTGGGCGCACAACACGCCCACATTCTCGCCGGGCGCGGCGAGAGATGTGAAGAATTCTTCGTGGATGATCCGCCTCATATCGGGGATCATCTCGGGGAACAACTCGATGGCGCGGAGCTGCGCCTCCAACTGTTTCTTGTGCGTCGTGATGACATGATCTCGTATCGGTCCGGACGCAAAATGGACACCGTCGCCCAACCCCTCCAGGATCTGGCGGATCTCCTCGTCTGTCAGCGGGCGCTTCATGATTATCCGGTCCTCCCGCTGGCATCAAGATCATTTTTGTACCGAAAATAATTATCCATATCAATCGAGAGTGTGCCGGATGGAATCGCAATTTCAGGTCATCGATAAAACCTCAGCCGTAGAAGCGCGTCGCGTATTTCCGGCGCATCCAGGGCGACTGGAATTCGTCGTTGGCCAGGCACCACCGGCATTCGACGGTCGAGGCGGGGACGTGTTTGTGGACGAGGTTCGCCTCGTTCCACGGGAAATACGACGAGGATTCGCGGTACTCTTCTCGTCCGCCGTCCAGGAACGTGTACGCGATCAACGAGATGAACAGCATCGTGTAGACAATCAGGATCGATGGGTACATTATTTATTGGAATCACGGATTTTTTATTTCCGAAATATCGTACCCCCATCGTTCGTACCACCTCTCACCGTACCCGGCCTTCAGGATGGCGCGCTCGTCCTCGTTCAGGTAGTCCGGGTGGATCCCCGATTTCAGCGTCTCTACCACATACGCCAGCGATTCTTCCATCTGGACCTCCCCGGGATCGGTGACGGTCCCCCTGCTCACATCGAAACTCTCGTGGAACTTCTCGCCCAGGATTTTCAGGTCCGCCCGCTGCTCGTCCGTCAGGTTCTTTTCCAGGTTCTTCTTGATCCCTTCCCATAGCGCCTGCTGGCGCTCCTCGTCCGATCGCGGATCCAATTTCGGGTACGACGCCATTTTCTTGTGTTGAAGACATCCAATTAGATCATTTTATTCAGGAAAAGGATCTAAAGGAGACAGGACCGGGCGGTCTGCGCGAGGACATCGACGTTGGAGAGGAGTTCCTCGAGATCTTTTCGGCGATCCTCGTCGACGGTCTCTTGGTGTTTGCGCGCAATCTCGTCGTGCAGGTGCTTGAGGGATCGGATGTAACCCTTGACGGAGTCCTTGTGCCCGTTGCGACGGGCGAGGATCATCCAGCCGTATTTCTCAAACATGTGCGAGGACCAGTCGTGCAGTCCGTGGAATGTGCAATTGTAGTGCGGCATTTTTTTATATTATAATATAAAAAAATAAAAAAAAAATGGCGACGATGCAGCGAAAAAAATCAAGCGAATCCGAAACGCCTCTCCTTCCTCCTCCGACCGATTTGGCACAGATGAGACGAGGTGTGCAAGATCTAGCAGGACTCATAGGCGGCGATGATGTCCAAATAAGACAAACGAAAACCAATTCGGTACAAAGTCACCGAACGCCGACATCCGCTGTACAACGAGCCCCATTACAGAATAAAACATCATCGACTCCCAAACATGTCCAGCCGTCCGTTCCATCCTTACAGCATGCCCAAGGCGGAGGACAAGCATTGGGACAAGTACCACCATTATCACCGGCGCAATATAACAGATTGCCATTGCCGTTAGAACAATCGTCGCCCCGAGCACAACAACAATCGAAAACAAAATCAGTGCAAACGCGACAGGCTCAAGGCGGAGGACAATCGAATCAACACGGAAAAGAAACCAATCAGAAGATATCACATCAAAAAACAGTGCCACCGTCATTGCCTCGCGCACAATCAGTAACACGACAGGCTCAAGGCGGAGGACAATCGAATCAACACGGAAAAGAAACCAATCAGAAGATATCACATCAAAAAACAGTGCCACCGTCATTGCCTCGCGCACAATCAGTGCACGCGCGACAGGCGCAAGGCGGAGGATATCACGCCCTACAACAACCATTGAGATTACGGAGCGGGCCAGCAGATCCAGATCCGGATCGGGGTTTTTTCGGAAAATACATTCGGGTTTATTTGACTCGTTTTGATCCATGCTCATTATCTCCTTTGCCGCGTGGTTGGAAAACATTCAAAGAACCGACGAATAAACAGATCGATCAAAAAAGTTACATCCGGGCAGTCGTCGATCGTAATCTATCGACATTATTGACTTCTGAAGATAAAGAAAACCTCGTACGTTATCTGTCCCAACATTACGAAGAACATAAAAAAATGACAATGTCTCATAATTTTTTCGAAAGGATCGATCGACATATCCGACAGTTTCAACCCCAGCAACTTCCGGTAGGAAGTCCATATCTCGACCAACGGATGCGAGGCATCCTCGAGAGATCGAACATTCGACATGATCAACGATTCAATATTAATCAATATAAAACTATGGTAAGATATAGGGGATTTCCTTATTCAGAGGAGGAATCTATGCTACAATTGATCGAATCCTTGCTCGACCTCAATCTCGATGATGCACAGGAAAATCGGTACAGGACCGTCGTGATCGAGACAATACTCTCAAGATTAATTCGACCGCGATTCAGACCTCAACGAATCGTACACTACGAAGCGTACGATTCTCGAGGTCTACCGGGCATCCAAAAAAAACCTGCATCATTCACAACGTACTCGGTGCGTCATGTGAATGTAGATGATTTCCATACAGCATTCAACAGAGAATTCAATACACGACCGACACGGGTCATCGTCGCACCCCCGTCCAGAGAGGATCAGATCGAGACCGCCCTCGTATCGGCATTGTCAGTTAACGAACGTGTTTGGGTGGCGCAACAGATCACCGAGGCACGCAACGGCGCCCGAAATCCTTTAATGAATGTAGTGAAATCCGGTACATTCACTCCACCAGAAGATCATGCTATCATACGATACGGATATATAAGGGCCGCCATCGAGGCGAATCTGACAAATAAAAAATTTACAGAGGATGTCAAAGAAACATTCTATAGAAAACTCTTATACCAGATCCTTGCGAAACGATTGGAAGAATTAGGACTTTCCAAAGATCAGATCAAAAAGGCCATTTCAAAGAAATATTTTCAATTTACGCGCGTCCCTCTCGCGCCATGGCCTCCGCGATCGCAATCATCGAGAGGTCAAGTCGCGTACGCGCTCGTCCAGCCGTCGGCGCCACCTCTCCTACAACAATGGCAAGGAGGCGGCGCAAAACAACAAAAGAACCCGTAAAGAGATCATTCGTGTGCCGCCGGCGCCTCCCATCCCGGCACGTAGCCGTATTGCGTAAAATACTTGTTCCCGAACTCCATGAAAATGTCCACCCAGTCCCAGATGATGTTGCGGTCGTTCTCGTCCAGCGCATCGCTCAACCACAACCGCGTGAAATGATCCACCTTGTCCTCATTCCCGGTTTTCTTCAGGCTTGTGTAGAGGAACGGGTGGTTGATGAAAAACTGATCGTCCCTCTTGATGGCCTCCTCGCGGAACGGGAGGATGTCGCGGATGAACCGCCCGATGACGTCTGCCACAGGGATCTGATCCTTGATGTAGATCCTCATAATCACAAATTCGGCCTCGTTCGGGAACTGCTCAATGAGTTCATCCAGGAATTGGACGAGATGATTCCGGAATTCCTTCATGTAATACAATTTCCCATGCTCCATTGTTTCTCTTTTTCGATCATGTCTTTAGATCGACGATACAACTGTACAGATGGTTTTCGAAGCGCACGTCGGCGACGGTGACCTTGATGGTATCGTTCTTGCGGATGGTGCGCCCGGTCGTGGGGTCGTGGAGGTGGAGGTTCGAAAAATCCTGGCGCAGGAAAAAGGGTTTGCACCTGGAGATGGGGAGCATCATGCGCATCATCTTGTGGAAACAAAAAATGCCGTGAGGCAGGATCATTTCGATCGTGGCATTGATCTCATCGCCCACTTTCGGCAGGAGGATGCGGACGATGATGAGGAGGTTGAAACGGATGTTCCCATCGATCCGTGTGATGGACTGATCGACAATCTTGTGGATGCCGAGGACTTTGAGGATGTAGCCGTGTTCCGCGGTGCACTTCCCGACGAACGATCGCTCGACGGCATCGTGGAGATGGGTCTTCCAGGATCTGTCCATGTGCTCGGGAGGGAGAAGGACCGAGGCGCGAATGATTTTTTTCCGGCAGGACGACATGTCTTTATCAGGGAACGACCATGGTCACTGAAATCAATTTGCGACGTTTGATGATTTTTTGCTGGCAATTTTAGAATGTTTGATTTTGGATTGTCGTATGATGTCTCGGAATCGCGTCGCAACATCCCTGTAACGTTCATTCATGATGAAACTGAATAATATTCGATACATCGCATCATAACTTTCACGATCCGATTTCAGGATCTTGGACGATTCGGTGATGGTCTCAATCGCAAATTCGATCCGTCTCATGAAATCCTGCCATGCATCCGTCGTTGGTTGTGTTGACAGTTCGTCATTCAGTCGGATTATAGCAGATCCGCGTTGGTTCATGTTCTGGAGTTGTTGGAGAGAGAGATGTTGATTTTTATAGGATTTGTAAAACAGATCCATCAGTTTGAACAACAGGGCTTGGAATTGTAATTTTTTCCTGTAGACAGGATCAGGATCGTAGATCGGTTCATCGATCGGGATGTGTTGGGACAGCGCCTGCCGTGCCGCCGTGTACCGCTGGCCTCGGTAGGGGTACGAGGGCGTCATCATATCCAATAAATCTTGGAAGACATCTCTGGACATGGACGAGATGCCCTGAAGCATTGGACGGATCGTATCAGAATGCGTCGATATCAATGTATCGCGATTGACAAGTTTTTTTTCGGCCGCCTTTTTTTTTCGTACATACCGTCGGGATCGTGTCCCCGCTCGACCGAAATCAAAAAAGTCCAACTGTTTCCGGACCTGTTTTGTATTGGCAATCGCTTTGTTTTCTGTGCGAATGAATTTGTCCTTGATCTTACGGACTTTCTGTTGTTGCACAGAAAAATCCCCTTTCCTGGGACGTCGTCTCGCGTGCGAGAGAATCATCGATTTGGATGCATCTCCGAGCAATCCTCGAATTTCCTCTATTAACGCCTCGCGATCGTCTCCTTGGTACAGTTCTCCGATATGGTGGAATAAATCCTGATCAAACGTCATTGTCATCCCCGGTATCCTGAATAGACATCGTATTGTATCCGGTTGGCATTGTAGGATCGCAGCACGGAGGAGCCAGTACCCACTCTCGACCGCGGGTTGCAAAGCGATCCCGGGAGTTGCGAGCAGACGATCCACAATCTCGGGATTTTCAGTATTGCATGCCACGATCAATGGCAAACCGACACCGAACCTATTGATCAGCCGAGGGGCTAGATACGGATCGGATAATATCTCATCCACCGCACCCATATTCTGATCCTCGATGGCTATAACGAGCGGATCGAGCCATCGTCGCACCTCGTGGATGATCCAATCGCGATTCGGGAAATCGAGTTCGATCTCGATACCAATATTTCTCAATGTCTCTGTATCGACCATCTCCCACAACCCCGGTATCTTCAAGAGACAGACAAGGACATTCAACCAACCACGTCTGGCGGCGAGGCGGAGATGTGTCCGTCCCTGTTCGATCGCGGCATCCAGATCGATCCCGGGTGTCGCGAGTAGACGATCCACGATTTCAGGATTTTCTTTATAGCATGCTACAATCAGTGGCAACACATTCTGCGCGACACCCGGTATAGCGCCATTTCGATTAATCACTTGACGAACTCGTTGTCCCTGGGAAAGGAGGCGTTCTATTTCGGATTGATTTTCAGACATGATGGCCGTTATGAGCGGGTTCGTCTCTTGCATTTTTATTCCATAAGAGATAAAAAAATGATCCCGTTGTTGATCGAGAAAAAGATATCATTACATTTTAGCGAACGAGAATAAATTTTGAGCGGCTCTGAGTTGATCTACTCCAATTTTCGTATGATGTCCTTTCAGCGGATGATCCCTATCTCTATTATATATCCTATATTGGCCATGTGTTGGACATTTTCCTTTATCTTGAGAGAGTGTCGACGTGGGTACGCCCATGCAAAAACTCCCGTCATCCTCTATTGCAGTACATCGTGGTGTCGTATAATCATAGTATCTTGACATGTCATTACCGAAATAATCTTTTATCCGACGTCGGCAGTATCTACGGAGGAAAGGAGTGAACATTTCGATCGATGGATTCGCTTTTTTCGTGTACATACGACCCCGATCGGTAAGTTCCCACTCCAGATCCACCCCTTGTTGTGACAGTAATCTTGTCGGCGTTTTACCATAACTAAGTGTCCTACAATCGTGTCCTGCCTGTCTGCATGTATATTTATCATCTCCCAATTTATCCTTGTGTTGATGCAAATTGGAGGTACCGGATGGCGATCCTGTCGCTCGTTTTTTTGTGGACAACGGAGGTTGTGATCCGATGGCGGCTCTTTTTTTCGTGGACAACGGAGGTTGTGATCCGATGGCGGCTCTTTTTTTCTTGGGTAGCGAGCGAGATCGTTTTCGCGCGACTGGCATGAATTGCGAATCGGATGACGACTCCGGCCAGGCCGCCCGTTTTTTACTCGATGAACCACTCATATTTATGTAATGACAAATATTTTTTTCTTCACATTCATGATTCGGAGGTCAGGTGTGGATCGAGGAGTGTCAGGACCGTCTCGTGGAATAGATCGAGACCGAGCGTCTTGTCATTCACAATCTCGATATCGGCGGGGATCTCGTCGACGCCCGTCTCCGAGATGTGCGCGTCCTCGGAGACCGGATCGGTCGAGCGCACACGGACGAGGAGACCGCCCTGCGCCCGGATCCAGGCGGCCTCGTTCGGGAAACGGATATCCGGCACGACGAGACGCGACGGTGTTTCTTGTTCGACCCAGTATTCCAGGTGCCGTACCCAGAAATCATGGCCGAATGTCTCCCGCGCGAAATCCGTCCCGATCTTCTGGAACATCACCCTCGGCGACAATCCCCACCGTGCATCCACGATTTCTTTCTGCAGCGGATCGTTCAGCTGCGAATCATCGAGCAGAAAAAGGATGCGACACGCCTCTTTCAGAGGGTAGGCGAGGGCGTGCTTCCTGAAACCGCGCCGAGCGACCAGGAGATCCGCCAGGGTATCTTTCCCCGCATTTTTCCGTCCAATCACACCGATCAGGATCATGTTCTTTGTTAAGGATTCACGGATCGTACCGATTTCATTTTCTTCTGGTATTTTTTTTATCCTTTTAGGATAAAAATGTCTTTTAGTGCTTGCATCGATCCACGGGCAGACCAGAAATTTTATTACCACGACATGGATGGCGAATTCGAGACGGCATCCGATGCCTGCGAGAATATCGACCTGTCCATGGAACAATTCTGCGACCAGATCTCAATCCCGGAACTCCATTCGTGCGCCAATCTAAAAGAAAAAGACACTCGAACCTACATCCCGAACGCATCATTCACCCAGTGCGTCCCCTCCGCGGAGAAGAAGAGTGCGGGGATGTCGCTGATGATGTGCAAGACCGAATGCATCGACAAGACGCAGAAATGCCTCGCCAATGTCCCGATCATCTGCAAGGATCCCCAGAAATACTGCAATCTGTACTGCCAGCAGGAATGCATGGCCGGGTACGACAAACAGAACAAGAATCCTTACCCGAACGCGTCGTACTGCACCGCCATCTGCAAAGAACAGTGCATGGATCCCAAGACGTGCCATGCCTTTGTATCGTCGCGCTGCAAGAGCGAATTCTGTCCGATCCCCATCTGTGCCTCCTTGTGCGAGAACCACGATAAGGCGGTCAAGATCCAGTTTATGAACAACGGCATGCCCTTATTGAAAAAAGAGGATTACCTGTGCGTCTCAGGAAAGAACCAGGAATGCCTGGATTTTGATCCGATCGAGAAACGATGGTTCTACAAGATCAAGGAGAACTACGATCCGTCGACCATGATGGTCGGTGACTTTGGCACATTATCACCCTCGCCAACGACCGCCACCGCCATTCCATCGAGCATGCCTGATTTTGCCATTACAACGATGCCACCCTACGAGATGATGACGACGACCGGCATCCCCATCCCGATCGCCACGACCTACGATCCCGCCAAAGAATACCCGGACATACCGACCACGAGGCCGATACCTCGTGAACATGCGACACTACCGGTTCCCTCCACAACCTCGGCGCCGTTTGTACCCGTCGCCACTCTATCCGCACCCATCGTACAAACACAGGCACCCCCACCACCACCACCTCCACAGCCACCCTCCAGACCTCCGGCGACCACCACGTTCTTTCAGAAAAATAAGATGCTCATCCTGTCCATTGTGATTGTCGGATCCCTCCTCATCATCATCTTGTGTTATATCATCTACCGCAGGCTGACCACTCGTCCTCCTCCGCCATCGGCCGCGGCCGTTGCCAGCACGACGGTCGTACCAACACCACCTCCTCCTCAGCCGTCGGCGGCTGTCGCCAGCACAATTGCCGTAACGCCACCGACTGTTGCGGCGGTCATGCCGTCTCCTCCTCTTTCGTTTGCTCCTCCTCGTGCAATCGCCATGGCGACACCGATTATCCACAAACAACGTCAACAATCACGACAACAACAGCAACAGCGCCAACTTCCCTCCATGAGGGATGCGGATATCGATTATGGAAGGATCAATCGCAAAGAAAATGCAATGATCCAAAAAATTTATGCGACTCCCGCCATACCACCTCCTTCCAAGAACAGCCGATTCAAGAATCTCGGATTCGGACCCGAACGATAATTTTTTTTAATAAATTAATTTTATTTATATAAAGACAATGGGAAAGAATTCGACGGAACAGAAATCGCTCGAGTCGGTGGTCAAAAATCTTAAGGAATTGGTCAAGATCCTCAATGCGGAACTGAAACAGAAGAAAAAGGACAAGACGACCGAGACGCTGGTGAAAAAGACATTCAAGACGATCAAACCGGACATCAAGAAGAAAAAGGCACGGACCAAGAGCATTTTTGATCCGCTGACCTCGTTTTTCTTTCCTACAGAGAAGAACGACGATTTCCTCTATCCCACACTCGCCTCTAAAAATCCCAAGACGTACAAGGACTTTGAACGGATCCTGCGCAAGGACAAACTGACCTCGGCACAGAAGAAACGATTGGATGAGATTATTGCCGAGAAAACAAAATAAAAAATATTGCGGGCTAAGAAATGATCAGTCTTCAAGGATCGATCCGCGACTGTCAGGTCGACACCGGCTGGGCGGAACGTCTCCGATCCGATCGATTTGAAAATCCCAATCAGATGATTTGTCCCGTCTGGAGCGGTCGCGATCTTCTGGGCCGTCCTGCGTGCAGCGATTCGTTCTACACGAAACTGGAGGGTTGCGACACACCGCTCGATCGTGTCGCGGTCGAGAATGAACTCCGTCCGCATTACATGGAGACCATCACGGAGGACGCGTACGGGTTCCGCGCGGATCTGTACACACCGCCCCCGCGTATCGGTACCACCATCACGCCCACATCGATGGTGATGGCCGCTTCTCCGTACAAACACTGCCCATTCTATCCGTACGACTGGGGGGATCAGCAGGAATCGATCGTCTCGACGTATTCGCGCAAAGCCCAGACCCTCCAGCACAAGGGGAAAGCACTTGTCATGCAACGACTCGCCGGTTTCTGAAATGAATGATCGATTGATGGAATTTTTTTTTATTCATAATAAAAAAAGAATAGTGATGCAATCTGGTAAACCCCCCCCGTGCATGTCAGGCATGTAGAAAATCGAAAATCAGGTGTAATAGAGGTACTCCTTGTGAGCGTTGTTTACGGCGTGGAATACAGTGTGTACAGCCGAAAAAAAAAAATAAATCGACGTCCAGAACAGTTCCTGTATGACAACAAAAAAGGATTTGAACAGAATCACCAAGATACTCGGCTGCAACAACCACCTCATAAAAAATTACCCCCACAAGAACTCATTCAAGACTTGAAACATTTAGTTATACCTCCGCAGATCCAAGGGGGTGGTGCATCATCGGGACAATTTCCTCCATTTCCTTATGATATATCGAATGTTTTACAATGGCCGGGGCCAGAACAAAGAGGACGACAACAACAACGAAGACAAGGTGGTGGTGCATCATCTCAATACCCTCCTCCATCCCCTATTGATTATAGTCTCCTAGAAGATTTTCCTAAATACTGGTGGGGACGAGGACAGGGATCAGCGTGATAAATATGTATTTCGCAAAATACCGGAATCTCTCGTCATCCACAAATGCATGGTGCCCGCTCAAATCTAGAGACGCAGAATGTATTGATGATCCGTCAGACGATCCACAAACCCATAGATGATGAGAATCCTGATGACGATCGAATGATTATCGTTAGATCGACATATCGAGGATGTGATGAAACATTTTTTCTTGCATCAAGAAAAAATGAAATGGAAGTCCGTGGTGATTATGGCCTTCTCCATGCGACCGCGCGCTCCCAAGACCACGATCTGGGTGAATCCTCATCCCGACCTGTACCTGAACCATATCGAAAAAGTGGGTAAATTCCGGGGTTCCAAGATACTGCCCTACATCGAATCGATCAATCGTCGACGCAAACCCCCATCGCCCGAATTGCCACCGCCGCTGATGATCCCGATAGGACGGGTGCCACCACCGATAGATTCGCATCCGTCCCCCAAGAAAAAATCCACCACCGTGTCCGAATCGGGGCAGTTCCAACTGGAAACCGATTTCAACTGCAATTTTACGACGATCGGGGGCTATGATCTCATCAAACAAGAGATGCGACAGGTGGCCGATATGATGACGAATCCGCAGAACTACACCTCGTACGGCCTCAGGATCCCGCGCGGGATCCTGCTCGAAGGACCTCCCGGGAACGGCAAGACGCTGTTGGCCAAATGCTTTGCCGGGGAGGTCAAGGCGAATTTCGTGCGGTGTTCCGGGTCGGAATTCAACGAGAAATACATTGGCGTCGGGGCCTCGAGGCTCCGGGAACTGTTTGCGTTTGCGACGGCGAACCAGCCGTGCATCCTGTTTGTCGATGAATTCGATGCCATCGGTCGGAAACGAGGCGGCGCCGATGATTCCTCCGGGGGCGAACGGGACGCCACGCTGAACCAGCTCCTCGTCCTCATGGACGGGTTCGAGGCCAAGGGCCAGATCCTCGTGATCGGCGCGACAAACCGGATCGATATCCTCGACAAGGCGGCCATACGTCCCGGTCGGTTCGACAAGATCATCCACATCCCGAACCCCGACTCCGCGACACGGCGCGCCATCCTCGACATCCATATCAGGAACAAACCGATCGAGGCCGACATGATGGACATGATCCGGATGACGCAGGGGTTCAGCGGGGCGATGATCGAGAACCTCCTGAACGAGGCGACGCTGATGGGAATCCGGAACGCGACATTGCCGGTCCGCAAACGCGAACTGGACCTCATCCGCCAGCGGATGATCTTTGGCATGAGCGTCGGGAAAAAGAACATCTCCGCGGAGACGCGACGGCGCATCGCCGTCCACGAGGTGGGCCATCTCCTGAACGCCCTCTGTTCCGACTATTACGAACAGCCCATCAAGATCTCGATCGATACGATGGACGCGCAATCGCTGGGCATGACCGTCTTCCAGCCCGGGGAGACCGACGAGGGCATCTTTATCCGCGAGTACCTCGACGAGAAGATCCGCGTCCTGCTCGGGGGGCGCGCGGCCGAAGAACTCGTGTACGGGCAGTCGGTCTCTTCCGGCAGCGTGGCCGATCTCGAGACGGCGTTCCAGCTCGTGAAACGCATGATCCTCGAGTTCGGCATGGGGCAGGACATTGTCTACCCGTTCCTCAGCGAGGTCTACAAACAGAAGATCGATGATGAGATCCACCAGTACATCCAGCAGGCCTACGAATCCGCCAAGCACACGCTGGCCGCGAACGAGTCCTTGTTCCGTCTGTTTGTGGAACAACTCATGGCGCACTCGACCCTGGATCGTGAACAGATCGATCAGGTGATGACCGCGCACCAATCAGCCCAATCCTAACTGAGACAGGTTCTGGACGTACTTGACCCAGTGGGACGACATCTTGACCGATTCTTGCTGGCCATCCCGGAGCGGGGCAATGACCTGGTTCTTGCGGATCCGGACAACATCCCTCGTGATTTTCACACGACGATCATCAAACTCGAACCCACGAATCCCCCGGATCTCGTTGTTCTCATGAAAAAGGACATCCTTGTTCAGGATCGTCTTGAACATGAATCCGATAATCAGCAGAGAAAAAATCCGACGGATGATGATGTCGGACAGGTGGTGCTCCTCTCCCTCCCGGATCACAAACGACGTCAGCGTCAGATCCTTGATGGTCCGTTTGGTATTCTCATCCTTGACGGACTGCGAATACATGATGGATTCTTTCATCTCTTTTTTTTCTTTTTCGGATTGGATGCCCATTTTGGTGGTCAGGAAGGCGTGAATGTTGGTAAACAAGACGAATCTATCCATTGTATCGTCAATCCTGATACTGAATTCCTTGCCTTTATGAAAACAACAGAGATGATCCTTCATCATGTACACTCCATGGGGGAATTTGTTGTAGGCCATATTCTCGTACAGGAGTTTCCAGAATTCATCGGCGGTGTGCTCCATAAATCCCAAGAACAACGGATAGACGATCATTGTCTTTATTGTATCGGATGTTTTTTTTAGACCCGTTGCATCGTCATCACGTCCGACTCAATGAATCATGCATTGAATTGTTGAGCAAGACGGATCAAAAATGAATGGGATGTCGGTCTTAATATGAAATGACACGAAGAAAATGCCAATTAGAAACCTGCACAGCTTTAGCCAAACACAGTCCCAGGAAGACCGGAAAAGCCGGTTTCTGTGTCAAACATGGAGGAGGCGACCGGTGCGAAGAACCGGGATGCACAGCCTCGGCTCGAACGAGTTCCAGGAAGACCGGGAAAGTCGGTTTCTGTGTCAAACATGGAGGAGGCGACCGGTGTGAAGAACCGGATTGCACAGCCTCGGCTCAACGGAGTTCCAGGAAGACCGGGAAAGCCGGTTTCTGTGTCGCACATGGAGGAGGCAACCGGTGCGAAGAACCGGATTGCACAGCCTCGGCTCGAACGAGTCCCAGGAAGACCGGGAAAGCCGGTTTCTGTATCGCACATGGAGGAGGCGATCGGTGTGAAGAACCGGATTGCACAGCCTCGGCGGTTTCGAGTTCCAGGAAGACCGGAAAAGCCGGTTTCTGTATCGCACATGGAGGAGGCGATCGGTGTGAAGAACCGGATTGCACAGCCTCGGCGGTTTCGAGTTCCAGGAAGACCGGAAAAGCCGGTTTCTGTGTCAAACATGGAGGAGGCGACCGGTGCGAGGAACCGGAATGCACAGCCTCGGCTCGAACGAGTTCCAGGAAGACCGGGAAAGTCGGTTTCTGTGTCAAACATGGAGGAGGCGACCGGTGCGAGGAACCGGGATGCACATCCTCGGCGGTTTCGAGTCCCAGGAAGACCGGGAAAGTCGGTTTCTGTGTTGCACATGGAGGAGGCGACCGGTGCGAGATGGACTGTTGCACACCGTTCGAACAGAGGGATTATGCCAAATGCTACAATGTGGATACCGGAAAAGGCATGTGCACGCACGCCGCGCGCAATCGGATCGCCCTCGAAGAGGATCCCGCCTCCAAAAAACGTCTTATGCGCCATTTCGGTTTCAAGAAAGATCTTGTCCTCCGGGCGGAGCATGTATTCTATCACCACCTGGTGAGATTGGTGCCTCGATTGTGTTCCTATCGGCGCGTGCTGGATGAGACCATCCTACAGAAACTGTGCGGAGGCATGAAAAAAATGGAAGATCCCCGTCCTGATTATTTTCATTATCATCCCGAAAGCAATATGGCACTCTTGGGCGAATTCGATGAGACGCTAGCGCACGAGGACGATGAGCATCGGATCCACAGGATCTGCCATCACGCCGGGTGCGGACGAGAACGGACGTTTGTGTTCCGTGTCCAGGGCCGATTGGACGAGCCGGAGATGGCTGTATGCGAGAAAAAAACATACCGCGGTCGCGTCTTTTATACAATGACCGCGCACGGACGCCATGTCCTCGCCGAGGTGGCCGCGTATGTCGAGACTTGTATCATGAAAATGGAAAGAGGAATCGTAGAGGGCATCGAGAAACGGGTTTTCAATATCCCTCTCACAAGGAGAAACGCCGGCGGTACTCTCTGAGGTTTGTGGCGAGGGAGGTCGAATCCCCCCACAGCAGGTAGTAACTGAGGAAACCGGCCCTGGTCGGATCGTTCGTACGCAGGTCCTTGGCGTGCCGGATGCGGTACCTCGCCCGGCGCTCCTTGTCCTTGTGCATGGTGTAGTCCTCGTACCCTCTCGCCCCGAACGCAGTCGCACTCGTCCGCCCATCCTCCCTCTTGAAGACGGCGCGATATTTTTTGGGGTTGGGCGCGGTCAGTGGTTCGATCCGCACCAATCTCATGTTTTTTTTCCCGATGAAAAATTTTATTTAAGAAAGAAAAAAAAGATAAACATGGCGGGACGAGGAAAAGGAAATAAAGGACTGGGTGCCTATCATCCATCGGTCTCGATTGGGGATGCGAAAACTCTGTTCTCGAAAGTTATCGCCAAGAAATATCATAAATTGCCCTTGGACGATTTCAATGTTGTCTGGTGTGTGGACAAAATCTTTGGGAACGATGAGGATCGATCCGAAGCCCGGGAATTCCTCAAAACCACCTGGAGACTCCCTACTGAGATAAAATTTATGAAAGTCGATGACAATCGACCCTTGTTTGACAAAGCCCGGCATAATTTCATCATCCAGAAAAAAGCCCGGAGGACTTGGAAAACAGTGATGAAAGAACTCGAGGACGATCTCACCGTCGCCTATCGCCCCGGATTGGGCCGACTGTACCAACAGGTCCTGCAAGATTTTCAACGACTCCGCACGGAACGCTCAACTCGACGATAGTCTTTTTTCAAGTAGGTTTCTTCTGTTTTTGTTCGGCCGCGTACCGCTCCAGGACGGTCGTGTTCACTCCTACGATGAAATCATAAGTGCCGTGGAGGAGCATCACAAACAGGATATTGTTGGTGTAATAGTACAGGTACCCTAACAGAAACCCCATGATGGTTGCGCCGCACACCTGGAATGAGACGGCTTTCAGGATCATCTTGTTTCCCAGCAGTATAAGATTGCCGTAATGCATAATTCCAAACAGGATGGAGGACAGCGTGAGCGCCACCGGGAATGGCAATCGCAGTGTTTCCAGGAACAGGATCCGGAAGAGGATGAACCGGTGGATGAATTCCTCGCGGAATCCGGCGCCCATCATCCCGACCAGCAGGTTTCCCCACTCGTCGACACGGATCTGCGACAGGATGCGGAGGTAGTCGTACAGGGAGATCCCCGTGTCGAAGACGACAATCTCTTTCTTACCCACCACCGCCGGCTGGGCGATGCTGAATGAAAACACGCCGAGGATCAGCGAGAACACGAATAACAGGACGAGTTGGGAGTGGGTCGGATGGTACGGATTTGGATCTTGGAATGGAAGAGTGATCATATCCATCTTTTTTATTGAATGCAATGAAAATAAAAAAAAAATGTCATGGCGTTCAATAAAAAAAAACATGCTGGATGTGTCCAAGATGGAAAGACAAATTTTCCGATCCCGTGTCACGACCACCCTCAGCTGGCAGGATCGTTTCACCTACGAACCCATCCAATTCTGGACATTCACCGGATTGGCGACGCTCCTTTTCCTTGTTGGGGGTATCTATGGTAACGGCGTGATTTCTTTATGGCGTCTAAAAAAGAAAGGGATCAGCATCGAAAAGGCCAAGAAACAATTCCGCACCCTGTACCTCGGGCAATCGCCGTGGGTAGGATTTCTTTATCTGTTCTGGAGCGAGTGCTGGGGACTCCTCCTGTACACGCTGTCCATTTTTTTCTTTTTTTTCTGGTGCGTCTTCAGCGGGTACTACCGGATGCACTGGTTCCCGTCTTTCGTGTTTGGTTCGTTGGTGGTCATCCTCTCGCTCATCACCATGTCGTTCTCCAAGAACGCGGACAATGAGTACAGCTATTTCCTCGATGTATCGTACTATATCGGCAAATTCATTGAATTATTCCTGGTCGTCCTCATCTTCTACAAGAGCAATACGTTCTTTACTATCTTCCTTGGTGCCATCATTGCGAGCCTGTGCAGCAGCGCGGTCCTCGTCGAAATGTTAAAATAATTATTGTGAATAGAAAAATCACGAGCGACACAAAGACGATTATCTCACGAAACGACCATCCAGACGACGGTAATTTTATTTTTGAAATTATTATATTAGGTACTATGAGACGGATATGAGACGACTCATATATGTGTGTGTGTTCCATAATCCCGATTTTATCCGATTGCTCCTTATGTTATTGGAGAGTATCTCATTATGGGGAAAATGCAGTGAGGACGAGATTGATATCCTTATCTATACGACTTCGTTTTTCCGATCTCAGATCGATATCCAGCAGTTTCAGTCGTTGCGTATACTGTTTGCGATCCATGATGGAAAGACGAGCGTCGCACAGGCATGCGAAGCCCGTCTCGATATCTTTGATATCCCTATTGTAGCGGGATACGAGAAGATCCTGTATCTGGATACGGACATCCTCGTCCTGCACAGAATCGGGGCTGTATTTGATGTTTTGGAAAAAGATGTCCTATATGCGGTCAGAGAAGGTAGTACGTCATTTGATTGCTGGGGCCGCAAATTGTTTGAGGGAGGATCGAATCCACGGACACCAGGCTTCAATTCCGGTGTCATGCTCTTCCGGAATTCACCCACAATAAAGACTCTTTTTCAGGATATCAGACGAGATATCGTGGAACGCGCGCACCTCTATACTTTTATGGATCAACCATTTATCGTACATCATGCAATCAAGAATAAAATATACGATAACCATCGATTGCGCTATTTCGTCCAGTTGCGTCTCTATTGTGGCGGCAACAATCGCGTCCCTTTCACGGATAGGAGCAAGACCATTATCCATTTTCTAGGCGGTGTCGGCGCGACGGAACACAAGGAGATCCAGATGCGACAATGTCTCACCCAATACCGTAATTGCAAAAGTTGATTCAATCAAAATTCCTCATATGAAAATATTTTTGAAACAAATGATAAACAGATGAGTATCTCTGCCAAAAAACTGTTTGGATGGAGTGGCATGGCTCATGTGAGTGTGGAGGATGCGGGCGGGGATTCGTATGTGGCATGTTTTCTCTATCATGGTCCGTCGCGCACCCTGTTTGTCCACCGCGGCGAGGATAAGGTCGATCGCATCCCTCCCGGCGAACCCGCATTCCTCCTCCCCACGCTCGTGACCGAACTGGGATGGGATCTCGAGTACGACGGAGAGCAGCAGAAAGGAGATGATGGGTACACCATCACCGTCGACAATGCGGTACAGAATACGGTGGGCGAGTTCTGTCGCATCCCGAAAAAAAAAGATTTATCGATGTGCGACCTCCTGGTGCAGTTGTCGCTCATCTCGGAGACGGCATCGTGGCACCTCCCGATCGAAAGATTGTGCCGGCGCTACAACCGGCCGATCGAGCGCAAGGCCGTGGCCACCATCAGCCGGAGCGTGATCCTGCGCCGACGTCCCGAATTCTTTTTCCGAAAAGTCCTCAACCCGTCATCGCTCCGCAAATACGAGATCCTCCGCGCCTGCAGCAACAAACTCAACTGGGCGTATATCAAAAAGATCCTGAAACGACCGGATGTGAGTATTGTGGTGGCGAAACGCGAGATCTCGGCGCTCTCGGAAACATGCAAGACCTCGACGGCCTGCCTGGAGACCCGGAAAGGAGAGTGCAAGATTCCTGATACTTGGAGCATCTTCCGCGCGCTGTGCCGGAGACGAGGCGTCAATCCCTCGCCCGACGAGTATCTCGCGTTCAAGACCGATGTGCTGAGCGCGTACCCGGACCCGGAGGCCCGGAATGCGCACCTGTGCACGATGGCCTTCCGACCGATCGGGAATGTGTTTGGAGGGATCTGTCTGTTTTCCGAATTCGATACCAAGATTGTGGTCTGGATCCTCTGCTCGGACCGCGCACTCGGCAAGGCGCTCCTCGATCATTTCAAGGCGAGCGGCAAAATCATCCTGATTGATACACCGCTCAAAGATGTCGTGGGATTCTATGAGAAATGCGGGTTCCGATTCGATGGCAAGGAGAGGACGAGGATGGTGTACCTCCCGCCCACCACCTCCTCCCCGCGCCGTGTGCAGGCCTTCTCCACACTCCATTCGCCGGGACAGGTCTCGCCACCCCCTCCACCGACATTCAACATCAAGACCAAGATCGAGAAAGGCCTAATCTCCATCCGCGATTCCACATAATCTCATTTTGTTCGTGGAGAGGACGACCGCTCAGCGCAGATATTGTTGTCGCGATACTGATCGACTGGTGATCGTTTCCGCCACTTGTGAAACCAACAGTTCAATCGTTTTTCGCATACGATCCGAATGCATAATCTGTCTCGATTGCCGAAGGACATCAATTTTTTTGTTGGAATTGTTGTTTCGCTATTTGTCTGCAATCCGGTTGGAGCCAAATCTGAGCCAATTGAATTCTCCTAGATTGTTGCTGATCTCGCTGATCATCACTAGTTCGCAAGAATTTGGGAGTTATTCTGAATAATCTATTGAGCATTTCAAGATCCGATCGTGATCTATCACAAATCGTCTTCGATTCCGGTCTATTTTAGTAAATGAAATGAGTTTGAATAGACAATCTTCAATCAATCATGTGGATCAATGTCGATGTGTCCGACGACATGACCAAGATCCTCCAGAGTTCACGGTACTACAGTCCTGATCGTGTTTTCACGATGGAGGAATTACTCAACATCAGTGAGTTTGTCCATTTTTACGAGAGTAAAAAACATCTCAATTTTATCCGGAACGAAAGAAACATCCTCTATGGGTTCTGCTACGGAAACAATGGGACTTTCCTGGACGAACAGTATTGTTTCTACGATGTGTCGTTCCCTCCCAAGGAGGAACAATTGGGTGAGATCTACGACACTGTCTGGAATATCATTGCATCATCGATCGATTGTCCATCGGAGTCATCCTCTCGCTGGTGGGATCGTATTTTTGGTAAAAAATATAAAATTTATAAATAGGTAGTAGTGGTGTGAATGACTGTATTTCCCGACTCGTACTTTTCCGAAATACCGAGAGCCGATCTCACCGTGCTCCCGCCCGCGGTACCTCCTTTACCCGGCGAACAATTGCGCGGCTACCTCATCTACGAGGCGCCCTCCTCGTGTTTCGTACGACCACATCTTGATCGACTGAGCGGTCTGGGGTGGGTGTCCATTGTCGTATTGTCGTTTTTGTTCTGGCCCGTGGCATGTATCCCGTGCTGTCTCGGCGGCTGCTACGACGGGTATCAGATCCCCGTGTATCGTTGATTCAACAGTAAAAAATAATATATTACTTTCTTGGAAAGTGATATGATCATCCATCATCTGATCACGCTGGTCGTGACTTCGCTCTATCTGTTCCCGGCCACCTCCCCGATGCCCGGGAGGAGCGTCGCCGCGTCTCACGATCCGCGCGTGTACCTGGTCGGTCTCCATCCCGGGAAACGTTTCCCGACATCGTTCCTGGAATGGAAGGGAGAGAAGATCTACCTGGACGCGGAGAATTCGATGCGCGATATTCAAGGCATGGAGAGACGACCGGTCCACCCCGATCGGATGATCCTGCCGTGGCTGTACGACAACCCGCTGCGGCGACACCGCTACGAGGAATGGAAACAATGGAAGGACCGGCTCGCGGACAAGCACGAGACATCGTACCACGAGTACATGGGCCTCGAACAGTCCATGGCCCGGCAGATCGAGGGCATCCTCCGCAAAAAAAAAGAGTCCATTGTCTTTATACCCATCTATTGGATCGTCCCCGACTCGATCTGGTCGTTCCTGTCGCAGGAGGAACGGGAAAGGATCCGCGTCCTGGCGCCCCTCATGACCGAGACGACCGCCTTCCCATTCGGCGACGAGATCTACATCGATCGGACAGAACCACCGCTGTTTTTATAAAAAAAAATCGAGAATTCCAAAAATTTTTCACAACTCGAAAATCTTCAGACACAGCCCGCACCAACAATCAATCAAAGACAAAATAATCATGGATCACGGGAGGAGGATCGCGAACGAGGGATGGATCCGGATGTCCTTGATGGTCCGGATCCAATCCCTGGGGAATATGACAATCTTGTCGGGATTGTCAATCAGGTAACTCCCCCACCACGAGTAGGTGCTGTTGGCGCAGATGGCGCCCTTTGTGCACATGGACATGAGGTACATGGTCTGGAAATCGTCGAGATCGTCCACAAATACCTTTCGGGGGATGTAGTCGAACCGATCACGGCACCATTCGATGTCGTCGCTGACGATATGGAACGACGCGTCCGGGTCTTTGTCCAGGATGTAGTGGACGGCGATGGGGTAGTACGCCGACAGATCGAAAAAATGAACCTTGTGGTCGACATAGTCGCCGCGACGGACGTGGAGGAAGTAGGACGTGCCCGGGTATTTTTCTCGCAGCGCGGTCATCCACGCCTCATTGTGCAGAAAAAGACGCCGGAGTTCAGGGAAATGCTCCTTGAAATGGTTCTCATTCTGGAAATATCCCTTGACAAAATAATCACGATGTCTCTCGGCAAACACGGGATCCAGGTGCCGGACGATGAAACAGTCCTCGGTCGGTTCGCGGTACTCGACGACATCCTCCAGCAGGAGTTCGTCCTTGCAGGCGGCATTGAACAACGACAGCACCGTCGAGAGAACATCCCGGACGCGGAAATGCGTGTACTGGTGTTTGTTCTTGACGTAGAGCAGGACCAGGTTGCGCTTGTACTTTCGGGCGAGCGCGTACCCCGCCGAGACCTGGAAGAGCATGTTGCCCAGTCCCCCGTGGATCTCGACATAGAGGGTTTTCATCGCGCGACCGACATTCTCGATATTTTCCCAGGGCGTGTAGTGCTTGGTGTTGATGTACGCCGGGTAGTCGCGGCAGGTGATGCCGTACTCCTGGAGGTTCATGCCGACCATGACATCCTCGAAATAATTGTAACGAACGGGACCGGACATGGTGATGATGGCATTGCGACCCAGGTAATAGAACGGCCCGCAGGCGTATTCGCAGGCGGGGATGTCCACGAGGATGTTCTCGGTCTCGGACTGTTTGGTGAGCGCCTGCCGCCGTTTGGGGGTGACGCTGTTTTTCCCGAGGTAATCGGGGTTGGTGGTGATGATGGTATCCATCATATGCTGGATGCGAGAGAGACTCGGGATGATGTCGTCGTCGCACTTGATGATGCCGGTCAGATCCCGATCGAGAGAAAAGACGTGCGTGATGAAATACTGCGTCTTGAGGGAGAGCGAATGATAGTCGTCGTTGCAGCGGAGGATCATGACACGATCTTCTTCCACGATGCGGATCGGCGTGTCGATGTGAGGGTCGCCGTAGACAATGTAGACACGGGGGATCTTGTCGGCGAGGAGTTTCCGGAGGAAATGCGCCCTCGCAAGATTCTTCTGGTGCGTGTAGATGAAGAAATAGATGCGGGGCTCGATGTTCCGGATCCGGAGTCCGGGGCGCACAGCGACATCGTATTTCAATCCTTTGGTGGCGAGGTACTCAAAATCTTTCTGGTAGAAACGATAGACGGTCTCCTTGAGCGCTTCGGTGTAGAGGCACGAGGTGTCGGGTTTTTTCCGGAAGAGGAGGTGGATCGGCACATCGTGCACCGCCTCATCCTTGATGGACTCGATATACGGGTACGCCCATTTCACGTCGAGCACTTCTTTGGGGATTTTTTTGCCGAATTGCGACTCGAGGCGGGAGTAATTGATGGCGTGCAGATCAAAGACATAGAGTTTGGGGTGACGACGGATCCGATCGTCCCAGTCTTCCGACAATTGAGGAGTGAAATGATGACGGACATGATTGTTCTGTTCGAATCGGCCGTCGACCAGGGCATTGACAAAATTGTGGAATGTGAGGGGGGACGTCTTGTGATCCCATTTCTGGTAGAGATCGGAGCCGGTCCGGAATTTGTCGAGGAATCCGGACACGATGCGTTCGTACGGATTCCTGACAATGAGGATGAGCGTGTAGTCCGTCATGAATTCGGCGGGCAGCACTCGATTCTTCAGGTGATGAATCTTATCGGTATTCTTAACGGTTCCTTCGGTAAGAAAAATAAACAGATTCTTGATGTGCGAGCACCCGCATTTGGCGGACCAGCCAAGGATCGTCTTGGATTGGGGATCCACTAAGAAGCGCATTTCTATCTCTCGATAAGAAAAAAAATATTCGGACCGATCGTGCAAGTTGTTATTTGTGTCATCCTGCCCGAGGAGGGATGAAAACCAAATCGTCACCGATCCGGACGGGTTCAGTCATGCCCTGCAGATCCTCGCGGAGGTAACAGACGAAACTGAAACGAACCCCTCCCTGATCGAGACGGAGTTCTGTGTTGCAATGAGCCTCGTGCGGATCCATCAGGATCGCGTCGCCCGGCCTGGCCTCGATCAAGATACGGTACTGCGGGAATCCAAAGAATCCGCCTCGGATATTTTTTCCCAGGAAGGCGATGCAGGACAGGGCATCCTTGAAATCGCCCTTGTCGGTGTGGGTGGCGGTCCTCCAATCGCGGTTGATGGTGACCGTGGTAAAGACAGTGTCTTTAATCTGCAGGGCGGGCGTGACCTCCCGGATGGCTTTTTTCTGGATGCGATAGAAATGGGGCGATACCGTCTTGTACCATCGATCGAGTTCCTGGAAAAGCGGGAGGATCCGTCTCCACTCGTTCGGGTATTTCTTGAGGAAGGCGGTAGGCCTCCCCGCCTTGGACAGATGGAGTCTGTGCTTCATCTGGGGTGTCAGTCTGTCAAAGAACCCGACAATCCCGGAATTGACGCGCCGGCGGGGATCATCTCCCGCCAGCCTGCGATTATTGGAGGTCAGGATGGGTTTTTTGAGGTTCGCTTCCGCGACCGGTAGCCATTTGTCATTATCAATCACATGCTTGCGGAAACAGAACAATAGTTTCTCATTCACATAACAGTCCGTATCGCGTCTGATCCTGGTCGTGAAATAATCTTGATCGTAGAATGTGCCCTCTACGATCGGCAGAGGATCCTTATGCAGGCGGAGCCGGAGAACCTATCGGTCGCGAGGCGGACGGATACGGACTCGACCATTGCCATCCGGCACCACCATCTCAAATAATCTCCTTGTGCTCGATTCCCAGATCGAGCCATCTGGGAAATGCACATACCATACGGCCCCAAGATTCTCATCCGGTATCATTTCGACGGGATTGTTTTCTCCGATCCTCTCCATGACATCTCGATGCATCGCGAGCAAATCTTCCGGAGAATTCATTTCATCTGCCATAATGATAGAATCGGTCAGTCCATCGGCGATTCAATTCCATAGCGAAATTTTTCACGATAGAAATCAATTTTAATGATGATTGCATCATCAGAAAAAGATTCTATGTACCGGTGGGCAAAACGAATATGGGGGACAATCAGTGTCCACGAACGGCAGGCGCTGTTGTCGGGCGGCACGGGTGGACGGCGGAGCGAGAGTCTCATGGACCGGCTCATGATGGGCCGCTCGCCGGATAAGGAATGGTTGCGATCGAAGACGCGGGTCGTACTCAGCGACGACGAATCGGAACGACTGGAGCGGTGGACGGCGGCGGATCTGGGCGGGATCTCGGGATGGGCCGGGAAGGAGCGCGCATTCGGATTGGAGGTGCCGCGGGAGTACGGGGGGCTGGGATTGTCCCCGCTCTTCCACGCGCGCTTCCTGCGCCGCCTGGCGACCGTCGATCGCGAGGGGGATTGGCTGCACAGGGTCATGGTCCCCAACTCGCTGGGGCCGGCGCAACTCCTCCTCCGGCACGGCACCGAAGAACAGAAACAACGGATTATCCCGCGCCTCGTCACCGGCGAGTGGACGCCGTGCTTCGGCCTGACGGGCCCGTGGAACGGGTCGGACGCGGGCGCGATCCGGGACGAGGGCGTCCTGGAGGAGCGGGACGGCGTGATGGGGATCCGGTTCTCGTGCGAGAAACGGTGGATCACGCTCTCCCCAGAGGCGGATCTCATTGGATTGGCGGTGCGCGTCCCTCCCCACGGCATCACGCTTCTGCTCGCCGAGGCGGACGCGATCCGATCGTCGCTGGAGGTCCGCCGCCACCGGCCGATCGGATCGCAATTCCCGAACGGTCACATCCTTGTCCGGGACGCGTGGATCCCGGTCGAGACGGCGGTCATCGGCGGCGCGCCCAACCTCGGCAAGGGCTGGTCCATGCTGATGGAGTGCCTCCAGCAGGGGAGAGGGATAAGCCTGCCGTCGGTCTCGGACGGTGCGAGCGCGTGCGTCCTCTGGAAGACCGTCTTCTACGCGCTCACGCGCCGGCAATTCTCTCGACCGCTGATCGAGATCGGGGCGATCCAGAGCCTGATCGCGGACATGACGATCCGCGCGTACCTGGGTCGTATCCTGTGCGAAATGTACCATGCGACGCACGAGGGATCGTCGGCCTTCTCCGCGTTGATGAAACTCGTCCTGACCGAGTATTCGAGGGAGATCCTCCGGAATGGCATGGACATTTTTGCCGGCAAGGGCATCACCATGGGGGATCGGAATCCGATCGTCCATTTTTACCTGCAGAACCCGATCGGGATCACGGTCGAGGGCTCGAACCCGCTCACCCGGCACCTCATCGTCCCCGCCCAGTCGCTGTTCGAGCACCATTCCGCGCTCGCTACCCTACTGACCACGCTGGAACGCGAGGATCCGGCAGCATTCTACCAGAACGTCGCCATGAAAATCCCCGAGATCGCGCTGACGAGCCTCCGGGCGATCGTTCCTGGGAATGAGATCCGCCGTCGCACGGCGCAGCTCGGCCTCGAATCGTACGCCTGCCTGTTCCGCGGCGCCTCATTGCGGAACGATCAGCTCGTGTCCTCGGTCTTTGCGGATCACATTATAGGCACGATCCTGTTGTACGCGATCGAATGGTCCAACCTCCACCTCCCCGAGATCCAGGACGCGATCCTCCAGCAGGAGGCACGGGCGTTCATCGACCGGACGTACTTTGATGGCGGTCGTCCTCTCCGTCGCACACCGCTCCACCCGTTCCTCCAGGCACAGCACCGTCCCGTCGAGCACATCAGCAGACTACTGCTGACTCACCACTCGTTCCGGGAGTGGATCGAGCAGGATCTCGTCCTCACGACGAACGACGAACCGCTCCGGCGCGTGGCGGACCTCTGGTCGCGCCACCGCGGTACGATCCGCGAGTTCGCCATCCCGATCGATCTCCAGCGAGAGGTCATCGACGTCGATTCTTTTGAGAAATAAAATATTGAATCATCATAAATGACGTGGCGGACTTATCCATGGATACGACAACAGGCGGGCATATTCGATACAGTCACATCTTTATTGGAATTAGTCATCAATTCTATCCCCGATATACAACACAAGGATCCACACGTTGAATTACAAAAAGTCCTCCATAAAATAATCATCTATCTGATTTATAATCTGACCAATGGATTCACGACAACTGTTGCCTCCAAAAAATATTTGCAGCAGATCGGATTCCAAGCCCAAAAAATTGTGCCGGTTGGAGATGGCGACTTTACATTCGTCCTACGAGCCGCCGATGAGTGGTTCAAGGATCGATTATTTTCGAGGATTCGTGCTCAAGCCAAAAAAAAAGACCAATCGATCTGGAGAGTGGATAATCATGAGCATCCGTATAAAAGGATGATCGAAGGAAAATGGGTCCATTTTTCAGCCCATTCGGTAACCGATGTGCATGCGATTGCTGTCGGAACGTATTTTGATCCAGAAATGAATCTGTACATCATTCTTTATGCCGATCAGGGCACAAAAGTCGGAAAAAATTCGGGCATCCGAGTGGCCATTATCCCGAATGTCCCCTTGGAGGATTCGGATAATCTACAAATTAACGACCAAATCGAATTTATCGAAAAGAATTTTCGAGGCACAATCAGCGGCCGAACAGGAAGACAGGTTACGGTCCAATGGACATCCAAGAAACAACATGGACAATCTTGGAAATCGATAACTCCAGAACGAGAAACACTCGCTCCGCAGTATATAGCCGGATATAGGCAAATCGCTTCCTATGACACATTGGAACACGAGATATTTAAGAAAAAATCGCAGTGGAAGAGTCTAGAATCCTTGTTCCCGGAACACACGCGGATCCTTTTATTCCCGTTGCCCAAGCAGAAGATACCGATATGTGGAGTACTGTCGTTCATTAATCGGATCAAACTCGGCCTGACCCTTTTTCGATTCGCCCGGAATGCTCATTTCTCCGCGAGGACCAGCATCAACAAGATTGAAGCCTCCTTGATGGATGAACTCGTCCGCACACACGAAGACATACAACATTCTATCGAACACATTATTGATGAACTGATTGAGATGGACAGGACGATTGTGTACACCCGTCAGCAACAGCCGAGACAGACACCACGACAACAGTATTCATTCTATTCTTGGTAGGATCAATCATAGCCGATGTATGATCGCGCCACCGCGATTTTGCCATCCCGATCGATCTCCAGCGGCAGGTCGGTCATCGACCTGGACTCTTCGTGGAAAAAAAAGATGCTTCATTGCAATCCTCTAATTTCTTATGCATAATGAAATGACTTTGGTAAGAAAAATCATTGATGATCTGATCTTATTCGATCGACAACTCGTATCGTCCGCGCAGCAGATACAATCGCAGCAGGCACCGCGACAGCATTATTCTTTTTACAATTTCTGATTTTGTTTCTCGACAGCATATTTTTGAAATATACGGATAAGAGACGGTAGGTCCTCATGAGGTTCATCTTTCCTACAGAAAAAAGAATATCCATGTGGATATTCTTTTTCTTATCATTCGGTACGATCCTATTTTACTCCGATTCTTCCACACTCTTGGGTTCGATCTTGAGCGTGATGACATGGTTGAGCAACTCGATGCGCACCGAATCGGTGATCTGGTGCAGGTTGCCGATGATAATCTTGATGAGATTGATGTAGATCTGTTTCTCGATGCTATCGGGAAGATAACTTATATTGATGTCGGCATTCTTGAGTTGCGCCATGACAAACGCCTCGATCGCCTGGTCCTCGGGCGTGGGTGCCGGTTTCTTGTCGCGACGGAATGTGTTGCCCATCCCTCCTATCATAGATCAAGATTGTTAGCAATCGATTTTGTTTTTATGTTTTGACGCAACATGATTTCTTTCTGGACCATGCCCAATTGCGTCCGGAGATTGAGCTCGAACATGGCGGGATGGTTGTTCACGAGGAGTGCATTGAACCCGTTCGATCGGGCAAAGATGATGTTGTACATGTTGTCATCGAAAAAATAAATGTGTTCGGGCGCAATGCCATAGTGTTTGGAGATCGCCATGAGCGCGTGCGTCTTCTTGTAGGCGTAGATGCAGTCCAGATCGGTGAGCCACTGCTCGGATTTCATAATCTCCATGATCATCGCTCGCTGTTTCTTTTCGGATTCTCGGCGAGAGGGATTGATCTGCGTCAGGTGCTCGCGTTTCTCGATCGTGCTCCACTGCGACCAGGGAATCTGATCAAAGACCTTGATCAGCGACTTGGATTTTGACTGATTAACCATGGCATTGATGTGCGCCCGGTTCGCCATGGAGATGATCTCGATGGCACCGTACTGGAACAAGAAATTCATGGCGTGCGCAATCTTGTTCGCCCGATCGCGCGACAGTTTATCGTTCCAATCCGTGATGCATCCATCAAAATCAAAAATAAATAATGATGTCATATTGTCCCCTTTTATTCATCCGCACAATATTTTTCTTTTTACGATGAATTCGTCTTGACTGTTGTCTCCTCGGTCTTGTTGCGCTGCGACGATTGACGCTGGTTCACCTTGGGGAAGACCTTGCCGGGCTCCAGGAGGCTCTTGAACCCCGTATCGGGGAATCGTACCCTCGCCTCGAAGAGTTTCACCTGGAAACGAGGCCGGATCGTATTCCCCAAGATGATGCTCTCGAGACGGATCGCGGCATGGACGAAACAACGACGATTGATCAGACGGAGCGGGTCGAGCGTCTCCCGGGTCCGTTCGTCCGTGAACAGCGTCCGGATCTGGAGCTGGTTCTCCTGGCGGAACACATTCAGTTTGCTGTAAAGGAGCGGCGCGCGGTCCTTCTGGATCTCGCCCTTCTCCATCTTGTAATAGAGCGGGTTCAACCGGTTCAGATCCGCGTACTCCAGGGATGGTTGTTCCAATTCCTCCCTCTGGTTCACAATGAAATTCTTGGCCGCCTCGGTGATCCGGTTGATAAGATCGATGAATTGCTGTTCCTCCTCCGAGGGACCGTCCTTCCCCCACAGGATCAACGGCAGCTGGTACCCCACAAGGTTGTGCGTCGTGGGGTCGAATTGCTCCTGGAGCCCGAACGTCAGCAGGCGCGGCGTGGAGAGGATGAGATCGCCCCGCGTCCCATCCAGATGATGCGTCATCACGCGGATGCGCTGCGTTTTCTCGTCGAAACGACGCTCCGGCAACTGGAAGATGAGGTTGTCAATGTCGTAATCGCGAAAGTCGGTGAGCTGCGTAGAATACATGGCCTGATGTCTTTTTTCTTTAGGAAATCAATGTCTTTATATCATTTTTTTGGGAATCATTTCATGATCAGAACCGCACATGTCGCCGGCATCTTCGTCTTTCTGTTTGATCCAAGGACAAACAATACATTTTTTTGTCAATATCATTCATCACTCAGGAGAGATCTTTGTTGATTTGTATCTGTCCCAGGACATAATAAACATCACAGATAAGATCAGACCCGTGCTCGTCTTGATCATATTCTGAATCTTTGTCCTTTTTTCTGTATCTTTTACGAAGAGAGAACAAAGACCCAAGACAATCAGACTTAGATGAGCAAACGATAGGATGCGTTTTTCATAAAATGATTTCTGAGAGTCGATATTTAGGACCAATAGAACAGAGAATGCCACTGCAGTACTAATCAATACTCCAACACTATCGGGATCGATGTGGGCGCGTGTAGAGAGTGATCCGGCTTTAACAAAACACACGATAATCGACGCTATTTGTCCCAAGAATATCAGACGGCCCAACAACGAATACCTACCACTCCATACATCCGTCATCCATGTGTCCGTGGACATTAGCGGGGATCTGTACCAGAATGATATCGTTGCCATTGCATAAAAGATGAGAAGAATAATGAGGAGGACGATACTGATAATGTCATAAAACTTTTCATCATTTTTGTCGCCCGGGTCTTGAGAAATTATCCATGAAATGGATAGTAGCGAAAGAGTAGAAAACACACGCACAATTATGTATTGGATCTTATTCAGTTCATAATTTGTATTACCGGGTGACAAGAATGATAATCCAAAAATCACAAGGGCGATTACCAGTACAACAATGGACCCGATCTGTCTTGGAGAGGGGTGTACATCTTTGAAGCTTGAATCAAGAAATTGAGACGCAATGGACCAGACAATCATAATCAGTATAAAAAACATGAAACAATTGAAAATCGTCTTGTTCCGGGCAATCTGTGGTTGTTTTCTCTTTTGCGGAGTATCATCTTCTCCAGGAAAACCCGTCAAATCACTCATATTTGTCCAAGGAATGGATTTTTTATGTTGTGTATTTTTTTTTTCATAACATTGAAATATTGATTGGAACAAAATTTATGGGAACAGTTACCATGTATACCGTATCTCATGAACGCGCACGGAAAAAATTAGGGAACAATGTCTCACTTTTCTATAAAAAAAAATTTTTCATGCTCCGCATAGGAGAAGAACCGTTATCTCTGTCACTCTCGTGCTCAACGACAGGTCGATTTCTTCAGCGTTATTAAAGGTCTCAACTTCGAGAGAAAAGTATCCGAGAGATTGTGGTTACTCACCAGGATTGATTGTGTCGTTTCGGTTTTGATCTTTTCGAGTCCTTTGTCTCCGAGTGCTCCGATGGAAAATCGTTGTTGTCTAGCACAGAGAAAAGGGGAATACTCTAGAAAAAAAAAATGTTGTATCAACAAATGCAATCGGGACGAGCACAAAGCGCATCCTTACAATTTGGCGATGCCGTAAACTTTAGCGGAAAGAATGGTATCGTAGTGGAAACATCCCCGACTTTGAAAATCACATATGATGGACAATCTTTCGATCGGTTTCGTAGCCGACCGGCAAACATACAAAAACGTGAGTTTACCAGGGAGGATCTAAAAAAACTCTTGACTTTTGGTACACATTATTCCGATATGGTAGAACCATTGCTACGATTCTTGAAAACATTCCAACTCACTCCATCGCAGGCTAAATCCTTACTGACATCCGTCAAAGAAAACAAAAACCTACATACCTATATTCCTCAGATTCTCGCTCTGCCATCAGTACGACAGATACGACAAGGTACGATCGCGGATTTGCGACAATTGCACCGACAATTAAGTCAGCGGACAATGATGTCCAGACAGCAGTCCGAATCGTGGATGACACAGTGTATGCGTGAATCCGCCGAGATTGAGAGACGTTTAGGAGCACTGTTACAACCCGTTGAACATGCGACGGACAGCAAGGGTATGGAATGGTGGTGCCTCCCGCTCTCTCCTCCACCAGAAGATCCGCACCTGCGAGAGATACTCGCCACATTTGAACGATTGGTACGATGGATGATCCGGTTGGTGGAGAAGACCGACGTGTCGAAAAAAGGAAAAGAGGAATCGTTAGATACATTGTATTCGACAATCCTGATCCTCCGGATCAGTCTGAGACAATTGCCGGATGATGTGTCGCAGTTTGTCATTCGCAATACTTCGATATTCCAAAGTATCTCTATGGATACAATACAACAGAGTGTACAACGTCGACGAGTCTGTAGAGGATTCCTGGTACTGGCACGCTACAGAGATCGTCATGTCATGAGCATGACCGTCTGGGAACGGACGCTGATTACGACAATAGGAGAACCGATAGAATGCCAGGAACACGCGCTCATTGTGAGGAATCCGTTCCCTGCACAACAGCGAATGTCCAACATCTCCATGAGGATGCACTCGTTCGCAGCGGATGCTGTCAAGAAACCAGTCGTTGTCTGTGACCCTTATTACATAATGGCCGGTATTCTAGAGAAACAAATTAAAAATGGCACAATCGACAGGTTTGATCGGCCACTTTCATCGATCCCTGGTGATCCGTGCTTGGCATTCGGCCAATCATTTCAGATTGTCAATGACGAGAAATTGAAGGGATTCTGGAAGCAATCGTAAATGAATTTATTTTTTGTTACAATATAAATGGCGGAATCGAAAGTGATGGTGGATTACACGCACCAGGTATTTTTGATCCGTGTACGACAGCGATCCTTCAATTGGATGATGCCGCACCATCCGATCGAAAAACCGAACCAGGCGATGGGCACAGGGTTCTACCTGCGGTACAAAAAAAATATCCATCTTATCACCTGTTTCCATGTCATCAAGGAGGCATTCCTGATCACCATCTCGTCGCCCTCGATCGGCAGCCAGGAGTACCCGTGCCGGGTGCGGTGGATCTGTCCGCGCCTCGATCTGGCCGTCCTCGAGATCGATCACAGCAAGATAGCGTCCTCGAAGGACGAGAAGAACAACCTCCTCCACCCCCGGAAGGCGTTCCGGGCGTGGGAATTTGCGGAACAAAAAGGGAGGATCGACGGCCCGACGATCGGCGAGGTCACGACCGTCCTCGGCTACCCGCTGGGACAGTCCAACATGAAAATCACGAGCGGGATACTGAGCGGGCAGCAGATGGGGCTTTACCAGACCGATGCCCCCATCAACGGTGGCAATTCGGGCGGGCCCCTCGTGTGGAAGGACAAGGTGATCGGCATCAACAGCAGCGGTTATTTCCTGGCGCAGAACATCGCGTACGCCATCCCCGTCCAATCGTTGCTCCGGCTGATTGATTTTCACGAGAAACACCCGTCCGTGTACCTGATCCGTTTCCCGAGGACGTGGGGGATGGAATTATGCCCGCCGGCCTCGCAACTCCTCCCGCACTCCAATTCCAAGAATATCTGCAACAGCAATGATTGCGGTCTGGAGATCAAACAGGTCTTCCGTCATCAACTGATGGAAAAGGCGCCCCTGAAGGACACGGACATCCTCCTCCGCATCAACGGGATGCCCATCTCGGCGCTCGGAGAACTCCCTCTCACGTGGCTGAACCAGCGGATGACGATCCATAATTATTTCCATCATATCCATCTGGGACAAAAGATCCGCCTCGAGTACCTCTCCGGCAACAAGAAGGAGACCGCCGTTGTGCTCGTCGCGCCCGAATCCGACGCCGTCCGCTACCGGGAATGGTACGAGGAGCACGAGGCGATCCCTTACCTGTACCTGGCGGGCATCGTCCTTGTGCCCCTGGCCAAGAATTGCATCGACATGCGGTACCGATTGCTGAAATCCATCGACGATAACAATAATGAGGAGGAAGAAAACCCATTCCTGAATCCGACCGTGGACAGCAACGATCCCACCCTCATCCGCTGGGTCCAGCCGCAGAACTGGCACAAGGGTCGTCTTCTCATCTCCAACATCTTGAACGGCGGCCTTCTCTACGACACGCACATCCTCAAGATCGGCGACCTGATCGAGACGATCGATGGGACGGTCGTCGAGACGATCGCGCAGGCAAAGACCATTGTCGATCGTCTCCGCCGGCAGAACAAGGATGTACGTATCGAGACGATGAAAGGGAATGTCATTCATCTCTCACCGACCATTATCGCCTCGGAAGAACAGAAACTCGCATCCGTCTATAATTACTCGCTGCCGCCAGAGGAGACGACGACGGAAAAAAAATCTCTGGATAAGAAAAAGACATGAGATGGGCAGGATTTCTCCTGCCTATTGTCCTCCCCTCGTTGTGCCATTATCATTCGGACTGCCCGTTGCCGTTGGTCTGCTGCGATGTAGGAATTTTCAGGATATGCTGTGAACGTCGCGATATGGTGCCGATCCCCGTACAATTTTGGACGCGGAGAGCAGATCGTCCAGGTACGGACAGTTCTGATGATCCCGTTCGTCCACAGTGGCATCTCCCCGTATGCGCACCATCACCAGGGATAGACGCGAAGTTGTAACCTTGTGCTCCTGGCAGAATGACGGGATCGATAAGAAATCGTCGCCGTACTGGCGCATGACGGCCGGATTCCCGACCGCCATGCACTCATCGATCCGCGGGGAAGACTCGTACGGGATGAACAGACGCCGATCCCGGTAGCAGCCCATCATGTGTTCGATCTCGGCGGTGCTCAGAGGACACGTGGGGAGCGCGTCCAGGCGCAAGTGGAGCACCAGATCGAATCGCACCCCCGCCTCGGTCCACATGGATCGGATCTGGTGGAGACTGAACGCGCGACGGATCCGGTTCGTCGCTTTCTGGAAGAGGATGGCCGATTTTTTATGGATCCGGATCTCTTCCAGGGGGAACGCCTCTGTCATTGTCCCGATGCATTTGAGCGTGGCCTCTGTCGATAAGAAGGTGTGCAAGTAGTAGATGAATTCGATCTCGTTCTGTTTGTATTTTTGTAGCGGGATAAAGATGCACCGACGCCAACTATGAATCATCAGCATATCGATGAACTGGAATTCCCCGAAAAAACAGACGGCGATTTTCATATTTTTTGTAGATGATATAAAAAATACATTGCCATTGTTTTTTGTTAGGCTCTGGATAATCGATGCCCCAATGGGTACTTGTATTTCAATGGAATAGGCGATGTCAGATCGAACAGGGCTTCTGCAGCATATTTCTGCGCATCTGTAGGGATTTTCGATGGTAAATTCGTCGGTTTCGATTTTTTATGAGGTGGTCGTTTCTTGTTCAGGGGATCGTTCGGTTTAGGGAATAAATCATAAAATAATTGTCCTGTTGTTGGACGTTTCTTCTTTAGAGGATCGTTTGGTTTAGGGAATAAATCATAAAATGATTGTCCTGTTATTGGACGTTTCTTGTTGAAAGAATCGATCCGTTCAGAGAATATTTGTCTCGCTGTGGGTGGTGCCGATGATTTTTTTGTCAGAGGCGGTATGCCTCCCAGTACTCTATTTTTTTTCCCGGCACTCATTTATAGAGATGTATGATTATTTTTTTATCGTTTTATTTCATCATCGCATGAGAGAAAATTTCCAGATCCAAAGTCCGAATGATATCTATGATTCCCCTCGCAATCGCGAGGTCAGAGAACCCTATGGTGAACCGTGCCTCAAAACATCATACTGCAAACGAAAAAATGACCCGAAATCAGAGTGTCAAAGTTTTGTCTGTGTCGATATGCGATAGAGATTATTTTTTTTTTTTTGAAAAAAAAACTAGACATGATGATACTCTATCCTGTTGAATCACATGGATGTCCATCTAAATACATGGGCGGTATAAAATAATAATAGATTCAAGAAAGACAGTAACAAAGAAAATAATGGAGGATCCGAGACTCGAAAGGATCGAGGAGTACATCCATCCCAGTCAGGGGGCGATTTGCCGGTCGGAGGACCGGTACATCATGATTGAGGGTGTGGCCGGGAGTCGCAAGACGGATACGCTGATCCGTCTCGGTCTTCGTCGGCACCTGAAAGGAAAGACCAACCTGTTGTTCCTGACGCAGGTCGGTTCCGTCACGGACGAACTGTGCCACCGGATCGGTGCGTACCTGAATGTCCCCATCTACCGGCAGAACAACAGCAATCACTATGTGGGGTATTCGCACGGGAAGACGATCGAGGTAGCGAATTTCGATGCGTGGATCCACCGGCAGCTCGAGGACCAGGAGTGGCCTCTCCTCCGCACCATGGGCGCGTACCATTCGTACAAGATCGAGGCGCTGATGCAGATGGTCGAGACGATCAAGGGTTTCTGCATGAAGAACGGCGAGTACGCGGACGAGGTGTACATCGACGAATGCCAGGATTTCGAGATCCCCCGGGCGCGGCTGATTGTGCGGATGTTGCAGCACCTCCCGCGTGTCCGGGCGGGATTGGCGGGGGACTACATGCAGACCCTGTTCGAGCGGTCGCTGGGGGAGGACGGTCTCCACCCGATGCGATTGTTCGGGACGCTGCCCAAGATCCGGCGGTTCCATCTCGACCGGTGCTACCGGTGCCCCTCCTCGCACATCGCGTTCTGCAATCTGGTCATGGAGAAGGCGGTCGCCCAGCACGGGTGCCGCCCGCTCGAGGCGGTCCTCGATCACGGCCATCGGCCGTTCCTATTCCCGCACGGGAGCATGAGCAAGCAGTACGATGTCCACCAGCTGACGGCGCAGTGCTGCGAGATGCTGGGCATCCTCCACCGTCGCGATCCCAGCATCGTGCCCTCGGACGTGTGTTTCCTGATGCGACGGTGCAACGACCAGACGGTCTTTGCCTTCCTCCGCGTCCGTCTGGAGGCGTTCTGGTCGGCCCGGGGGTACCGGAACGCGGTCATCCATTTCGCCACGCAGTTTGATGGCTACCGGAACAGCATCCAGTGGAATTTTGCCGAGGACAAGACGTGTCTCCTCAGCATCCACGGGGACAAGGGCAAGAGCCACAAGGTCGTCTTTCTGTTGGGACTGACGCAGAAAAGCATCCCGGACGAGTGCAGCCTGCACAAAGAAACGGAACTGTTGTACCAATCCCTCCTCAATGTGGCGCTGACCCGGTCGACACGGTACCTGCTGGTCGGATTCCACCACGCGCAGCCGTCCCTCTACCTCTCCCGCATCATCCACAGGATCGAGGACGAGGCGTGCCTCGGCTGGCGCCCGCAGGAGGATGGGCTATACCGCGATCTCGCCTCGACCATCCGGTTCCCGGAGCCCGTCTTCACCCAGCCCGCCCGCGAGCAGGCGCTCTTGATCCCGACGCTCCGGTTCCTGACGGTCACCGAGGTCTCGCGGCGCTACGAGCGCCCCGAGGACCTGCTCGGCTTCCATCCAAAACTCGAGACCGTCGTGTTCGGCCGGCGCATCCAGCTCCACGTGCCGCACGATCTTTATCCCATCCTCGGGTACATGGCCGAACTGATCTCATTGCGCATCGTCAACGCCTCGCTCTTCCGCAAGGACATGGAGATGATGCTGGATCCGTCCCGAGTCCTGTTCGCCGAGGACGAACGACTGCTCTGCTGGGTCCATGATTTCGATCTTCATCGCTGGATCGGCACGGACATGTACCTCCAGCAATTGCGCGCGATGCAGGAGGCGCACCGCGCCATTCTGGAGAGCGATCCCTCTTTGCGCGACCTCGTCCGTCGTCTGGAGGATCGTCCGTCGTACGTCCTGCCCCGGTGCTTCGATACCGCCCGTTTCCGCGAGTCGATCCGTCAGATTGTGGCGATGGGTGACGAGGAGGTCGAGGATTGGACCGGGTGGTGGAACCTGGCGCTCCTGTTCCGCGAGATCAAGGACGCGCAGCGCAACCCGTACCTCTACCGCTACATCGATATGGAACTTTCGGCCCGCCAGCGACAGCAGCTGCGCGTGATGATGAGCAATATCCGGAATCTGGCCTCGCGGTTCTCGACGGATATTGTCTTCCACCCCCAGCACGATCTGCTGGCGCACATCAACGACGCGACGACACTGGAGAGACTCGGCTTCACGATGGAGACGGACGAGATGTATTTCCGGAACGGGTACCACTACGGGATTGTCGGCGAATCGGACGTCATGGATCGGGGGAACGGCGTGCTGTACGAGATCAAGGCCAGTCACCTCGATATTTCCATCGAATGGCTGTTGCAGACGTCGTTGTACGGGTCGTTGCCGTTCCGTCATGCCTCGTCGGGCAGGATGGCGAACCTGGTCCTCGCCAACGTCGTCACCGGGAAACTGTACCGGTGGGAACGCCCACATCTTCGTCCCCGCACCCTTATCGACAAAATGTTTGCGGGGTTCCCGTCCTCCCTGAAAGAGTACCTCTACAAGAGCAATCACCGCCGGTTCAAGAAAATGTTTATCCAACAAGAAACATAAAGACGATCGATACGATGCTCGTCGTATACACGGACGGGGCGTGCAAGGGCAATCCGGGACGGGGAGGGTGGGGGTACCATTACACGACGCCCGATGGACGGCGCCACGAACGCCACGGCGGCGAGGAGGAGACCACGAACAACCGGATGGAACTGACGGCGGTCATCGAGGCGCTGCTCGAATTGTCGTCCGACGAGACGGCATCACTCCGCATCATCTCGGACTCGACGTACGTCGTCCGGGGGGCGACGGAATGGCTGGAGGGATGGAAACGGGCGGGGTGGATCAATGCCAAGAAACAGCCGGTCGCGAACCAGGACCTGTGGATGATGCTCGATGCGATGATCCACCCGGGGATCGGATGGGCGTGGACGCGCGGGCACGCGAGTGATGAGGGAAACATTCTTGCGGACGCCCTGGCGAACCGCTATTTCCAGCCACATTTTTTCATAGGATAAAATATCTTGGTTCTAGATAAGGGAAACATGATGAATAATTCATCGGATGTGCAATTGATTGGGAATCTGGCGACGAATCCGTTCAACTATCGGGTGGATTCCATGGAAATGTAAGTGACGCACCTCATCAAGTGACTCAACGATTGAGAGATGATTTGACTCATATCACTCGACGTAGTACGGCCATTAACGAAGAATTTATGAGTCAGATGGGAAAAATTTTCCAGAATAAACCAGCACAACGATCCTCCGATATCGATTCAAGTGTTTTGCAACAATTGTTCCTGCAACAAATGAAACATACTCTGTATGAACGTGTCATGATGGCAAAAAATGCATCGATACCTATCACCATCTATACAGATGATTATCTACGAGATTGGGTGTTCGATAGTACGAATGAAAGCACGTTTCGAGCGCATCCCTAAAATATAATCCAGAAATTTTCTTGGTTTAATATTTCTATCCCGAAATAGTAAACAAATGTCCCAGTACCTCTTGAATATTGATTCGACCTACCGGGATCAGAAACTGTACCGGTTCTCGACGGAGTTTGGCGTCACGGTCAACCCGACGCCCGGTCAGAACGCCGCGGGGAACATCTATGTGATTGACAACATCATCTATTCCAAGTTCCAGTGGGACGGCGATACCACCACGGTCGTCCCGAACGATACCATCGAGGGCGATTTCACCGATTTTTCTTCCTCTGCCATCACGCTCGATGCTGCGCACGCCAGTCCGACTCTCAATTATTATCTGGGATGCCAGTTTGTCGTGGATTCGGGACAATCCGCCGTGATTACCTTCTACGACAACAAGACGAATACCGTCCGTCTCGAGAATCCGCTCCCTCCTCCCTCCACGAACCACTACAAGATTATCAATCCCAGCTATGTCTACCACGATGAGATGCTCCTCCTGGGATCGAACCTGTATGTCAGTCTCTCGAACGAGAATCTGTTGAACGCCTATTTCCTGAAATCGGGACCGACGAATGCGCTATTCATCCAGAATGTGACACAGGGATGGGTACGGCCGATCCACAAGATCCTGGAGAAATTCAAGGTCGTGACGTTCGAGACCGACCTCCCGTCGTACGCGAACGGCGATCTGTTCCAGGTCCGGGAGAGCGCGAACCTGCTGGTATACACCACGCTGGCCTTGTCGGCGGCGGGTTCGATCCTGGAGTACCAACTGGTCCGTCCGGGGAACGGGTACACGGCGGGCGAGGTTGTCTACATCGGGACGGGAACGGCCTCCTACAGGATCGGTCGTGTCGATCCTGATGGCGGCATCCTCTCGCTAGTCCTGATCTCGCCCGGGGACGGTTATTCTCCGAGCGTCATCTACCAGATTGTGAGCGGCGGGAACACGTCGGCGACCCTGGCGGTCGTGAGCATCGGGGATTCCATCGCGATCGATGGCACTCCGTACCCGGACGGCCAGTATTTATTGTACGTCCCGTCCATCTCTCCCTTTTCGACCGCGTTCTTCCCCGTGCTGTCCATCGAGGGCAACATCATCTTTTTCAGCAACCCGGATCATCAACTAATCATGGAAAACATCCCCGTCGAACTGATGATCTACCGGGAACAATCGACGGGCCTGAACATGCCCCTTGTCTCCTACGCCCAGGCGGTCTGCTACGAGGTGTCGCTGATCCACCTCATCATCCCGAACCAGCCCGTGTACGGGTACAATGTCCTCCCCACGTTCTTCCCGTACGTCATGGTGGAACTCTACAACGTCAGCACGCCGACCTCGAATGCGGGCATCCTCTACACCAATAATCCTCATACGGACCGTGTCACCTTCTACTGCCCGATCGGCAATCCGAAAAATCCCCTCATTGTCAGCTACCTCATCATCCCCTCCGCGACGCAGGTCCAACTCCTGAAATGGGCACCGCTGGATAATTTTTTCTTCCGCGTCCTGCTCCCGAACGGGGAGACGCTCAAGTACAATTTCGATCTGGACATCAACGAGACCGACATCATCAACGGCGATGTCGCGGCGCTGGCCACGACCGAATTCCACTTCTGGGGGCAGATGACGGACCGTCGCGTCTCGGCGACGTTCAGTTTCCGCCTCCGTTCGTAAATGATGCTGTCGGCATTGAACGCCATTCTACGTCTTCTTGATCCGGCAGATGCCGTCGGAACAGTCGTCGCAGGAGTTCTGAAAGACAATGTCGAAACAATCGATCTGGTACTGTTTCCGGATGGCGCGGAGTTCCTGCGAGACCTCGTGCGCATTCTTGTCCGGATCCTCGTACCACCGGTTCTGCAATTGTCGGATCCGGAGGGGGAGATCCTTGATGGACTCGCGGAACTGTCTGTCCTTGTCGAGGGTGATGGCCTCCTCGGCGAGCGCCTCGAGCGTGAGGAAATGCTTGATGCAGCAGTCCACGCACCGTTTCTCGGTGTGGGAAAGATGATCCTCCAGCAGGATGCTCTGTTTGCAGATCTCGCGCAGATTGAACTTCGGATCCATGACGGGCAGGAGGTTCTTCGGGTCGGTCGGATTCTTTTTGATGATGGTGGTGGTCGGTGATGGTGTTTGTGTGTGCATCGCCGAGAAGGAGGGTAGTTTGGTGGTGGTGGTCGGTGTCTTTTTCGGTAAGGAGAATTCTTCGCGGATCGGGCCGACGCGACAATCGTACCGGCACTGTTCGTTCGTCTCCCGGCAGTCGTGCAAGCACTGGATCTCGGACGGACTCGTCTCCTCGGACTGGATCGAACGACGGACGAGCGGTTGTTGGGGCAAGGAACCGCACGAGAATCGCGTGCTGTCCGTGATCCCGGTAAAGGCCGTCATCGCGCACCCGTTGAACAACGTGTTGTACCGAGCATACATGGTGTCTTTTCGAAAAGACAAGAATAATTTTTCTATTTTTTTTATCCGAATGAGGCGGCTGCCACTCCTACGCGGGATGTACGATCCGGCGTTGTTTACCGCAACGGAGAACCGGGCGATCCAGCAATGGATCGTCCGATCGAGGGAGTTCCTGATGGCGCAGAGTTTTGAGCCATCCCGGTTCAAATTGGCAGTTCTACCGTCTATGACTTTGTATTTGTTTGATGTGCTGCCATTGCTGAAGGCAGCATTCGCTGTGCTCTTTTTTTGATGTGCTGCCATTGAGTGGAGGACATGAAACGAGATGAGGTTTGTGGATGTTCGTACAAATATTGTATATACAATAGAGGTAATATGAATTCAAATAATAGTACGAATGTAAGAAATATTTTTAGAGCTACATGGGAGGATACTTTCCATATCACGATAATATAATAGATCCAACACCCGAGATGAATATACACGCCTAACATACGATAGTTCACATTCCACCAATAATATTTCAAGAATAGAATGGAGATCATGTCGCATATTATCACAGGAATAAGTATGAATATATATATTTTTTTGGGTTTATGATTTTTGTTTATCGTCGTCGGTCTAGGAGTGGCGGATGGAGTCGGGATCTTGGACATCCTCGTATCAAAATCGGCTGTTTTGTTCTGGATAAAATCGAGTGCTCCCTTGATGAACCCATAAATGCTACTGCTATTACAGGCCGGGATGGTCATATTCGCGGCATCGAACGTGGGGGGAGGCAGGAATGCGGTATCCGGGGCGGTGTTTCGTACCCCCAGGAGTGTGTACCATTCGTTCAGGTAATCATTCAATCGGCCTAGATAGGTCCATAATTGTGCAATCAGTTTGCATTTGTCGTCATTGCTACAATCCTCGTATCGTTCAATCGTGCATCCTGTATCATAGCCGCAGGTTCTATTGGTGGGAATGTGGGGATCTGGGATGGTGGCCTGTGATTTCAGTTCTGTGAATTGAGATTTTGCTCTGCTGTACAGTGCTTTGTACTGGCTGCAGATTTCACGGTACATGGTATAAAACTCGTCCGTACTCATAATTTATGATATATCTATTTTTTTTTTTCTGTTTAGAATAAATGTCCAAACAGCAACAGGTACCACTACTCGCTGAATATCAAAATCGACAGCAAAAAACAGGCGGAGGAGCACCACTAAGATTGGTTGCGAAAGGTCAACAACAGGGGAAAACCGCAGGAGAGTATCGAAATAAAATAACTTTAATGGGTGGTCAATTGGACCAGATTCCTGCCGATAGACGATGGGTCAATGTCCATGGACGCACTTTGCACGATCTCGAACAAGTGGCTGATTATTTGATAAGCTCCGAATTTATGGATCCACACGATTTTTTAATACCAAACCGGAAACAGAATATACTGCTGTGGAACAACATTCAAGAACTGAGACAACTGGTGTCCCTCATAACACGATCCCCCATTCAGGCACAAAAGAAAAAAAATCTCCAACAAGCCTTTCGAGCATACCAAAAAAAAATCCAACACATTCGACGAAATCCCATCGACCGCGAAATCATGGAGAGGATTGCCGAGATCGGATGGGTGTACATGAACGAGGCTCAGCACACCAATTATATCAATCAGAAAACGGATGAATTCAGGCGGTCGCAGATTCTCTCGCTGGAATTATCAGAGATGATGGACAAGATCCCGCAGATCCGCATGCTCACGGATAAAAACGGTGGAGAAATATTTGGAAAAAAGTTCCAATCGGTAGAATGCGCGCATGGCAAGGGCGCGTACATGATCGGCGTCTATCTTTTCTGGTGGTGGAAAGTACGACAAACAACTCCTCTATCCCCGCTATTTATCATGGATGGTGATGTGAAAAATGAATCGGTCATTGTCTACACGACGCGGTGTCTACAGAGTCTGGATACGCTCATGCCCCGATTGCTCGATCTGCCTATACCCAATACGATCCTGGTGCCCGAAGAATTCCGCGTCGATGATGCGGGCGCCGTACAATTCTGGAAAAGCAGAACGATAAAATACGCCTCGGATCCGAAAAAGGCATGGGATATAATGAATACCGATGATGGAAGATGGTGGCGACAGCACAGAGTGGCCGTCTATGATATGCTCGCGGATGTGGATGAGAAGATCGAGCATGTCCGGGTCGTGACGCGATTACCCCCCAGATTCCAAAGACAGCGCCCTACTCCGATCATCCGAGGGCAATCCATGACATACCATCCGATATCCCAAACGATGGATGGCCAGCGATCCGATGATAATCGGTTCTCCCTCTCCACCGCGGATCTCCGGCGGGCGCTGAGCGATATAAAGCCGAATCAGGCCAATAATCCCCAATTAAAACGACTGCAGATCATTAGACGACTGAAACAACAAAAATGGGGCGAAACTCTGGACGATATCATGAGACGGATGAATTACAAACCACCGTACATCTTTTTTCATGGCACCAGGAATCGGGATGCTATTGTATCCATCATTAAAAAGATCGAACAACGACATACGATAACGAAATTCTGGGGCGAGGGTTTCTATGTATCGCCCGATTGGGATATAGCGTTCAATGGCTATGCATACTCGAATGATCCGAATTCGAAAGAACGGTACATGATTGCATTCATGATGACAAAAGAAGACGCGGCCGAGTTAATCTATGGGAAAGATTTCAATACCAACCTGCCGAATACAACGACGAAAGATCCCATTACTATTTTTGCACTGCGAGACAGCGCGTCTGCCAAACTCCGACCGTTCCTCGTCTTTCGTATATAAGTTCTGGATTCAGTGGAGGTTTTTCCGGAGGAGGAGGACGAACCACGGATCGATGTAGACGCGGAGGAACCGGTGGAACGAGGTGTGCTCGCACTGGATCGGGCATCGTTTTTCGTGCTCGGGGATGGCGTAGTACGATCGGGTCTCGATCACGCGCGGCAGCGAGTAGATGGCCAGACCGCCAAAGGCCGATTCCATCTGGACAGGTTCGCGGAGCGTCTTTGTCAGCCGATCGCGCCACGTCCTCTCGGTCTCGGCATCCAATTGTCGTTTTTTTTTCTGGAGTTCGTCGCACCGGTGATGATTCAGGAGCGGGAACGTGTCAAAGATGCGCCAGATCCCATCCGGCTTCCGATACAAGGAATTGACCGTCATGACGTCCGCCGTGCGATCGCGGACGCCCGAGAGCGCGTGGAAGAATCCTTCCAACGAGAGGTCTCCGATCAGGTCCCAATCGATGACCACCATGTACTCGTAATCCGCCCATTTGCGCCCGATGCGCCGGAGGTACGTGTCCCGCAGGTTCGCGAGCCGATCCACCCGCCGGCGCAGGTTTTGTTCTTTATCTCCTGTCGAGGAACGCACGCCGAGACGACATTCCTTGATGTTCAGCGGGCGTTCATCGTCGCACAGGACGAGCACCCTCGGGTTGCGGTACGTCTCCTGGATCCACCGTTCGCGCGTGTCATCGTCCGAATCATTCTCCATAATCAGGATGCGATAATCCTCAAAATACTCGCCGAGATGCTCGATCCGCGGCAGCCAGTGCGGGATGATCTCGTCCCCGTGGTCCTGGCACAGGCCCGTGAATAGAATTCTTTCTTTTTTTGCCCGCCGGCGGCTCTCGACGATGCGACGGGCAAACTCGTAAAAGACCTGATCCCCCTTCCAGTTGTGCATCCACCGGTCCAGAGTCACGTCGTCCGGCGGATGATGGAATATTTTTTTGTAGAGATCCTGGATATGATGCTGCAGCCGGTAGCGCTGATAGATGATGTAACACAGGATCAGCAGGAGGACAAACAGACCTGCGATCCACAGGAGAATCATTTATTTCCCATTACAAAAAAAAGACATTTAATTTTTAACTCATTGGGGAATAAAGATTCACAAATGTCGACGGATTTCAACCAGCTGATTCAGAATCTGAAGAACGATCTGAAATCATTGCCATCGGTCGAAGGATGTCAGCCCGAAAAAACCGTCGCTGTCTCGGTCGCGACCAAGGAGGAGGATGCCCGATCGGAGCGTCATCCTCCCTTTTTTCGGCTGCGCCATCATCAGGAATGGGCCGAGTACGTCGTCCGGCACTACCTGATTACGATCGAATTCTTCCTGTTCTTTTTCATCCTGCTCCTGATCATCAAGCCCGGGTTCCTGTACGTCAAGGAACGGAAAAAAGAATCGCGGCACGAGATGGTCGCGACGCGATTCAGCGGTCTCAATCTCTTGTTCTATTCGGGACTGTTTACCGCGCTCATCCACGCCATGATTTTCCTGCAGCGACACCTCCTCCACATCCTCACGCGATGAATATCTTGTCTGACTGATTTCAAAGCACTTCTTGCTATATGTTCAGTAGGATATGGCAAAAATAGATTGTGAGACTCGTCATCTGGATTTTTTAATGTAACGACGCACTAATTGATGCGCAGGAAGATGATGATCGGGGGTCAACCTGTCGACGATGAAATTCTTGGATTGGATAAACGCCCACAGGACGAAAAAGATGAAATAGACCACCTCATCGAGTCCGTACATGGTGATGAGGACGAGCATCGCATGTTCCAGCGCCTGTTTGTTGTAACTCTGGGCCTTGTCGAAAATCGAAATGAGCGTGCTCCCCATCTCGTTGATTTTCGTCTTCATCTTAAAGAGATGATCCTCCCAATGTCCTGTAGAATGACGCAACGATTGGCGCAGAAAATCACCCGCCATGACAATCGTGCTTTCGGGAATATTCTTTAATTCCAGGTACGATGGCAGCTGCGATCGCAATGTCTGGATGCCCGAATAAAAGACATTCTTGATGGATTGGGGCGCGTACTGATCGATCCCTCGTTCCAAGAGACCTTTTTTCTCCTCCTTGTCTGTGATTTGTTCGACGCGAGCGGGCAATGTCCTGAATGGGATGAGCGCCACCTGATCGGCCACATCTTGTATCTGTCGGAGGAGGTGCCTTGTTTGTTCGGATGTGGTGTGTACCTTCCTGGCCAACTGGATCTGCGCGGGTTTCATGATTTTTTTCCGGACCTGGATCTGATTCTTGGTCTGTTTGCGCGTCGTCGCGCCGATGGGAGGGATGAATGATGTCATGGCGGTCTGTTGGATGCGTTGTACAACGGCGTGGATGTTTTTTTGGATGGTTCGCACCTCGGGGGCGGGTAACTTCAGTAGTTCGGTATACTCCAGCAACGGTCGTTTGACCATCTGGACATGTTTTTTATGCAGTTGTAGATTATTCGAGGCGACTTCGGTGTATACAATCATGGACGATAGGATCTGCTGCCTCATCTCATTGACTTTCTCCCTGTCCGATGGATTCTCGTAGGCATAGTTTTTTTCAATCTGATCCATCTCGTACAATAATGTTGTCCCGTGATGGATCAATCCGCCGACCAGATTGACCGACGAGGCTCGTATATCCTCTTTCCGCGTTTTGCCTTGTTCCTGATAACGCTTGGAAAGAATCTGCGTCCTTCGCACAATGGGGTGTTTGAAGGTCAGATAGAGGATGATCCCGATCGCCATCAAACCTCTAAGGAAAACGGACGTGATGGCCCGAAAGATACCCTTCTGCCCTCGCCCCGTCTTGAAAAACACCATTCCCGCCCGCAAAGGGATCAGGATGATGAGCAACATAAACACGACCACGTACGCCGTCACGAGATCTTTTGTGAGCGGTTCGATCATTTTATGATTTAACAAAAAGAACTTTTTTTAGGAAAAATACACGCGCCAGATGACAATGAGCAAGAGGATGACCAGGAGGCCGGCAATGATGCCGAGGATGATCAGGACGCGCTGTGAGTGCGCGTCATGGTGATTGGGTGATGATGGTGCGACGACCTCTTCGGGCGGGAGGTTGATGACGGGGGGAGGTGTGGCGACAGGGAATGGCAGGACGTTCCCTCCGCAGGTGGAGTCGGTGTAGCATCCCATCAGTTCGGGCGAACAATCGATCTTGTGGAGGGAACAGTACGGGACGGCCTGCGTTTTCTGAGGATTCGCCCAGGTGCACAGGGAACTCTCCTCGCACTCTTTCATGCCGTTGGGGTACTCGAGGAATCCGAACGGGACAATCTCTTCATTCATTTTTTCTTAGTCGTTTTATTTTTTTTCTTCTCGATGCGAGGCGTCAGGCAGAATCGGGCGGGGGGCGACACAATGTCCAAGAGTTGCAGCGCGAATCCCACCACCAGGAATCCAATAATAAAATTCATGTTGAACTGGCGTTCCATGCACTGATACACCTTGTACCATTCCTTCACATCCTCTTCCGACAGGTTCCCATCGAGGAGCATGTTCTTTTTTTTGGTCGTAATCTGATAAAACAGGTATAAGATCACAACGACAATGGCAAGACTCTCGCAGAACAGGCCGTACCCGATCACACGGTTCAGGAAGACAATGGAAAAAAAGAGATACAGGATGCCGATGATGACACCCTGAGCGAGGGAGGTATAGAAGATGTGCTCTCGTTCCTTGCAGATCTCCTGGTACAAGGCCTGCTGGGAAGCATCGAGATGCGATTGGAACGATTGGAGTTGTTTCAGGCACCCATGATAGTTTACGAGACCGGATACCAGACCCGCCGTGATTAGGATCGGGAGATTCAACCATCTCTGACGAGTTTCAATCACAATGGACATTATTTATTGAAAAAAAAAAAGAAATTTTTTCATGGAATTCAATCCGATATTGAAAATGTTAATTAAATGTTTATTAACCTATCAAAAAGAATAGTCTCATAGAGTGAGAGAAAAGATGAAGGGGACGTATGGTTCTCTTTTTTTTTTTCCTCTTTCTCCGTTCCATAGTCTATTGCCTCTCAGTATGATCCGCATGCAATTCTACCCTTTTCGTTCTCGTTAATCACCTTGATGAGAATATTCTTGGCTCAACAATGAGAAGAAATAGAGAAATCAGCGACAGGTGTCGCCTCTATATCATCATGGTCGATTAGTTCATCAAATTATTTAATTTTAAATATTTTTTATTGATAGAGAAGATGGATAATGAGGTTTGTTGTATATGTCTTGAATCCTTGCGAATCCCCGTGGAACCTCTATCATTCCAGTGCAGCGAACGACAGGACGGGCAGATTTCTTGTTTCACCATGAAACGGATCTGTCTGGCGTGTCTTGAACAGTACCTCGAACTCCAGAAACACCGGGCGCAGCGCCCCATAAAAAAAAAATGCATCTACTGTCCTTTATCCTGCCACTCGCATCATTACCACAAGAACAAGACGTTCCGTGTCGATTACCTCATGATGGATAAGGATACCGATATAAAAACATGCCCGTACTGTGACTATCAGAATACGCACATCCAGGTGGCGAAACATGTATTCTCGGTGTGCCCTTATTATCATATCGAGTGCGAATGCGGGTTCACCTGCCAGAGGACAGAGATGCCACATCATCAGGCCTCGTGCGCCATGTTCCAGAAATGCGCCCTGTGTCAGACGTACGTCCTGGAGACCGACATACCCCGTCATATGTACTATGATCACGATCAGACGCGGTGTTTCACCTGCCACCAGTTTATCGAGATGAATCGATTGTCCGATCACATCATCTCGGAATGTCCGGAACGATTCGTCGTGTGCGACATCTGCTCGACGTCGATCCGTTTCAAGGTATTCAAGAATCATCTCCGCAAACATATCGTCGAGATCAACAAGAATGTCCAGATGATCAAGGATCGTCTCAAGGAAGAAGAGAGTTTGTACCAGAAAATACAAAAATTATTGGCGCAGTACACGCCCCCGGTGGATGAAGAGATTATCGCCCCGTAAGCAACGGAGGATGATCGAACGAGAACGTCAGTCGGGTATCGAACAAATCAAAAATATCCTTATCGTGAGAGACCGCAATGACAGTCTTTTTGACAAACATGGTCCGGATGATCCGTATCGCGTGCGCGCGATGCCGGGCATCGATATTGGAGGTGACCTCGTCCAGGATGACAATCGGCGAATCCCTGAAATAGCATCGCAACAACAGCACGATCTGGCGCATACCGCCGGAGAGTCGTTCACCGCCCCGTCCGACCCGCTGTTCCAGGTCGCCGCCCATCTTCTCAAAGATGGTGGCGAGATGATTGTCGCGGATGAAATCAATGACATTCTGTCGGTTCACCATGGATGGATCGCATCCGTACAGGATATTCTCCATGATGGTACGATCGAACAGGCGCGTGTTCTGATTGATGTACGCGATCTTCCGTCGGAGGTAGGAGCGTTTGCTCCGGGCGATGTCGACACCATCGATCCGGATCGATCCACTCTGCAGCGTGAAGAATCCCAGCAGGAGACGGAGGAATGTGGTCTTGCCGGAGCCGGAATCGCCGATGAGCAGGATCCGTGAATGCGCCGGGATCACGAGAGAGAATCGTTCGAGGAGGAACGGCGAATCCTCCTGGTAGCGGAAACTGATCTTTTCCAGGACAATCTCGCCTCGCGATATAAAATCAATCGCCTCGCCGTCCTGGAACGTATCCATCCGCAATCGTTCGAGGAATTGATTGCTCTCCAGCATGCTGCCGATCGTGATCATGCCCTCGATGACGCGCCGGGCCGTGAATCCAAGGAAACGGACCATGTACAAGAGGAGCGTGATGACCGAGACGAGGACATCCGCCCGCATCCGCTTTTGCAAGAACAGGCGCATCGAGTATCCAAACAAAAATATGACCGAGAGGAGCGACGCGATGGAGAGGATCAGCTTGAACCGGGCATTGAGTTGTTGTTCGGAGGTCTGGGCGCGCATGAAGATCATCTGTTGTTGGTCCATGTAGGCTTTTTCTTTCTGGATCGTGTCCGAGGTGAAGATGGTCTGCATGTTCTCGAGCGTGTCCTCGAGCTGGTTGAACATGAGCATCTCGGCCTTCATCTTTTCTTCGGTCTTGCGGATCATGATACGGCACAGCCCGTAGAATGCGACGAGGTAGATGCTGTAGATGATGAAATACAGCACCCCCAACCGAGGATTCAGGTACCATACGTATATCCCGATCACCATGACTGCAAGGACGAATGGGACGACAAATTTCAAAAAAATATTGTACGCGTAGTAGCTGTGGATGGGAGCCTTGAGGAATCGGACCACCAGTTCGCCCATGGCCATGTGATCGAAATGGATCTCATTCTTTTCCAGGATCATGGTGATGATATGGTTGCGGATCTGTTTTTCCAGTTCGGGGACCTTGATCGCATCGTACCCATCACGGATGACCAGCGAAAGTTCAATCACAAAATAGGCGATGAAAAAATACATGACGAGACGGATGATCCTGGCATAATTGTTTTTAATGTCCCCCATGAGGAGGAAGATCCTCCCCGAGAGGAATGAGAGGAGGATGATTTCGAGCGGGAAATTAATAATCATGAGGACGATACTCGTCAGCATCCATCGGGGATTGGCCCACACGTAAGAACTGATGATCTCCCGGAAATGAGTGCCGCTCATTTATTTTGAGCAAATATATAATACATAAAAATAATATCATCCATGAGAAAAAAGTTGTTCCATCGACCGCATGTTATCCTCGATTGTCGATTGCACTCTGGTCCTGACGCTCGCCTCCAGGAAAGATCGTCACAGGGCGATTTTTCATCACCTGAAAGAAGACGTCGGGATGGAGAATATCTATTTGTACACGGTTGAGGGGAATCAGAAAAAACAACGGAACAATGGGGGTGATCGCACCATCGGTCTGATGGAGATCCTGACGCACAGCGCGACGGATGAGACCTCGAACGATATCTTCAAGAATCACATCGCCATGATCCGGTGGGCGTACGAACGAGGATACCAGCGTGTCCTATTCCTGGAAGAGGACGCGCGCTTCGATTCCATCGACGAGGCGATGATCAAACGCGCGGGCGCCTGGATGGATCAGAATTCATGGGATATTTTCTATCTGGGCTACTGTACATGGCCGATCGTGGCCGCATTCCCCCTCGCTATCAACATTGTCCGTCTTCCCTCGCCCTACCTATCTCACGCGTACATCATGAACCGGACTGGGATGGAAAAGATCCTGGACCATCCCGCCTTGCACAATATACATATCGACAAATTCCTCGCCACCATGCCGAACCTGATCAAGGTGGGCATCTATCCATCCATCTGTTTTCAGGAGAACGAGCCCGCGCTCTACGAGGAGGCCAAGAAAAAACTCCACATCCCGTTATCGTTCCGGACAATGTCCCGGACCCTCGAGATGATTGCCGTCTTGTGGCCGATCGTCCTGCTCCTAGCTTTTTGTTTCTATCTCATTTTGCGGTACAAACGAATCATGTGATTCCGCCTGGAACATGGGGCGGAAATTCAATTCGCCCAGATCCGCGTAAATCTGATCCTTAAACTCTTTGTCCTCGTTGTCGATGAAGGGCATCAGGATCCAGAATCTCGAACCGTACGGAGGATGATAATAGTAATGTTCGAGACGAGGAGGTGTCGTCCTGCCGCTGCGTTTTTTGATCATTGTCTTTTTTTTTTATGTTATTCCATTGGTGTACGGAATTCAATTTTGGAAATTGAATTCTAACAAGTAAGAAAGGAACAGTAATACGGTATGACAATCATCAAAGAATTCCCGGTCCTGTTTGCCAGGAATAAAAACAATTCGATCCAACAGTGGTCTGTGCGTGTCCTGGGACAGGACGATGGGAAGATCGTCGTGAGGACAATCCACGGGCAGAAAGATGGGAAAATGCAGTGCGACGACCGCATCATCGAGAAATTGAACCGGCGCCACTCCGACCTCATCGATCAGGCGATCCATTTCGCCGAGAGCCGATGGGATCATAAGAGAAATCGGGAACGCTACGCCATCGACATACAAGAGACCTCGCGCACAATCGCTCCCATGCTGAGCAAGACCTTCGAAGGCGGCAAACACCTGGTCTTCCCGCTGTACGTCCAGCCCAAGATTGACGGCTTGCGGTGTCTGGCGCGGTGGGTGGAGGGGGCGGTCGAACTGCGATCGAGGACGGGATTCCTGTTCCGATCCTCTCACCTCTCCCCCATCCGGGAGAGGCTCGTCGCGTACCTGGGAAAATACCCGGACCATGTTCTGGATGGCGAACTGTACTCGCGGGACATGTCGTTCGAAGAACTGTCCGGCCTATGCCGGCTGTCGGACAAGACCGGACCGATCCGGACGGTGCGGTACTACATCTTTGATGTGATCATCCTGGATGAACCGAACGCGGGGTTCCAATCGAGGATGAGTCACATGACGCTCCCGGACGACGAAATCCTCCAGATCCTGCCCACGCACCAGTGCCACACCCTGGACGAGGTCATGGCACACCACGGGGAGTTCCTCGTGGCGGGGCATGAGGGCACCATGATGCGGAATCGCGACGGGATCTACCGGATGGGCTATCGTTCCTGGGATCTGCAAAAATACAAGAATTTCATGGAGGAGGAGTTTGAGATTGTCGGGTTCGACGAAGGCGCCGGGAGGGACAGCGGCACGGTGATCTGGCGGTGCGTCACGTCGCATGGGAAGGCGTTCCGCGTGCGACCGCGCGGCACCCTCGCCCACCGGTCCGAGCTTTTCCAGAATGCGGCGAAATACATCGGCGACCGGCTGACCGTCATCTTCCAGGAGTACAGCGCGGATGGCATCCCGCGTTTCCCCGTCGGCAAGGCCGTCCGCCGGCATTACTGATTGTGATTGTTGTTTGTTGTTCATTATTTGTATGCGCCAACATATTACAAAAAGGGGGAGGAGTAATGAGTCCGGCGCGAATGGATGATTACGAGATGACCATCATCCCGTGCGCGCAAAAGCACAAGGAAGGGGATGTTGAGATTCTGGCATACCAGGATGATGGATCCGGTTCATGTGGTATTCGATCAAGCCATCATCCCGTGTGCGCACAAAAGCACAAGGAAAGGGATGTTGAGATTCTGGCGGACCAGGATGATGGATTCATCTACAGATACGATTGCAGCACAAACAGGACGAGGTTGACATTCGACTGGTCGATGTTGGATCCCGATCCCTGATGCCCGTCCACCTCGACAAAGGGCGAGTACGAGCTGTGGTTGCGCAGATTGATCTTGGCCGCGAACCCGGACGGGGAGAGTTCCGTCGGCGAAATCAGATCGGTGTCGAGGATCTCGAGGAGGAGGGTGTTGGACGCGACGGTCGCCGACAGCTGATCCCCGATGATGGACCCGAACACGACGACATCGTTCAAAAAGATCGCCGATTGGAGGGGTTGGAGGTGGAACGTGTTAAAGGCAATATAGTACGTCCCGGGTTCCCACACGTAGATGTCCGCCGTGCCTGGGGTGAACCCGCAATTCCCGTGCTGGATGCGGATGTGATCAAAGATGAAATTCTCTTCGACGGCCACAAATTGTTCGCCGAGGTTGTACAGGTTCAGGTACGTTGTCGTCACGCCGTGCGGTCCCGTCGGTCCCGTCGGTCCCGTCTCGCCGGTAGGTCCCGTCTCGCCTGTAGGTCCGGTCTCGCCTGTAGGTCCCGTCTCGCCCGTCGGTCCCGTCTCGCCTGTAGGTCCCGTCTCGCCTGTAGGTCCCGTCTCGCCTGTCGGTCCCGTCTCGCCCGTCGGTCCCGTCTCGCCCGTCGGTCCCGTCTCGCCCGTAGGTCCCGTCTCGCCCGTCGGACCGGTCTCGCCCGTCGGACCGGTCTCGCCCATAGGACCGGTCGGTCCCGTGTGACCTCGTTTCCCTGGCTTGCACTTTACACATATGACAATCGGTTCGTCGTCGCAATCGCATCGATCGCGCCCGCCGTTCTCATCGTGTTCGCATTCGTACGAACGATCCTGATGATCAGACATAATTCTACTATTACAAAAGTTTTTTTTTTTCAAAAAAAACTACTATTGGAAAAAAAATAAAATAAATTCAGAGAATTTCTACATCGTAATAAAAAAAAAAATAAATGAAATAGACTGTTATATGTATGATCCGACCGTGCAAGAACAAATGCGGGCAGATGGTTTGCAGGAAATCGCAGGTACACTGCGACCAGTGCAAAAAAAATAAGTTTTGGTTTGTCGATATTGATGAATACAATCTCAATGAAGATGATCCGAGAAAAAAACTTAAAAAATGCGAATGCGGTCATCATTATATCCTCTGGAATCAGTACCAGCACACACAGTCGAACCATCACAAACAGTACATCATCCAACGAGATAATCTGAGCGTCACTGTGGAGAAAACGGCCCGCATGTGCACTGCCAAGGATGATCAGAATCGGATCCACGGTAGATGGAGTACGGCATCCCACACCGTGTGTCCCAAATGCTCAAAAACAAAGACCATCACCATCTCATCGGATCAGGACATCGACGCGCACATCAGCACGAAACACGCCGATGTGTACATCTTCCACCGAGGGAAACAACAGGATTGAAATTCCCCAAAGAAATAAATAAATTGCGCATCTGTAGAGTATGGGCAATTTTGTATGTACACCATACGATCGGGAGGGTTCCGGGCTTGTGGTTCAGACAGTTCCTCCTCCCACGATATTGATGCTCGAGGATGCATCCTTCCACGCGCTCGTCACCGGTCGAGATTGTAATCAGGGTATGAATCTGCTGACAATCCCCGCCACCACGAGCCTCAGAATACGACAGACACTCTCCGCGTGCCCGATCACGCATTATCATCCGGCGATCGATGCATCGACTCAGCTGGCGATACACCAGATGCAGCGCAACAACAGGATTTTTCTCTGATTTAAGCAGGATGGAGGGTGGGATAAAAACCCATGTGGCTATTGTACGGCGGACAGGGATGGATCGGCAGGCAGTTCCAGGAGGAATTGGAGCGCCAGAATATTGTGTATGTGTGCGGCCGATCGAGGATCGACGACACGGACGGGATCCGGAAAGAATGGGATCGACACGCGCCTACGAGGGTGGTGTGCCTGGCGGGCAGGACGTCGGGCGGCGCGTACAAGACGATCGATTACCTGGAGGGCGGCAAGAAACAGACGCACGAGAATGTGCGGGATAACCTGTTCGGCCCGCTCCAGTTGGCCCTGATGACCCAGGAACGAGGCATCCACCTCACCTACCTGGGGACGGGGTGCATCTTCAACTACGACGCGGAGCACCGGGTGCAGGACGAGGAGAAGGGCTTCATCGAGGACGACCGGCCCAATTTCTGGGGATCGAGTTATTCGATCGTCAAGGGTTTCACGGATCGGCTGATGCATTTCTACCCGCACGTCCTGAACCTGCGGATCCGGATGCCGATCAACGAGGACCTCGAGTGTCCCCGGAATTTCATCGCCAAGATCCTCCGGTACGAAAAGATCTGCAGCATCGCCAACTCCATGACGGTGATCCCGGACGTCCTCCCGATCATGGTCGATATGATCCGCAACGAGAGGAAAGGCACAATCAACCTGACCAATCCGGGCATCATCTCGCACAACGAGATCCTCGACATGTACCGCGAGATTATCGATCCCACCTTCACCTACCAGAATTTCACGCTGGAGGAGCAGAACAGGATCCTCCGGTCGGAGCGATCCAACAATCGCCTGGACACGTCCACGCTGGAGAAGGATTATTTCATCTTGCCCATCTACGAATCCATCCAGCGCCTGTTCAAACGGATCCGCAAACAACGGATCCTGAGGCTCGAACCGAGGATGAAGAGCATGCTGGTGACGGGCGGGTTCGGGTTCATCGGATCCAATTTCATCCGCTACATGCGCCGAGAGTACCCGGACATGACGATTGTGAATGTGGACAAGGTGAGCTACTGCAGCCGGCGTGAGCACCTCGCCGGTCTGGACATTACGAGTTACGAGGTGGACATCAATGAGATGCGCACGCTCCTGGATATCCTGGAGACGCACCAGATCGATCTCGTGGTCCATTTCGCGGCGCAGTCCCATGTCGACAATTCGTTCAACAATTCGATCCAGTTCACCCAGGACAACATCGCGGGGACGCACAATCTTCTCGAGGCCTGCAAACACTACAACCGGCTGACGCGGTTCCTGCACATCTCGACGGACGAGGTGTACGGCGAGACGATCCGTCCCGAACCGTTCACGGAGACGCACCTCCCGAATCCGACCAACCCGTACGCGGCCACCAAGATCTCGGCCGAATTCCTGGTCCAGTCGTATTTCCACTGCTTCGATCTCCCGATCGTCATCATCCGCGGGAACAACGTGTACGGTCCTCGCCAGTACCCGGAGAAACTCATCCCCAAGTTCATCCTGCTCCTCCAGAACGGGAAGAAGTGCACGATCCACGGGAACGGCAATACGCGCCGCAACTTCATCTATGTGGACGACATCTGTGCGTGCGTCCGTCTGGTCCTGGAACGGGGCAAGATCAATGAGATTTACAATATCGGGACGGAGAACGAGCACAGCGTGAAACAGATTGCGAACCGTCTCATCTACCTGCTCCGGGGGAGTCATGTGAATCCTGTCGATTACTACGAGTACGTGCCCGATCGTTTCTACAACGATTTCCAGTACCGCATCGATTGCAACAAGGTCAAACGACTGGGTTGGGAGAGCCGGGTGAGTTTCGAGGAGGGTCTCCAGCGGACCATCGCCTACTACGCGAGCCCGGAGAATCCGTTCGCGACGGTCGATGTAAACGATCCACAAACGCCTTGTACGCACGGAAACGACGCGACGGTGCCAGCCGGTACGGACGAATGAGATGGACGCGCCCATCGAGGAGCCGGAATCCCCATCCGATGCCTAGCACGAATCGATCGTTCCTGTCGAGCGCGTAGCAACGGGCTCGCCAGACGAGGTTTCGATCCTTGCTCCAGACGGGTTCGTCGGTAAACCGCGATCCTCGACAGAAATACGGATAGATGGTCTTCATCAGCGGTGATGAAAGATCCCAGATGGTATCCAAAAAAGTATGCGGATCGAAGATCCGTTCCCGTCGAGACGATTGCAAGACATCGTCCAGCGCATAGTCGTCCGAGAGAGAGACAAACTGGAAATACTTCACGGCGGACGGATGATCGATACAGATCTCTGGGAATCGATGCCGTGGATTCATCCGGAATGATAGTTCCATCAATTTTTACTCATTGGCGATATATTCAATTTGTGCCAAATTGAATTATGAATCATTATTTATTTTTTATTGATGATTGAATCCCAGACAATGCCCCATCAATCACTCGTAAAATCCTGAAGGATGTTTCATAGAGCCACGAGCCTGCTCTCCATCTCATCCATCAATTCGCGCCTGATCGTCATCTCACGAATGAAAGATCGTGCTAGCCTCTGATCGCTCCTATTCATATCCTGAAGAATGATACGCATACTCCGACGAGGTTCTTCGGAGGATGGAGACGGTGAACGCGGTGGAATGGCTGGTGCTCGAGTACGTGATGGCGGTGGTGGTGGCGGTGGTGGTGGCGCACTGGCTGGGGTCGGTGCCGGCGCTGCCTGATGTGGGCCACGTGGCTGTCTCCGACATGTCGCTTCATGCTTGGTCAACGATCTCTTGTAGGTGTACGGTTTTCCGCAGTTCTGACACTGAAGATGAGTCTGCATTTGGGAATTAATTTCTGTCTTTTCACTCTGTGGTGATTTAAAGGGGAACAATCGTATTAAAAAATTCATTTTTTTTAGATTGCTGGTGATGGAGCATCCGATGTTTGTGTGCACATTGCATGGTTGGATCTATACGGCCCTGAACCAGGACATGGATATCATCCTGAAGGTGCTGGGTGTGTTTGCGCGTCACGACGAGGCCGTCCGGTATGCACAATCGTACACATTGGACGACGAACAGTGGATCGAAATCCATGAATTCCATGGGACCGAGCGACGGTCGATGGGCGAGATCGACAACACCGGATTCAGTGAGTGTCTGTAATTTTTCATTTCGTCTCTGGGAACAAACGGTACAAGATCCAGTACAGACTGACCAACAGGACCAGTACCTGTGTTTCACGGGGTACCTTTTGGAGAAGGACGATCAGCCCCGTAAAGACGATAAACATGGATGAATCTGCGAGGACGGCCAGGTAACCGTTGGTACGGGCGTATCGATCCCAGAAACTCCAGAAGGGAGACAGATTCTTTTTGCCGTGGAGTGGCCGGACGACCACATAATAGAAGATGATGTCGTGGATTTGCTGAAGGATCAACAGGAGCGCCATGTACTGCCACCATACCATGTTTGTAAAGACATGGCGCACAATCAGATTCATGATGCCGTACCCGATCATGATGATCAGCAGATCGAGCGCCACCGCATACATCTGAAACTCCCGATACCAATCGTTGATGACAGCCTTGGGTGTGATGTTCTGGAAGAACAAGATAAAAAACAATTCGCCGAGAAAGCATCCGGACACGATGGACAGCCATGAGAATGGTTTCATGCTCTTTTACTTGTCGATATTTTTTTATCCATCAATCACAAAACTGAGATACATCTGCGAATCTTATCTTATATACATCAGCGATCGAATGACCATTTTCTCTGTTTGTGCACAGGATGTCCCCCTCTACCGCGCTCCAAGCCATCTCCATTGTCATCCATTACTGGCTCCGCGAGGAGAATCGTCTCCGCCGGCGGCAATTCCTGGAGGCGCACATGGAGCGGCGCGCGCGGGTCTTTCAGTTTTCCGAACTCCGTCATCTCCGCATGGCTGTCCTGATGGCGGGTGGTGACATATCATCGATCGACCGGCAGTACGACGAGATGTGCTTCTTGCTGCAAGGCTATGCGATTGGCATCTGCGCGATGTGCGGCGATCATCTCGAATATTGTTAGAATTTTTTTCCATGATTTAGTAAATAAATCATGGCAGACGAACTGTTACGACTCATCCATAATAATGACATTGGACGATTCCAAGAGCGTCTGATACAGCACGCCACAGACGCCAATTATCTCAATAAACGTATAAACAGAATCACTCCTCTACAATACGCCATACTCAATGATAAGTTTGATTTCATCCATCTGCTCGTGCAGAATCCGTTGGTCAAGATCGATCCGGATTCCTTGGAGCATATTGTCGTTGGAGCCACAAATAGTCATGTTTATCCGGATTATCAACTCCAGCGACCCAGTCGCTATATGGAAATCCTAAAGACGATATTAGAGAATCGTACGATCGATCTGAATAAAAAAACAGATGACATGACGCTCTTGCATCTCCTGATGAGATATTATTGTTGGAGACCGTTTGCCCCTGCGGTCATTGCCCAATTGATCCTTCACGGCGCCGATCCTTCCAAAAAAATCGGATATGGTGATATTGTCGCCCGGACACAACAGCGTGTCCGTGGTTTCATCGCCGACAAGATGAGCCGGATCCTGGGTAATAGTGATAATCGACTCGCCTCGTCCCCATACAGCAAATCGGTGCTGACAGGACGATTTTTTCGTACAGCGGCTGATATGGGAAGATTATGTCTTGAAAACGTCATACGCCAGTGGATGCCGGACCAGCCGAATCTAACCCTCTCCCAATTCATGCAGGCAAAAGGCATCACCAATCAGATGATATTGGACAGCCGACCCGATGTCGCTCTCACCCCCGAGGATCTGAAACGGATCGGCATCCATCATCCGATCCCACCGTCGACGCCACACCACGATACGGTAGAACTCGCATTCATGCTCGGCACCATTGCGCTCAGCATGCGCATGGTAGATACGGAAAATTATGAGAGGCACAAACGAGCCCACCTGCTGAGGAAATCATTGATACCGACTCCTCCACAAAAACAGACGCGAAAACGGAAAGCGCAAAAAAGTCCAACCCCCACTACTCCTACTACTCCTACTCCGAAAAAAATACGCCAAGATGTTCTGCGATACACGACACGCCAGATGGATCCTCATCTTGTCCAACAAATAGCTCGATTCATCTCGTAGATTTTTTTCTCATCAAAGAGCAAAACGATGGAACGACGACGGATCGTGGCGATCCTATTTCTGGCGCACCAGGGCGTCTCGCAATCCGGCGTGTGGAAAGTGTGGAAGAACAAAATGGATGAGTTTTTCGATATACGATACCATGTCGTGTGTCCTGAGAATCCTTTGTACGGTGCCTCATTCTGCAGGACTCACCGACTGACTCTCATGGGTCCGACCGCGTGGGGTAGTTTCTCCATTGTCTATGAGACCATCCGAGCACTGTGCCAACTCTATACGGAGTACAATGCCGAGGAACGCTTTTTCCGATTGTTTATCGTGTCCGGTTCTGATATACCCATCCAGGATCTACGGGCATTCGATTTTATCGATCGAGAGGTGATCGGCATGCGTGCAATACCGTCTACCAACGAATTTAAGCATTCGCAATGGATGTGCCTGACACCACTATTCCTGACACACATCTACGATCGGTACCATGATATGAATTATATCCTATTGATTTTATTTTATCAGTGTCTGCTCACATTGCAATCGTATCCTAATCTGGCGCCGGATGAGATATGGTTGAATTTTGTCGAGTACGATAGGAGACGATTCTCGACTCGACATATTCTTTTGCCGTTTTATCATGATTCCAATCTACCGATCAGTCCCATCACATGGAACGATCTCCGGCTGAAACAGTACCGTCGAGAAGATGGAAAGGGAATGAGGATGAATCTGGTGGAAGCCATCTACCTATCACGCAGTCGGGGGTATTGTTTTTTCCGGAAAGTCGGTCCTACAGTCCGATTTCCTCTCGAGTTCTTGCATGAATTATTTGATGTGCAACGACCGACACCCATCCCCCGTCTTCAGAGAGTGCCCGAATCGCAGCGACCCACCCCACAACGTCCGCCGGATCAGAGAAAAAATCAGCAGATCCGTCGGATCCGGCAACAGTTTATCCAACAGTTTTTTCCGGAATGGGATCCATTCAATGACACGTTGTTGGAACGGGCGCTCCATTCGAATTTCCGTCAATCCCAGATGATGAAAACTCAATCTGTACCCAATACTTTCAATACATAATCGCTGATTTCTTTATCCGTCAGGGGTTTTGTACCTGATTTACGACGTTTCTTTTGTCGATGGATGTACTCGCCAATTTGCTGATCCGTCAGAGGCGGATTCTGCGCGCCACTATGGCTTGACTTCGGACGTTTCCTCGGTCGACCAACAATTCCTCTTGGTTGGTCTACACAATCGTATCCTCTTCGGACACAATGACGCACGGTCGCTCGCGGTCGCATTTTATTTTCGTCGCTGATTTCCACAGGCTCTTTAATTTTGCATCATTCATCACCTGGAAAAAAGAAGAAAATGCCGCGCACTCCCTGGTGACCTCATGATACCGCCGGGGGACTCTTTTGATCCGTCCTTGTTCTATATTTTTTAAGAGGATATTGGACATGACCGTATAAGGAGTGCATGTCACAATCTCTTGTCGGACAGCATCGGCGGCGAACGAATGCATTTTTATGGCCAGGTTCCGGACGTTGAGACCGTCGGGCAATAATGGGTTCTTGACAATGAGGGCGTGCTCTTGGGCATCCAAAATCGTTGTGCGGTGCGAATCGGTGAGTTGCCGTGCCCATACCGTCATGCTCATCAAGTGATGATCCTGTCTCCTCGCGAGCAATAAATATCCTACACAGTTGGGGCGGAACAAATCGGTATGTTTTGTACTTTTTGGATAGATGGTATGGAACAAGGATCCAGAGATCGCTTTTTGGGACAAGAACGGGATGCTCGGATAGACGCGGAACCGGCCCTGATTGGGGTCTTTACCGATGGTATACTCGAGGATGTAGACGGTGGATACGAGGGTGGCCACGGTCTCCTGAAAGCCTTTTCGTTTTGTGTATGCGTCATCCAAGAATCCCCGGAATATGAAAATATCGAGGATGACCCTCACGAGATCATAGAAGGCGAGGACAATGGCCTTGATCTCCTCGGACAATCCCGCGAACGGCGACAGAGGGATGCAGTACCATTGTATATCACGGACGGTCCCTGTCAGGAGATGATGATTCGGATCGGCGGCAGTCTCGAGGATGTTGATGGGATTCGGATAGGCCGACAGGAGCGACGATAATGCGGATTCTAGACGGGGCATGATGATCTCAGACAGGATATCCAGGACAGCGGGGAGATCCGACAAATGCGCCGCGGGATCGGTAATGACCCGATCCAAGATCGTACTGCATTCATCATACACCGTGCATGGGGTTCTGACAGCCATTTTTTTGGGTCGCGACGGCGAGGGTGATTGTCGTGTGGGACTCGTTTTCATTTGATGAAGGGATGAAAAAAATATTCCATGAATCTAAAAGATTCTTTTCTGGGGAATAAAGGATGATTGAGTTGCGGATCAATATGCCGAACAATATGTTGGACGACATTTATGAGACCGATGAGGCGCGCGCCAATTTCCGTCAATTCTTGCACACCGTCATGGATAAACTGGTGGACGCGTTGCAACAACCTCCGACCGCTCATTTCCCATCGATCCGGTCCACCGTGCTCCATTCGTACTCCCTGATTATCAACAAAGAATGCGCCGTCTGTCTCGAACCCATCCGTCTCTATTCGACCATCCAGATCCCACCCTGCCGGCACGGCTTCCACACTTCCTGCCTCAAGGATGTCATCCAGCATCATCATACCTCGTGCCCCATCTGTCGCAAATCGTTCATCACTTAAAGAGATGATCCGTAAAAAAGAAAACATGGAGGAGGATCATTACAGGGTGTTGGGATGTCGTAAGGATGCATCGCCGGAGGAGATTAAAAAAATATACAAGGAGAAGGCGAGAAAACTCCATCCGGACAAGGGGGGAGATCCCGAACAATTTAAAAAGGTGAATGAGGCGTACCGCGTGCTGGGGGATCCTGACTTGCGATCGCGGTACGACCAGTTTGGGGACATGTCCTCGCGCGAGTTTCCCGATATTTTTGAAATGTTTGGCGGGGGGCATTTCCCGTTCCGTCACGCCGGCCCCCCGGAACGAAAGACCCGCGACCGCGTGATGGACCTCGAGGTCGCCATGGAGGAGGCCTACCAGGGGGTCACGGTCAAATTCCGTTTCAAGCGCAAGATCTTTACCGGCGATCCGTCCGCGATCAAGTGCGGGACGTGCAACGGGCGAGGGAAGATTGTCGAACGGATGACCACCAATATGGGACTCCTGCAGAACGTCCGCATGTGCTCGGCCTGCGCCGGCACGGGTTCGCGCGTCCGAGAGCACCAGTTCAAATCGCAGGCGGAGATTGTCGAGGTGATTGTGCCCCCGCATTGTCACGCGGGGTACCAGATTGTGATCCCCCAGAAGGCCGACGAAATGCCGGGGATGGAAACCGGTGATCTAATCCTGAATGTGGTCATCAAGAAGCACGACGTGTTCCGTCTCATCCAGCATCATCATCTATTCTGGGAGATCGAGATCCACCCGCTCGAGGCGCTCACGCACTTTACAAAGACGGTCCGTCTGCCGTCCGGCGAAGAACTGTCCGTCCATCATAAAGAACATCAGCGCTTCTTTTCGGTGATTCATCAATGGCGCATCATCCCTCAGAAGGGCATGTACGATGCGAATCGCGAGAGGGGGAATCTGTTGATCGGTTTCCGATGCAAAGATTTTTCCATCACACACCCCTCGGAGATCCGGTTGGATCAATTCTCCTCCAACGAACCACCCTACCACTCGATCCCATTGTCCGTGCTCGATCTGTGCGATCCATTGACCACCACGTCTTCTTCCTCTCCTCCACAACAGCAGGATCCGCACCCGCACCCGCACGCGTCCTTCCATCATGCACAGCCCCAGGTGCAAGAATGTCGTCCGTCGTAAAAACAAAAAATTGAATCTTTGTTTAAGTGTATACGACCGTCAATGGAAAAAGAGAGTATGGAAAATAAGAAAATAGAGGGACAGTTCCCGCTCTTCTCGCATTTGCGGAATGAGGTTGGTGAGGAGGATCTCACGGGATTGTCCGTCGCGCAGAAAATAGAACTCGGGGATCGGATCAAGGACCTGGACGATCAGGGGTGCAGCCTGGTGTATGCCCTGATCCGGTACTATCAGATTTATGAGCAGAAGACGAACCTGATTGAGACACCGTTTGGTATGAAAAAAATAAAATTGGGCTACCGGTTCTGCATCGATGACCTCCCGTCGTTACTCCAGCACCTCATCTGGCGATTTGTAGAGATCCATCTGCAATCGCAGAAAGAACGGTTGATCCATTCATCATGAATAAATAAATCTATCGTTTTCATTGATTGAAAAATTGAAACCCATTTGTATTGTCATCGAATAGATAAGAATACATCCACTGATCGTTTCTTTGTCTACGACAGCATGCCAAAGAATAAAGGAAAAGGCGGGAAGAATCATCGCAAGGCCAAATCGGCGACGGGCGGTCTGTTCCGGCGCGAACTCCTCATGAAAGAAGATGGCCAGGAGTATGCCGTCGTCACCAAGATCCTCGGGAACGGTCATGTAGAGTGCAGTTGTCACGATAATATCGTCCGCCTCGGAACGATCCGGGGCAAGATGCGGAATCGGGTATGGATCACTCTGGGCGATACCGTCCTCTGCGGGCTGCGCGATTTCCAGGACAACAAGGTCGACATCATTCACAAGTACAACAGCGACGAGATCCGGCAACTCCAGAACCTCTCCGAGATCCCTGTCGGCGATCCCGGCAATCCCGACAAACCGGAGGAGACGATCATCGAGGGAGAGATCGATTTCAGCACGATCTGATTATATTTTTTTTTGCCATGTCTCAAAAAAATTGCTGGCGCAGGGTCCCCATCCTCCCTGGTTTGCCACATAGATGCACTCGAATCCCGACGATCGTAATTGTTCGTCCACATACTGTTTGTGCGCGATGTCCGTGTAATCATTCTCCATGATGACGAGTCTGATATGATCGAGCATGTGAGGGAAATCGAGCAGGATGTAATAGAATGCTCCCTCACAGTCAAGAATGAGGGTATCGAACACGATATCGTACCGCTGCTGTAGTTCATCGAACGTCACCAGGGACAATCCGATCTCCCCCTCTTGGAGGATCGCACCGTCCTCGACCGGGTAGCTCGTCCAACCACCCGATTGTTGCGCGAGACGCCGACGAGAGAGCGCCGCATTCACAATGTGGAATCCGAATCCATTCAACTGTTTCTGCACCTCGAGAATCTCCGCATACGGAGCCATTGTCTCCAGGGTGACAAGATTCTTATCATCCTCCAGGATCGAGGCGATGACGAGAGTATTGCGACCGATGTTCGCGCCGATCTCGAGCACTTTTGCATCGGAAGGCAGGAACAGGCAGGACATCAGTTGTTCCGGGTATTCTTCATTCAGATTCCCCTTGAAAAGGATCTGACGATGGATCTCTCGCAATCGATCCTCCCCGGTCAATCCACGGATCATCGCATGGATTGTTTCGTGCCGCGATGGCAATGCACTACTGTCCGTGACGAGGATATCGATCGGTGTATCGCCATCATACACGTCTGTCCTCCCATCGTCATGTTCAATATAAATGCTCTTTTTCACATTCGGTATCGGATCGCTGAACATCGCCGCGCGTTCATTATCCGATTCAGGGATACGCAAATGATGATCGTTCTGCAGACACCACAAGAGCGCCGGATAAGTGATGTCCTTCTTGATTTCGACGCCATACAAGATTCTCATGACAATTTATAAAATGATGTAAATACGTTAGATCATTTTCATGAAAAAAAAATGTATGAATAAATGTCGATACCCGATCTTTCCGACACGAGCCCGGGGAACCAGATTCATTACCAGATCTTCTCATACCTGCAAGCGGTCGAGACTATGGCGGGCATCAATCCGCCCAATGCGAGCCGTCTCTATTTCATCATGGGCTGTCTATACTGGAATTCGTACGCGGTCATGGACCCGCTGTTCCCGTTTATCGACGGGTTCGAGGCGCCGAGGTGCCCGATCAGTCCTTCCTCCACGCCGGATCAGCGCTTCCAGTTCTACTGCCAGCTCATCAAGGTCTGTTTCGCGGGGCTCCAGGCGCATTTCGTGCCGGGTCTCCCGCCCATTGTGCTCGCGCCCGGGAACAATCCCGTCTTCCCCTACATCAATGACGAATTCCCCCAGTATGTCGAGACGTACCTCCAGTCGCGCCTGAACGACGGGTACACGGCCTCCCTCTCGAGGCCGTTCTCCTACGCCAACAGCGGGTACTACATCGAGTGCGACGATCCCTCCGCCGTCACCCCGCAGGATCTCAACGCGATCCTCCCACAACCCTCCCAATGGGCGCCGCTGAAGACCTTCTACCCGAGCGCCCCGACCAAATCCCAATCACCCCTCCTCCCTTATTTCAGCACCGTCCGGAACTGGTTGTCGGACGAGGAGATCGACGCGATGCTCGTGATTGCCGCGAAATCCTACCCGTCCCCAAGTCTTTTTGATGCGCAGGTGACCGCGCTGCACAATCAATCCGATGGACTCACCGATTCCGAACGATGCAAGGCGGAGATCTGGGCGGGCGCGACGCCCGGGTACGCCACACCCCCCGGCAAACTGATTATTTTCCTGGTTCTCCTCCTCGCTTCGCAATCGTACCCGCTGAAAGAATCCGTCGCGATCATCGGCGGCGTCACGTTCGCGCTGTTCCACGCCGGCATCTGCGCGTGGAAGGTCAAGTATATCTACATGCAGGTGCGGCCCATCCAGACATTCCGGGAGGTCTTTCTCAACCAGAACATCCTCTTCCCGATCACGGGGACGATCGGGAACGGCGGATTCTGGCTGCCGTACCAGCCCAGCACGCTCTACACGCCGCCATTCCCCGATTACATCTCGGGTCATTCCACATTCAGCATGGCCGTGGCCACGATGCTCACGACCCTCCTCAAGAACGACACCATCCCCATCTACCAGACGATCGATCCCTCGTATTTCCACATCCTGGCCGACATCCTCTCCTGCATCGAACGGCCGGCCACGCTCCAAAACCTCATGCTGCCACCCCTGTGCAGCAAACTCAACGATGCAAGACCGACCATCCCCGTCCTCATGAACTGGACGACGTGGAGCGGCCTCGCCAACGAGATTGGGATCTCGCGGATCTACGGCCTCATCCACTGGCACAATTCCAACCTCGGCGGTCTGGCCGTGGGCGAGTGGGTGGCCGAACAGATCCTGCAAAAGATCGATTGGACGTCGCTGGACCTTCATTTCTGAATAAGACAAAAAAATCGTACCTTCATAATCCAATGTACGATTTTTTATCTGAAAACATTTTTCGTAATTTTTATGCGATAAATTGCCCTCTTTCATCCACAGGAAAAAATTTTGAAGGTTCATTCGGAGTACAAAATCGTTTTATTTTTTGCTGTAGAATCTTGATGCGATTTTCTAATTTACGAAAATGCTGGACAGAGAACTGTCGGAGACCTTTCATTTTTTGATTCTGTAATGATCGCGGTGATTCTCTCGGTTGTTTTTTCGATGATGACAATTCGGTATGCACCTGTGCTGAAGACATGACCTGGTGTACTTTCTGTCGAAAATCATCCTTGTACCATTCATTGACGGCCGATAAAAAATTTTCAATATTGGTTTCTTGAATCAGATTTCCGTACTGTCCACAATGACAATATATATTGTTGTTCGTCTCCAAAATCCCTACTGGCAATTGGTCAAATACGACCACTGGTTGCACACCAGGTATCCATATCTTGAAAAGTTGAAGTTGGAGGTCACTGATGCAAGCCACATGGGCAAAAAATGTTAACCGTCTACCCTCTTTATACCTAGGGATAAAACGGAATCTGTTTAGGAAGGATTTGTGGGGGTGTACATGTATTTCTACGACATCCGTTGCATCTGAGAATACTACAGTACCTGCGTCTTGGATACGAGCCTGTCTGTAATGCGGTTGTGATTTTTGCAACAATCTCGTAAATTGTTGTGCTGTCAATCTCTGTTTTATTATGGATCGTAGTTTTTGAGTTTGAACCGTTCTCTGAAATTGTTGTGTCCCATTCAACCCCCACGAGATAGGATTGGGGTTTGTGTTGTCCCTGTAAACACCCGAACAGAACATCACTTTTTCGTGCCTTTCACTGTCTAGAAAAACAAGAAAACCCAAGTGTTTGAATGAAATATTATTCCAAGGTTTACCTCGTCCCTGTGGATACCACACGCTGCCACCGTGACTGGACGGCCATTCACTCTTCTGTGGAATTGGGGGGCTACCTACCCGACACAAATATGTTTTTTTCATGTATCTGTAACTCCCTTTTTACATGGCCCGCAGGGAGAGACGGTAAATCACGATCTCTCAAATACTGCTCAAAATCAACGATGGAATAGGTGCCACGAGGGTTGGTTTCCAAATATGTCTTTAATGCGTCGACAATGGGTTCGATTTTGTTAATCAACGTGATCAAAGGAAAATGGGTAGACCATAGATCGAGTAGTCTTCTCTCGATTTCGACAGTTTCTTTGTCCGTCAGGACTTTATTATTTTTCGGTCGCAATTGGACTTGTTGTGACATGTACGATTATTTCTTTGTTTAAAGAGATATTTTTTTTTGATAAAAAATATCTCGGTGCTCGGATCATTTTCTTTTCTGTACCTATCGATAAAATGATGGCACGGCCGGCGGACAAGAAACTCTACGAGACTATCAAAAAGGAGGCCAAGGACCGGTTCAAGGTGTGGCCGAGCGCCTACGCCTCGGGATGGCTGGTGCGCGAGTACAAACGCCGTGGCGGTGTGTACCTGGGCGAGAAGAAACAGAAAAACAAATCCGAGCCGACAGACCTCGAGCGATGGTACCTGGAGCAATGGATCGATGTGTGCCGACTGCCCAGGATCGTCCCGTGCGGCAGGAACAAGGCCAAGTGGTCGGACTATCCCTACTGTCGGCCGTCCAAGCGGATCAACAACAAGACGCCCACCACCGCGGCGGAACTCACCCCCACAGAAATCCGGGAACGGTGCGCGCGCAAGAAAAACAACCCCAGAATACGCGTCCTATGATAATGTCCGCATAATCAAGAGTTTTTCGATATGCACACATATCGAAATGATCATCCATCGTAAAACTGATTCCGCATCGATCATGTCTCGATGATTATGGTGAGGATCGTTCGATGCTCATCCTGTCCTCCCCTCTCGCAGATTCAATCCATCATGATGATCGACATTGCGCGCTACCTCGAGATCCGCGATCAGCACGCCCGGAAGCTCACATCATCCAAGAACGTGCTGGATCGCCAGCGGAGGCGAGCGTTCGAGAACATTCCGGAGTCGAAGGAGGCGCGCCGGATCAAGAAGGACGATCGCATGCGGGCGTGGGCCGAGAAGGCGCGACGCACGACCCTCGATATCGCCAGGGAGAGGCGGGCCAAGCAGTCTGTAGTGCCTATTTGACGAGACGATAGGCGATGGATCCATTCATCCGCTGGATGCGGATGATATCGCCGCGAGCGAAATGATAATAGCGAGCAATCATATCGTTCCGTAGGAGGATAGGCAGATTCTGTATGTTGATCTTGGGTAGTTCCTTTTTGACCTTGTCTTTCGGGATGCATGTGTGCGGACAAAAAAGACGATGTTTCGTGGCATTGAACTGCAATTCTTTTTTTTCAAACATTTCGATCGTGTAATCCTGGAGATGATCAATCGCCTTCCTCGCGGACGAGGTGATGATGTTGTTGTAGACGATGATCCCGTGTTTGAGACGGTGATCCTGCAACAGAAAGATAAAATACTTGATGCTCTCGATATTGAATTTTTCAGACTTGCAGATGAAAATCAGCAGACGATCGGCCTCTCCCCGCTGGCACAGATACACATCCTCGGCAGGATGAGTCATGGAGGTGTACCCACGATCGTGGATCATCTCCTGCATCACCTCGATCACGCGTTCCCACATTTGATAATATTAGTCTTATGATCCGTCGATAGGAAAATCATTTTTGTTATTCCACTGTTTCACATCGTACGAGGTTGCGAGAGTGCAGCGGATCCCCCGTTCTTCCCACATCATCAGGATCGGATCATCGCTGTACGAGATCCCCTGGAAATGAATCCTGTCGAGGACACACCCAAATCCAAATAAAAAGTCGAATGTCCGCGTGACGTTTTTTGTCTCCAACACACTGATGTACAATGCCTCGATCGTCCCTCCATGATCCGCCATGGAGGCGAGCAATCGTTTCAGAGGATATACCGGGGTGATGGCCGTGTACGATTGTCCCCATGACGACATATACCCCATCAGCGTGAACCCGATCGATAATGTTCTGATCACAGCCCGGGGATTCACATGCAATAATAATGGCACATCCAGATGCAGATGATCCATTCTGAGACATTGCGATAAGAATGCGCGTACCGGCATATGGATGCCCACCGGCACGCTATCGAATAATAGGTAGAAGGGCCTTACCTCTTTCAATGTCAGCGAGGTGATGTGCGGGAATGAGGACATCTCCGCGATGATCTCCGCAAAAAGGATCCGTTCGCGCGGATGATAATACAGGATCGAGGCATATTCGACCTTCCGCAACGATTCGCGGAGGAGGGATTTCCGTCGGAAGAACCATGTCCTGAAATGATAGAGATCATCCCGCTGCACGGGGAATCGGAGCGGGAAACGGATGCGCGCGATCCAGGGCGTGCACGGCACGGGGAGGCGCAATCGTTCTTGATAAGAAAGGTATTCCCCGATATATCGTACGATCGATGTGGGCAGTTCCTGTATCATGTCTGATGGGGTGAATCCTATTTCCGGAAATCATTTCTTTCGGATGTGTTTTACGTTTCTACATACCTGTCCATGTACTTTACCCATTGAGGTATCCCTTGTCGATAATCCATGCGGAATGTATAGGGCATGTCGCTGCAAAGGGATGATTGACATATGTCTTGAATGCTGTATCGATTCTGGGTGATTGTAGCCACACCGGGGATCTGACCTCGTGTTCTGCTGGAAAAGTGGACCGTACAATCCCATTCTTCCCCAAAATAGAATAACAGACGGACGAGACTATTGAACAACTGATTGTCGATCGAGGTCTGCGATGATCCCTGAAAACAATGTACTACCTTATCGACGCGCTCGCCCCTGTACAGATTATACTTTATCAGACAATACGAGACAAGATCCTCACCACTCTTACGACGCGTATGAATCTCAATCCTGAACGGCAATCGTTTCGTATTGGATCGATGCGTGAAACAGAGTCGCATCTCATTGATGGATACATTATGATAGGATCTGGTTTCCACATAGTCTTTGGATTTAAGAATGGTGAGGATACATCTGACAATCGGAATCAGAGGGGCGTAATCTTTTTTTCGTGTCTGACGCAAGATATCCGACCAGACCGATCGTCTGACCGCGGTCATGCGTTGGTTCTGGTCATCTCGCAGATAGGTCGAAATTTCGCTAAACAATGGCTCCACTCGATCCAATGCGGGTGCCATGAAACTAAATGTTTATTGGAAGATGAGAAAAAAAAAAAATAGTATCCTCATATGTACATGGAAAGATGCTTGTCGGAGGTATGATGGAAATCTTTGAGCAGGACATCCACGAGGTCGCGGGTCAGCACGACCGGGTAGGCCAGGGTCTCTTTCCACCGGAAACTCATCTCGATGGCATCGTGGTGAGCGACCATGAAACTAATCTTGTGGATGATGTCCTTGACGGCCCTCTCGAGGTTGCGGATGCCCTTCTCGGTCTCGGAGCAGGACAGGTGGATGATGTGCTGCGCGACATCGTCGTCCACCGCAATGTCTTTTGCGTTGAGGTTCTGGGATCGGAGATGCCGGGGGAACAGGAAATCGATCAGGATCCGGATCTTCTCCGCGTTGGTGTACCCGTCGATGTGGACGGTAAAGATCCGATCCTGGAGCGCCTTGTCCTCGGGGAGTTCGTTCATGCTGTAGAGGAACCACATGCACGATAGATCAATCACCAGATCGCTCAGGTAATTGTCCCTGAACTCGTGGTTCTGGGAAAAATCCGTCAGGTGGAGCAGGAACGAGACAATGTCGTTGTTCTTGCTGATCTTCTCGTACTCGTCAAAGAACAGGATCCCGTTCTTGTATTTCATCCGCATGAGACAGCGGACAATCTCGCCGGGCTGCGAGCCCACATACGTGTAATCGAACCCTTTCAGGAACTCAGTGTTGTGCACGCCGCCGAACGAGATCTGCTGGAACGGGAAATCCAGGATCTTGGCGAGACACCGGGCGATGGTTGTCTTGCCCACCCCCGGCGGGCCGATCAGGCCCAGGCAGCACCCCCGCATCTCCGGGAACATGAGTTTGTTGTGGATGAATAGGAGGATCTGTTCCTTGACCTTCTTCATCCCGAAGAGTTCCTCGTCGAGCATCGTCCTCATCTTCTGGAGGAGCGTCGTCAGTTCCGAGGAGCCCGCGAGGTGCGGGTAGGCCTTGAGATTATCAAATGGGAGATCCAGCGCGTACTTGATCCATTTCTTCAGTTTGTAGTACTCGTCGTCGTGGTCCGTCTTTTCTTTCAGTTCCAGGTACTTGTGGTAGATGACCTCCTTGTTCGATTTGGAGGTGTTGAGACGGAGGATGTCGTACTGGAGGTCCAGGACGGACGACGAACGCTTCTCCTGTTTCTCGAAATGACGGACCTCTTTCTTGTGCTCGACGTACTTGACGTGCTCTTTCTTGTAATCCTCAAACATCTTGTAGAGGATCCGTCGCAGTTCCATCCTCTCTTCTGAATTCGGCATCGTATTCTCGTAGATGAAAAACAGTTCAAAAAGTTCGGAACGGTTCTTCATCCGGATGTCGCTGTTGAGGATCTGGTCCAGCCGTATCGTCTTCTTCTCGATGTAGGAGATGATCTTGCGCGCCTTGCGGGTGAGGGCGGGACTCTGCAGGATGCTGTCCGGCAGTTCGAATTCTTCTTCATCGTCCATGTCCTCCTCGCTGTCCTCGTCGTCGCTCCCGCTGGACATGTCCTCTTTCCGGGGAGGCTGCTTCTCGATCTTGAGGACGACGCACCCCGTCCGTTTCTTGGGTGATTTTTTTTTGGCGACAGTCTCCTCCTTCTCCTGATCATTGTCTTTCTCTTTCTTCTCTTTGGAACGCGTGATGATCGGCATGATTTATTTCCAGGACAAGATTCTCTTATTTCAATTTTTTATGATTCTCGGTTTCGATCGCTAGGAGCATGTAAAATTGAAAATCAGCATGGATCGGATACAGATACAACTTAAAATGACATTTGTATTGATTGAAATCGTCGAACAGACGGCGGACAATAGGATATCAAAATGCAAGGTGCGCGGCATTTTTCCGACAAGAGAAGAAGCAGAAAACATTCAAACATCCATCGGAACGCATCATCGCTGCATCATTGTGCCCAACATCTCGATGGAGGACATTCCATTGATCCGAATTTCTGATTATCAATCAGAAACTACGATCCGGACGCAAGAGCATTTGCAGAAGACCACTCTCGAGTGTGTTGCGCAGCATCATGGTACGAATTGAAATGCAATCCGCAGGAAGGATAGATCAATGACGACCATGGAATCGATCCGCAAAGAACTCATCGACGATCTGGGATTGGATACGGCGCGCGCCTGTCCTCGATGCATCATCGAGGAGTGTCCGGCGGGAAAATGTGAATGGGAAGATGATAGCGGCGGAATAAGCGACGAACCGCATCACCGTGAGAAGATACTCGATGCCTGTTATCGGGTGGGAGGCTTCTCGCTCTGGAAAAAATGGCGAATCAAATTGAGATTCGGGCTGGACATCGACGAGATGGATGATTACCCTGAACTGTCGACACGGATCGATCATTGTCTGTGGCATCACGAGGATGCCAATCGATTTGAAGAGATTATCCGGTATTGTGTGGAAAATGAGTATGACATCTCGGAAAGCGTATACATACACGATCCGTTCTACTTGGATGATGCCAAGATCCAGGTGCTCAGGAACTATCAATTACCTATCCCTCTTTGATTTATGAACCATTCACATGTAGACTGATGATTACCCTGAATTGTCGACATGGATGCTCTGATCGATTTGAAGAGATTGTGTGGTTCATGAAATTGAATCAAAAATAACGAAAGTGTTGTTGTTGTTGCTGACTGTCCGTGTCGGACGATTGTTGTTTTCCATCGGCGGCTCTTTCTCCGCGCACGATCGGTGCCGTCGATGACAATCGACCTTTGGAGTAGGACTCTCGTTCTTGGTTCCGCAGAGGGGGTCTCCCTGGATTCGGGGGCGGTGTGATGGCATCTTGTTCTCGGGCTTTGTATGTCGTGAACCACTCGTCGAGTTTGTCGCGGATCATGGTGCGGAGATGTATGTTTGGCGTCAATCTGGTTCCCATGGTCTCATTGGTCAATGGCGATGTCCCATGGAGCCTCAGCCACCGCTGTATCGTCGCTCGTTCATAGGAATGCCCATCCTCGGCAACCACCGGATCAATCATGATACGGAGAGTAATCGGGCACTGGAACAATCGTGCGCATTGTTGTCTCTGCCGTTGCGAGAGACGATCCTGAAGATATTGGATTTTTTGTTGGACGGTGGGCGGTGCCGGCCGTGCGACGGCTTGTCCTCCTCCGCCTCCTTGTCCGGATTGGCTGTCGCTGGGATTGGGAGGTGGAAGCGATGATGGTAATTGTCGTATCGCCTCCAATCGAAATTCATCAATAGGAATGGTCTGGATGTACCGACGGCGTTGTCCAGGATCCGCGATTGTTCTCGCAAATTCTATCATCATAATGGATCGTGAATAATTGTGAGGGATGGTCTGGATGTACCGACGGCGCTGTCCAGGATCCGCGATCGTTCCCGCAAAATTTATCATCGCAGTGGAACGTTCTACATCATGAGGGATGGTCTGGATGTACCGACGGCGCTGTCCAGGATCCGCGATCGTTTCCGCAAAATCTCTCATCGCCATGGATCGCCATCCATCATGAGGAATGGTCTGGATGTACCGACGGCGCTGTCCAGGATCCGCGATCGTTCTCGCAAAATCTCTCATCGCCATGGATCGGTGGTGATAATCGTTGGGAATGGTCTGGATGTACCGACGGCGCTGTTCCGGATCCGCGATAGTTCTCGCATGTCGAGACGTCATTTTATGATATCTATAATGATATTTATTTATCGCCATTGATTTTTTTTTTTGAAATCCTATAAATGAGTCCCAGACGTCTCTGTGTGGATGTGACAATGGCGTTATGCCGGTTCCCAGACGATATGAAACCTCGTGAGATTGTTCGGCAGAATGTATCCGATCCTGCGTATTTGCTATCGCATCTGCAGCATCCAAAAGCGACGGCGGTCCGACTGCGCCAGCCAATAAAAACAAGCAAGAACGGTATCTTTTATTATCTGAAACTCGAATACACGTTTCCTGTCGTGCCCCTACCACAATCGATCCGCGACGAGATCGACAGGAACACGGAGCACTGGCTGTGGAGCGCAGAGACCGCCTATGTCGTGACCCGATTCAAGATCCATAAGGATTGTCTGTAATTCACTCGCAAAATTTGATTCTCTTTTGGTGGATGCAAAAGAGAAATACTATTGAACCATGTCCATCCGCGTCCCCCTGCGGATCCTTGATGAACCGACACGGAAAACGATGGATCGTCGTCTCCGGGTGCGCGAAAAAGTCGATCCCAAGGCGTTGTACCGGAATGTGCAAGAGATCATGGCCTACCGCATCCACGACGATCATGTCGCCATCCCCCTGGCCTGGGGCATGGCCGAGTACGCCAGTCATCTCACGCCTAGGGAACGGACGCGTCCTCTCCAGAGTCGTTTCGAGGGCGAATTGCGACCGGAACAGCAGACCATCCAGAAAGAGGCCATCCAGCACCTGAACGCACAGCGCTCGATCCTGATCTCCGTCTACCCGGGCGGTGGCAAGACCATCACCTCCCTCTCCATCGCATCCCGGATCGGCCTCAAGACCCTGATCCTGGTCAACCGGATTGTCCTGATGGAGCAGTGGAAACGGAGCATCGAATCGTTCTTCTCGGCGAACGCAAAGATGCAGATCCTGGAGACCAAGGACAAGATCGATCCGGACGCGGATTTCTACATCATGAACGCCATCAACGTCCCGAAACGCGATGCGACGGTGTTTGAGGGGGTTGGGACGGTGATTGTGGACGAATGCCATTTGATGATCACGCGGATCTTCATCCAGTCGCTGTCGTACCTGTACCCGCGCTACCTGATCGGCCTGAGCGCGACGCCCTACCGCCCGGACGGCCTGGACGCGCTCCTGGACCTGTACTTTGGGACGGCGCGCGTCCATCGCCCCCTCTACCGGAAGCACACCGTCTACACGGTCGAGACCGGCATCCGGATCGATGGCGAGCGGGATGATTCCGGGAAACTGAACTGGAACAGCGTCCTCCAGGCGCAGATGACGCACGATCCGCGCAACGATTTCATCCGCCGGCTGTGTCTGTTCTTCGAGCAGCGGCACATCCTCATCCTCTGCAAGCGCGTCCAGCAGATCGAACTCCTGGCGACCCTCCTGCGACCGCACCTCCCCGTGACCACGCTCAAGGGGAACGAGACGGAGTACGATCCCGAGGCGAGGATCCTGATCGCCTCGATCCAGAAAGTCGGGACGGGCTTCTCGCACGACCGCCTGGACATGCTCATCCTGGCGTGCGATACCGAAGAATATTTCCTGCAGTACCTGGGCCGCGTCTTCCGTCGCCCCGATGTCATCCCGATCATCATCGACATTATCGACAAGAATCCCGTCCTGAAACGGCACGCGCGCACGCGGCGCAAGGTCTACCAGGACTGCGGCGGAACGCTGTACGATTTTTCGTCGTTCTTCCCCGAGATCCGCCTGTGAGACTCTTGTGATTGATTGAATCAAAAATAATATACATATGGCCATTCAATAAAAGAAAAGAATTTGTATCGAATTTTTTTTTGTAAATATGCCAAAAAAAAACAAACCGATGGTCATGATTCAATTGCACGTCTCCCAGCCGCAGTTCAGGTAGGATGGGGGCGGGTTGTCCGTGCTGTAGAGGAGGCTCGGCGCATACCGCCGCGTCTGTCGATCGATAAAACAGAACTTGTTGCACTGGAGATCCGAGAGAGGGACGTCCGGGATCGAATAGGCCTCTGGATGGCCGCAACTCTGGTCCGTCAGACAGTACGAGACATCTTCCAATCCCTCATCCTCCGGCGAATGCAGGGTCGAGAACGATCCCGACAAGGGCTTCGTCTCCACCTCCGATCTCGGGAGGTTCGGATCGCTCCCGATAATGTCGCGGATCCCCTGCAAGAATTCGTACCCCGTCACTCCCTCGGCCGTGACAGGCATGCACCGGAGATGCCTCGCCATCGCCGTCATCATCACTACAAAGAAAGAAATCGAATTCATCATCATCCCGCACCGCATGTCTCTTTTCTAAGGAGGATTTATTGTCTTAAATCGAATGAGTGGAAATGCGTTTCAGATGATCGAGGTACTGCAGGAAGGTCATGATCTTGTACTCGGAGTGGATGATGCATGGGAATCCTTTGGAGCGCAACAGGATGGTGAAGAGGAGACGCCCGAGACGACCGTTCCCGTCCTCGAACGGGTGGATCCATTCGACGAGCGTGTGGTAGATCCTGAAAAAATGGAGGAGCGGATCCTCGTGGAGCGAGAACACATAGGCCAGCGCCTCCTCGATCTCGTAATGAGGCAGGAAGAGACGGTAGGAAAATGTGTGCGCGACGCCCAGCACGGCGGCCGTGCGGAACGACAGCCCGAACATCGATACCAATTCTCGGAATAACGTCTCCTCCGATCCGAGCCAGTCCTGCCGGATGAGATTGTTGATCGCATGGAGGTACGATCGATAATCCTCCGGATGATGATTCCCGATGATCTCAAAAAGATCGATGGACCGGAGGAGAAGGGGGGAATGATCTTGGATCAGCACCGATTGCGAGGGAAATTCAATGGTTTTCATCTTCTGGAACAGGAAACTGGGCGAGGAGGAGGGCGGGAGCGGAGGATCGATCGCGAGGAGCGCGTCCAGCACATCTCGCGCGGTAGAGGATACCGGGATGTGACAATCGAGGTGCGTGCGGAGCAACGAGAGGATGGAGAGATCGTCGGGCTTCTGGCACCACCAGCGGATCGCCGGGATAAAATCCTGCGAGTACGGGGAGGCGAGATCCATCCGGTGCCGATCGGCCATGAGGAGGAATCGTTTCAATCGGCGCAGCGCCGTGAGGTGCGGGTACAGGCGCAGACAGTGCGTCCACTCGTAGCGCAGGAAATGATCCAGGAATGTCCAGAATGTGGACAGATCCGGCGTTTCACGGCACCACAATAGAAAATAACCGAGGAACGTCATCCCCTGGTGGAACGGTCGTGTAAAGAGAAAATGCACGGCGTGATCCTGGCAGAGCGGCGCGAGAAAGAATTCGTGCTGGGTTTTCTTATCGCAATGCCTAATCGCACCAACAAAAAACGTATCGTTGTTCCTGTCGAGCACACAGCCGCGCATCTGATCGTGGAAATCACGGAGTTCTTCCGAGGCATGGAACAGGGAGCAGCAGTAGAGGTGCGTCTTGGAACTCACGCTGTGGAACAGCTGGAATACGACATCCTGCTGCGGGAAGACGTGCGGCATGATGTGCATGAGATCCTCCAGGAGATGGAAGAAATCGCGCCGTCGTCCGATGATGGATTGCGCGCTGTCCCGGATCGTGTGGAGCGATGCGCCGTGATCGCGCAGCAGCGCCGCGATCTCGTGATTGCCAATGCGGACGGCCTCGTTGAGCGGGGTCAGCGACCAGATGTTTTTCTTGTTGAGGGGGATCTGTTTGGTGAGGAGCAGCCGGACAAATTCCATATTATGATGGAGCACGGCGTAATGGAGAAGATTGTTATGGTGTTCATCCTCCAGTGACACAACATCCTCGAGGACAACCGGCGACACGATTGCACACTCGTACACGTCCTGGCTCAATCGCCGGGAGGAATGACTCGTGATGGTGGGGACGCCAAGATCGTACAAGAGCCGGCGCATCTTGGTCCCCACATCGGCGATATCCTCGCTCAGGATTGTGGGGCAGATCCCGAACAACCGCGGGAAAAGACGCGGATCGTCCCGTTCCATGCACTCCTTCAGCCATTTCTCCCGGAGGATCGGGAGCAGTGTCTCCTCCCGTCGGTCGAGGACGACCCGTTCCAGACAGGCGATCGGCATCCCCTCGATCCACAATCCCTCGTCCACCGTGTACCGGAGGATGTCGTCCTCCCATTGTACCCCGGACAGATCCATCCGGGAGAGCATGGCCCGTGCCGCGTCCTTCTGGTGCCGTTTCAGGTACTCGCGCAATAATTCCATGTCGGTCTGTCCCCGCGGCCACAGGTTGGTCAGGGAGAGACTCTTTTTCCGGAAATGCATCTTTTCATTTGTTCATGTTCTTGCCATTAGATAAATACATTATATTTGTAGACTTGCGAGGATTACTCGATCCAGACATATCACAGGTTCGTTTCCGTGAGACTCGTTGTCCGGTGGTGGACGGAGGATTCAAAAACAAATAATCCATCATATCATCATGATCGGGCAGGCCGTACCGGCCTCCCCGCAAAATGCCCTGCAGATCATCCGTAAATTCTGTATCAAAAGGAGGCAAATCGCCACTCGCATCAACCGGAATCGACCATCGATAACGTCTTGACATCGTCCTCCATATTTACGACAACGATCGCACGGGCGTTTACCGTTGCATTTTATTTTTCGTGTCTTGCATTCATAGCACGCACGTCCCACCGTTTGTCCTTGTTTGGGAAGACGAGACGCTACGATGAGTTGTATCGATTGGGGTTTATATCTGGGAACACCACGGATCTTCTGAACAATACGGAGAGCATTGTCCCGGTCATGGATCCTGCGGAATCGGATCGCGAGATCGCGATAGGCTCTGGCTTTCTCTCCGTCGTAATGTATCAGACCAATAATCTGTTCTGCGAATGGAAGATTGCGACACTGTCGCGCGAGACGGAAAAGAATGTCGTCTCGATCCTTGTCATGGATTTTTTCAATCGCCCGCATGGATTTTGTCATCATCGGCTGCCGACAAAATCAAATTCTCCATCCGCACATCGTGATAATCATGCGGATTTTTTTTTCTTTTTGTTTGGGGCGCGAGGGTCATCGAGGGATAATCGGAGACTAAAAAAAATCTCCATGCCGTTGATGACCTCCAAAACCGTTGCGTTATTCCTATCGTTTTCTATTCTTTCCTGTTGTTTCCAACCGAATGAGATATAGAAATGTAAGACCATAGGGACTATTCAGGGGACGTATCACTGGGCTCGTATAGTTTTCTCTCTTATTCCTTACAAGAGATCCTTCCATAGTCTGTTGCCTCTTACTGTGATCCACATGCAACTCTACCCCTCTATTAGGTAATCTC